GATACGCATTGCAGATTTCTCATCGCCTGCCCTAAGAGTCTTGTCGATGAGTTTGTCTTGTTCTTTAAGGACAGCTTGTAGGTCTTTAATCGACCCGATTGACCCCTTTAATATGTCAGACTGACCAGACTCGTTGATCTCTTTAAGAACAGTTGAAAAAATGTCCGTTAACTCTGTAGTGTTAGCCATGATCTTACCTCTCTAACTTCGGTAAAGGTCTGTTCGCAATCTGCTCTTGCAAAGATGGCATCTTGCCACCAGGGACTTGTTGTGACTTAAAGTATCTCTTGGAAAGATGTTCAGAGTATTCTTGACCTTCATCAAAGTTAATCGTGCTTCGTTCTCTTCCTTGAGTCATCTGAGCCACCTCTTCATCTGTGTATGCTCTAATAGGTGAACTCATAGATAAACTATTCATCTCGTGAACTTGCATCGCCATTTCACGAGCTTCTTGTGCTTGACGACTAAGAAATCCTTTTCTTTTCTCCATGTGCTCCATCACTTGGGATTTATATTCTTTCACCGCTTTATCGTGATTGTCCTCTTTACCCTCAATCCAATCCCAATACTCGCCCTGTAGCTCCTCTACCGATTTCTCGGCTTTGAGTTTTTCTTTCTTCTCATCATTTAAATCACCTTTATTCGCCTCCTCGATTAACCTCTCTCGATACTCCGATTCTTTCTTCTTTCGCCCTTCCCAATCCCTCTGTGCTTTTTGAACACCTTTAGGGTTCATTGAAGAAGCAATGAAGAACGCCCGACCCCATTCGTCTTCTATATCACCCTTCTTATCTTCTGCTTCGTTATAGGCGATCCAACTCTTTTGTAAATCGGTGAGGGGAAAGCTCTGTGCTGTAAAAGTCATCCCGAACCGAGATGCTTGTTTCCACTCTTCCCACAAAACACGAGACTGATGTGTATAGCAAAACGCTTCAAAGGAACTCGCAAAAGAGTGAGACTCCTTCACACAACACCAGTAATATCTTATGACTCTCGTAGTAAAACGAGGGCAAGATAGAAAGTGTTTTAAGACCTCAAACGAGACATCTTGAGAGACATCAAACCCCCCAATAGACTGCAAAGTCCTAGCCAAGATGAAAGAGCTTTTTTCGACCTCGTACTCAGCATAGTCATCACTACGATGTACATCTTCGAGCATAGGTAGTCGAAACCGAAGTGTATATCCCTTTTTAACAGAGACTACTAAGCCTTGACCACCAGTCTTAATGTAGTCGTGTATGGCTTCATGGTACTTCTTTTTCATCGTTCTCAAGATTTTCTAACTTTTGAGAAACTTCAAGGTTTTCAATACGAGCTTTCAACTGCTCTTTTTCTACCTCTGTGTCCTCAATGTTTATCTTTAAACTCTCGTCTAGTCCTTGCTCTAGCTCCTCTGATAGAAGCCCATACTGCTCGAATAACTTAGATAGTACATACTTAGACCAACTGTCCATTACTTGAACAACTGCTTCTTCTTTAGAAACCTTAACTGCTTTACCATTTGGTAATGTGTCGCCTGTCTCGATTTCTTTTAAACCACGCAAATCGAGATCACCTACTTGAATGATAGACCGAGCAAGTGTCTCTCTACGAAAGGTGTCCGCAAACTCAACAGCAGATGAACCCTCAAGTTCGGGCAACATTTTCTGTACCTCAAGCTCCTCTTTTGGAGTGAGGTGCTTGATGAAGACCTTAATACCTTTAAGGTCTACTTCTCTTTCTCTTTGACAGAGTTGAGTAAGAGGAGACATCAACTCAAAGAGTTGTGATAAATTGATTGTCATTTTATTTTCATCCTGTCCGTTTATTTGTAGAGGGTACGGCTACCCTCATAGTACCATGTTAGGCTAAAGATTATGCAGGTGCTTCAGGTGCTGGAGCTACACCTGAAGCAGACGCACCTGCTGAACGACCCGTAGCAGTAGCCGCTCTCTCATTGTACAGGAGTGAACTGTTCTGACCAAGTGTTGGATCATTACCAGTAGCCATGAACTCACCATAGGTAGAGTATAGGTCATGCACATCTGTGATCTGAGCTTCGATATTCTGCTGAATGATGCCACCATCGGCTGACATCTCACCATGATCCATCGAAGTGATCCAACAACCCTCACAATAAGTGATGAGTGCTTTGTGTATTTGTGAACCCACTGTACCAGCTTCACCCTCGGCATTAGGTACAGCACCATCTCCTAATGCATTATTTGAATTCAATCCTCCTGTCGCATTTTGCGATGAGAAATCGACATCAACAAGGCCATTGGGGCCAGTAGCAGGTGCTTCGGTGTCAGCAAGAGTTGAGAACACAAGCTGTTGCTCAATGTCGAAAGGCCATCTGTGATGTTGTAAAGTACGAACGGGTCCATCAACACCACCTGCAAAACCAAATGCTTGGTGAGCATTTGAGAGATAAAGAAGGGTACGAACAAATGAAGCACTGTGAGGGTCTGAAACACCAGGTACGAGTTCAGCAATCTGATCCCCGAAACCTACACCACGATATGGTTCTGCACCTCTTGAAGATCCAGAGATTGAGAATGAAGCAACCACACCGATCTGATATAGAAGTCCATCTGTACTTCCATAAGCAGGTGTGAGAATACGACACTTTTGAGAAACAACGGCACGAGTGTTTGGGGATGAATTGAACTTATACAGGGCAGAAGTACCTGCGATACCTGCTTGTGGGTTCATATCTTTATTATTTGCTGGCATAATGTCCTCCTAGATTGACATGAGAGCTAAGGGAAAGTTTTGTTATTCATTTATATTTGAACTATAAACGAACTATTAAAGACTATGTGAGGTTGTGTATATGTCATTTACATCAAATGAGAAATCTTATGGTGGGTATTCGTCTTTCTCTCCCATGCGTCACGCTGAACGAGAAGGCGATAAAAAAGAGAGAAACAAGAATGTACCCGCTTATGTTCATGATAAGGTAGAAGAGATCATGGAGAAGCAAAAAGATAAAGATGAGGGTAAGGCATGGGCTGTGGCGTGGTCGATTTATTGTAAATATAAGAAACCAGGATCGGATCACTGTAAAAAAGAGAAGGACGATTATTTCCCTAGTCGGAATAAAAAAGCCACATGGACAAAACAAGAGCAACGAGAGATCAGAAGAAGAACACTTAGGATCATGGGTAAATTAGATCAGCTCGTGAGTAAAGGTCTCCAACACATCACTAAGATCATTAAAGTGAACACGAATACAGAGCGTGAAGAACAACTTGTATGGCATATGTTAACCTACGGTAAGTTCCCTACCTATATGTTCAAAATATCTACCGAAGCTCGTATCTTAGGTAAGATTTCTGGCCTAATGCACCACGATAAGAAGGTGTCTGACATCACTTACCAAGAAGAGAAGGTGGCTTACAAAACACTCTATAAGATTTGTAAATACTGCCACATTTATTGGTCTAGTAAAGTGTGGTCAAAAGTATGGATTGCATCGGGCGACATTCCGATTCGTACTATTCGTGTTGAGTTTTTAACGCTTCATAATGTTGAGTTCAATGTAGAATATACAAGATTGCTTAGGTACTTATTTGATAGCTGAAATCATATAAAGTACATTCCACACCCATAAAGGAGGGGTGTACTCATATGGACAATAAGAAACTACTCGCTACGATTGAAAAGCTCAGAGAGATAAGAGTCAAAGAAGATCTTACCCCACCTGCTTGTAAGATGCTTAATACACATATGCCTAATGGTGGGGAGATAAAGCTAAGACAGTATCAGATACAAGGTGTGCTTCACCTTTTGGCAATGCCTAGATTCGTTCTAGGTGATGATACAGGACTTGGGAAAACCCTACAAGTAATCGCAACACTCGCTTATTTATGGGAAAAACGACCCGATATACCAGCAATCATCTGCACGACTAAGAGTGCTGTTGGTCAATGGGAATCCGAGTTCGATAAGTTCACTACAGGAGTAACGATCTTCAAATGCTTGGGGACTAAAAAGAAAAGAGCGAAAATCCATGCCGAGTTTAAAGAATTTGTGGGACCAAAAGCTATGGTCATGGGATATAGAACAGCAGTAAATGACTTTCAATACCTTCAAAGCATGACGGGTCATGTAATGGTCTTCGATGAAGCGACTGCTTTTAAAAATGATCGTGCTCAAGTTCACCAAGTCTGTCTACACCTTGCAGGTTCAGCAGAGCGTGTATGGTCTTTATCTGCAACCATCATTAAGAATAGACTCATGGAAGCATGGGCTATTTATAAGGTGACTGTCCCCCATATCTTTGGGAATAAAACTAACTTTATGCGTGAGTATTGTATCACTAGAGATCAAACAATACCTGGTTCTCGTAGGCGTATTAAGATTGTGGTTGGACACCGTAAGCGTGATATAGAAGCCTTTCGTGAACACATTGATCCTTACTTTTTAGGTAGACCAAAACATGAAGTCGCTAAAGAGTTACCCCCACTGACAACTAAAGTCATCCACTGTGATTTGAGTAAACCTCAAAAGAATAAGTATGCCGAAGCCCTACAAGGTCTACTTGAATACACAGACCCCGAAACTGGCGAGGTGATGGAGCGAGAAGTCACGAAACTCACAGCAGTTACAGTTTGTCAGCAAATTGTAAACCACCCTGCACTTATCGACTGCGATGGGGAATCAGGTAAACTAGAGACTCTACTTGATGTTTTAGATAATGAACTTAACGGTGAAAAAGTGATTATCTTCTCTCGATTTAGGGGCATGATAGATATTCTTGAGGCAGAACTAGAAGCAAAGAAGATTAAAACCGTTCGTATCACTGGTACAGAGAATGGTAATCAGCGTATGGCTAGTCAAAAGGCATTTCAAGATGAGAAAGATGAGACTAAAGTTTGTCTCATTACAATGGCGGCGGCTGAAGGTATTAATCTCCAACTCGCTAAAGCGGTTGTCTTTTATGACACCCCTTGGAGTGCTGGTGATTACTTGCAGATCATTGGTCGTATGATTCGTATTGGATCAATTCACGAGAAGGTATTCAGTTATCATATCTGTGCTCCTAAGACCATTGATGAGCGTGTAATGAAAACCCTAAAGGCTAAGATGGGTTTGATTGAAGCTGTCTTAGGAAAGCGTCTTAAAGAGGATGGGGAAGAAGACTCAATTCTTGAAGTCGGTCAATCCGAGATTGCTGATCTCTTTGATGGTCTACTTGACGATGCGAGGGACATTATAAAAGTTAAGTAATCTGTTCTTTATTGATCTCTTATTCATATAAGGTGTAGCAAAGGAGTCATTATGGATAAATGTAAAAAATGTGGTGGTGTAGGCTACACACAAAAAGATAATGGACACATGGGTATGCCTCAAGCTATCCAATGCGATTGTGTTATTGATAAAGCCCTAGATGAACAAGCAGAGAGGGCATGGACACATTTAAGCGTAGCTCCCATTCGCAAGCGTTCTATGCTTAACGGTAAGGTTTCTAAGAACCTTGTCATCACAGCCACTACAGATCAGTTGAGATTACATCTTAGATCTGCGTTAGGAAATCTTAGGAATCCTAATGTGTTTGTCAAAGTCATTGGGGATCACACGCTCATGTCTTCTTGGCTAGGGTCTATGATGATTCAAGGGAAAGACATAGCAGACCCAGACTTTCAGAGAGACTTAAAAGTTTACTCTTTGGATGACCTTGCTGAAGCACCGTATCTCATGGTGATAAGGCTTGGTACAAAAGTAGCACGAAATGCGGCTATGTCTGAGGTCGTTGTTGAAACGATTGAGATTCGAGAACATTTGAAGAAACCTACTTGGCTTATCATTGATCCCGACAAACCACTTGAGGAAGGGCATATTGCATGGAGTCAATTATTAGAGGACACGATTCACCCTTGGGATCGTATAAACCTTAATGAAAATACTTCCTCAAGTCGTACCCGAACTTCAAAGAAAAGCGTATCTAATATGGGGCAACATAAGCGAGTGAAACTATGAGTGATATTTTAAGAAGCATACTCCCAGATGAGCCAAGAGGTGATGACCCTAAGCTCATGTTTCAAAACTACTGTTCTCTTAAGGAGTCTGTCTTACGCTTTGACTTACCCTCAGAAGTCAATGTGTTCGAGTATGTTGAGGACTTCACTCTCAAGCATGGTCATTTACCTTCGCAACAGGGAGTTAGAGAATACTTTGAAGAGAATCAATCCTTTGATGAAGCAGATCGTATTCAACAGATCGCTAACCGACCAGTCTCTTATCGAGGTGACTTTGTATCCCTAATCGAAAGACGAGTTGAAGAAGGTCGGATGACTAAGTTAGCTTCTGTTATGGCTGACGCTAAAGTCATCGCTCGTACAGGGCTTGAGGTTAAAGAAGGTCGGACAAAGAAGATCATTAAGGGTTCAAGGGATGCGGGGAACTTCCTACTCAATGAGATTGCTAAGATAAACACCCCTACCTTTGGCTCTCGTATCGGGGGAGAAATCTTAGGTGATGGTGAAGACTTTTGGAATGAGTATGAACGCACTTGTAATAAACAAACTGACATCCTCCCACAAACAGGGCTATCTATTATTGATAATGCTATCGGTGGGTTCAAGAGAAAAGAACTATACATCATGGCGGCTTTTACAGGTCACCTTAAATCTACCTCAAGTTTAAATTGGGTTTACAATCAGTCTGTCTATGGAGGGACTGATACACTGTATTTCTCTCTTGAAATGCACTATACTCAATGTAGACGCATCATCTATGTCTATCATTCTATGCACCCTAAGTTCCGAGATAAGCGTATCGCTTTGGGTATACAGCAGGGTCAAACAGATGCAGGTATTGATCCAGACAAGATCAAAAAGGGAACACTTACAGAAGATGAGCGTTCTTACATGAGAGATGTCATTGAAGATCTCGACAACGGTATGAAACAAGGAAATTATGGGTCAATCCACATTGAGGTTGCCGATCCCGATGTTCTTGACTTCACAGTTGAAAACATCCGTACTAGAGCCGAGCTACTTTATCAAAAGGCCCCTTTCAAGATGATGGTGGTAGACCATGCTTTATTGGTCTCCCCTCGTAAGTGGGTAGCGTCCACTACGGATCGGTTAAATGAGGTCATCAGAGATCTTAAAAAGACATCTCTTGGATTTAATCGTGGTGAAGGTATTCCTGTCTTATGTCTGTTTCAGATCAGTCGTGAGGGTTATAAGTCAGCCGAGAAAAACGGTGGGTCTTACAACCTCACTCACTTGAGTTATGCAAATGAAGCAGAGCGTTCTGCTGATCTTGTGATCTCAAGTTGGTATGGTGATGATAAGCGTGAGAACAGTTTGGTTAAATACCAATGCCTCAAGTCTCGTGACCAAGCCCCCTTTGAAGAGTTTGACGCACAAATCGCTTGGCCTTATGGTCGTATCCTCGATATGCCTTTACAGTTCCAAACGAACACCTCTTATAAGAGCAAAGGTAAAAAGACTGAAGTGTTTGACGATCCTTTAGACGCTCTCATGGATCTGTAATGTTCTTTGAAATCGACAAACCTAAACTCCCACCCCTCAAGGAGCTGAACCTATTAGATAAGAACAACGAGTTCTCGATTCCGTCCGACCTGTGGGCTTCTATCTTAGACCAATACACGAAGCAAGAAATCATCGAGCATTTTTCGGATCTTATTGAGAACACTCCTGTGCCTTTCCCCTATAGAGTCTACGGTCTTGGAAATGTCCGTAAGGACTACCTAGAGCTTTGCTCTGATACAGTGAAATGGGAAGAAGAAAGATGGGAGGCACTAAGGACACCTAAAGACCTTCCTATGCTCTATAAGGACAGGCCGATACACCTCGATTACATAAGTAAAAAAGGACTGTCTGTGTCGGATATGTTCACACAAGAAATACGAATGGAGTGTGGACATAAGTCAAGCCCATCGCCCACTCGACAATGGGATCGGGTTGGATATAAATCAAAAGTTAGACCCATCTTAAAAGTCTTGATGGGATTGAACTTAAGTAGAACACTGAGGAGTGGTGTGTATAAGACTGCCATGTTTGATTGCCTCCGACTTGGTAGGTACATGGCGAGTCAGTTTAAGCCCTCTTGTGCTAAAGCTATCTACGATTTCTTTGGTGCAAAGAAAGTGTTAGACTTCAGTGCTGGTTGGGGTGATAGGCTGGTTGGCTTTCATGCCTCTGATGCCGAGTCTTACATCGGCATAGATCCAAATACTAGACTCCACATTCAGTATAAAAAGATCTCCTCATTCTGTAACACCGATAAGGAGGTTAGGTTCATCTGCTCTCCTGCTGAAGATGCAGACTTATCTGATGTTAAAGTAGACTTCATTTTTACAAGCCCTCCTTATTTTGATACCGAGAGATATAGCCAAGAAGGAACTCAGTCGTGGAAGAGATACCCGACAATGAATGGATGGTTGAGTGGATTTCTTTACCCTACCCTCAATAAGAGTTGGGAAGCGTTAGAGGAAGGGGGTCGGATAGCAATCAATATAACTGATGTTCTTGATGGGAGTCATTACTTAGAAATCATCAAACCGATGATTGAGTACATGGAGGGCTTAGGTGCTACTTATGAAGGAGTAGTCGGATATAGGACGAAAAAGAGACCAGGCGAAAATCAAGGGATTGTTGGAGGGAGCGTGTTCTGCGAACCTATCTTCATTTGGTCTAAGGGGGAAGCTCTCGAACCTAAGTGGCATCAAGATAACTACTTCGGAGTTTGACTATGAGACTCATTTATACTGTAGCCTTTATAAGTACAATACCTGTAAAGAACGCAGGGAAAGCCTGCCTCAATGCAGTCAATCTTTAGGAGAATGAATGTTTTTTGATTATGAAAAAAAAGCCAAAGATAAGATAGACGAATATGAGGTTGTAAGAGGACAAGAGATCTTCATACAACCTCATCAGTGGTCAGAGATGCTTGATAAGTTTACTCGTGATGAGATCATCACTTACTTATCAACTAAGATCGAAGGGATACCATTCCCATATACTAAATATACTCCTCAAGAGGTGCATCGTGATTGGTTAGATGTTCAGTCCGACTATATGACACCAGTGGCAGGAGAGTGGGGATTACCTCGATGTCAGTTAGAGGATGCTCATACTTACAAAGGTAGGTATCTTTACTTCGCACCTAATAACAAAGGACTCAAAGTCTCTAATCAGTTCACCGAGTTCGCAAGAGTATTAGTAGACCATCGAGAATATAAAAGTGCCATGACTCAATGGACTCGAATAGGTATGAAGGGCGATAAGAGATACTTCCTTAGACCCTTTTTCACCCTATACGACAGGTCTAAAGGGGTTAATAGGAAAATGCTCTTTAACGCTATAAATATGTCTTATTACATACCTGCTCAGTTCAAACCAACACTCTCCAAAGCCATGTATAACTTCTTCGGGGCAAAGAAGGTCTTAGATTTCTCTATGGGATGGGGTGATAGGCTAGTTGGTTTCCTCGCTTCTGACGCTCTGTCGTATGTTGGTATTGACCCTAATACAAAACTCCATGAGCCTTATGGACAAATAGATTCGTACTGTAATGCAAACAAAGAAACTAAGTTCATTTGTTCTCCAGCTGAGGATGCTGACCTAACTGATGTTAAAGTAGACTTTATCTTCACAAGCCCTCCTTACTTTGATACCGAGAAGTATAGCCAAGAAGATACTCAGAGTTGGAAGAGATACCCCAAAACAGATGACTGGCTCAATGGATTTCTTTACCCGACACTCAAGAAATGTTGGGAGGTATTAGAAGACGGAGGACGGATCTGCGTCAATATCTCAGACAAGGTTTATGGTGATATACGAGTATGCCAACCCATGATTGAATACATGGAGTCATTAGGTGCTACTTACGAGGGAGTGATTGGTTATAGGATGTCCAAGAGACCAGGAAATCACCATTCATTGAACGAGGATCTGTCTAAGGTAAGTGTTTTTTGCGAACCTATTTTCATTTGGAGTAAGGGAGAAGCCCCCGAACCTAAATGGAATCAAGATAACTTCTTTGGGGTATAATCCTATAAGGGTCTTGAAAGGATTTAAGTATGTTCTTTGATTATGAAAAAACCAAAAAAGAGAACCTTGAAGAGTATGAGGTTTTGAGAGGGAATGAGATCTTTATCCCACCCCATCAGTGGCTAGAGATGGTAGATAGTTTTAGTAGAGATGAGATCACTGATTATCTGTCTGCAAAGATTGAAGATTTACCTTACCCCTTCACTAAGTACACACCACAAGAGATCAAGAAAGATTGGTTAGAGGTTCAGTCCGATTACATGATCCCGATTGAGGGTGCTTGGGGATTGCCACGATGTCAGTTAGACGAAGACCATACTTACAAAGGTAGGTATATTTACTTCGCACCTAATAACAAAGGACTCAAAGTCTCTAATCAATATAGTGAACCTATGCGTTTAGAGGTAGACCATAAGCAGTTCCCAAGTGCAATGAGACAATGGACACGAACTAACCTCAAGTCCAAAAAGAGAGCGTTCCTTAGACCTTTATGGACATTGTATGATCCGTCAAAAGGTGTGAACAGCAAGATACTTGTAAACGCTATCGGTATGTCTGGTTATATCCCAGCACAGTTCAAACCTACTTTAGCTAAGGCGATGTATAACTTCTTCGGGGCTAAAAGAGTATTGGATTTCTCTATGGGATGGGGCGATAGATTAGTTGGATTCCTATCTTCTGATGCCGAGTCCTATGTAGGATTAGACCCTAATACAAAACTCCATGAGCCTTATCAGAAGATCGCTGATTATTGTTCTACGAGTAAGACCACTAGGTTCATCTGCTCTCCTGCCGAAGATGCAGACCTGTCTGATGTTAAAGTAGACTTCGTTTTCACGAGTCCACCTTATTTCGACACCGAGAAATATAGTCAGGAGGAGACTCAATCATGGAAGCGTTATCCAGAGACTGATGATTGGCTGAATGGGTTTCTTTACCCAACCCTCAAGAAATGTTGGGATTGCTTAGAAGAGGGAGGGAGGATATGCGTAAACATCTCTGATAAAGTCAGAGGAAACATACGAGTGTGTCAGCCCATGATTGAGTATATGGAGTCATTAGGTGCTACTTATGAAGGCGTGATTGGTTATCGGATGGCAAAGAGGCCAGGAAACCACCACTCTTTAAATGATGAGTTGTCCAAGATGGATGTTTTCTGTGAGCCGATTTTCATTTGGAGTAAGGGAGAAGCCCCCGAACCTAAATGGAATCAAGATACTTACTTTGGGGTGTGTGAGGTCGGTCATGTGGGGAAACCTTGATGTATCTAACTTAGATGTATTGACTCCATACATCGAGTCTGCTTTAGAGAGAAATCTCCTGTATTACAATCTCAACCCTTTTGAATTCCTAGCCTTTAAAACAAAAGGCAACTTGTTCAAGATTGAAAACAATACCTTACATTTTGGTTGGCATGGTGTAATCGGAGCGAGGTTCTTAAAGCTCTACTTCCCCCCTATTCACTTATACGGTGATGAAGAGATTGAAAGGGAATCTGTTTTAAAAGCTACAAATGAGGGATGCTCTTTGTGGATCGAAAAGGAGCACTCGAAGGCTTTAGGTGTCAAAGCCAAAACTATCTCGGAGTATCGAGGAGCTTATCAGCCCATATACCATAGAGACTATCAACTAGCGGGTAAGAAATATAAAAATATGAGGAGAGATAGAAATATCCTCCATTCTCTCATTGAGAGTGGTGAGTTAGAGTTTGTATTTGACTACCCCTTAAAAGGTCTTACAGGACTCAATAATGCTTGGCTAAGTCAGACTGGTCGTAAAAGGTCTGTGTTTGACTTTTGTCTTCAGAACGAAAAGCACCTCACACACAGGATCAAAAACCTAACCCTACTTAACAGAGATGGTGAGCCTATCACATCCTCTCTGTACGCTATATATTCACCAGATAAATGGCATTGTATAGGTGCGATCTCGGACTATGGGAAGATACCTATTGGTGGGTTGCAAAGACAGTCTGATCTGTATCTGTTTGAGTTGGAGGAAAAAGTCAACTTAGTGATGGTTGGTGGGTATAGCTATAAAGAGCTGAAGTTCTCTAAATTGGCATTACCACACAGTGTTTATAGGTTAGGCACACTACCTTCCAATATAACTGTGACCAAAGATATATGGGAGTCCTTTAGACCGAAGCCTCAGACCTATTTTGGAGTGTGAAATGTGGAACTACCTAACCCCCAAAGACTTTGAGACATTGATACCTTACTTAAAGAGTGCAATACAACGAGGGTGGAAGTATTACGATCTCTGTGTGATAGATCGTATGTGGTGTTATAATAATCAAATCCTCTTCAAGATAGAGAACGACATATTATATGTGTCTAGGTTGCACCGCTTCATTAATAACTTAATCCATAAGATGCAGTTCCCTCCAATCCACTTGTACGGTGATGAGGAACTTGAAAAGAAAGCCTTGCTAGGAGCTTTGGAAATAGGTGTGTCCGTAAACGCCACAAAGCAAGTCGCAAAAGACCTCGGATTAAAATACACCTTAATGAGTCAATGGGATGGTGGGTGTGAAGTGGTCTATACAAAAGACCATCTCAAAATGGACGGTAAAAAATATGCAAAGCGAAGAGGTGAGTTAAACAAAATCAAAAGGTTGATTTCTAGCGGTCAACTCATGGTCAAACTCGATAGTGATTTAGATTCTTTGTACGGTCTGTTTCAAACATGGAAAAGGCAACAAGGGTACAAAACAGGGATGTATGAATACCTCCTTAAAAACAAAGAATACTTACCCTACTTAAAAGTCTTTAGTGTGCGTAACTCTGATAAGGTAGTGTTTGCATCTGTGTTCCTAAACATCGACAAATCGACTTGGATTTCCCCTTGCTCAATGACGGATTATGAAAATACAGTTAGTGGGTTTCAAAGACTCTCTAAGATCCTCCTGTTAGATATGCAGGAAGATTTAGAAACGATCATCGAAGGTGGGTGGGTCACAGAAGAAATCAAAAGAGGAAAGACATTGATCCCTCACGAGATATGGAGGATCGCTAAAATCATAAGCCCCAAAAAGCTCTCGAAGATTGAGTGGGAGAGTTTTAAGCCAAAACCGAATACCTACTTTGGAGTTTAATATGTTATTTGAAACAACATTCAACGCTGAGAGTTTCTACAAGAAGTTTACACCAATCTTAAAAGAGATCTCTGTACCAGAAAACTTAGTGCCGTTTGCAGAGTGCTTATCCGAGTATCACGAACTAGACTTAGATATTTCCGTTGAGCCTAAAGTATTTGTAGATCCACAAGATGGTGGCGACCAAAAAAAAGCCATCGTTCTTTTATCTGGAGGGATTGATAGTGCTTGGTGTCTCTTATGGGCTTTAGAACAAGGTCTGAATCCACAACCTTTATTTGTGGATGGGCTGAACGCTTCTCAAAACTCTCGTGAGCGTAAAGCTGTCCAAGTCTTATGTGATAAGCTAGACCTGCCCCTCATCACATATAAACACCCAACCCATCTCAAAAAGCTACATAAAGATCCGTCTAATATATTCAAGATACCAGAGAGCTTTGTGAAACTACAGTATGCTCTGATGGCAATCAAAGATGACATACGAAAAGAGGGCATAGCAGGGGTCATTGTCACCTGCCCTACTAACCAACCCGAATACATTGACCCTACTGCACCTAAGAAAGAAAATGGGGAACCGCTGACATGGTTTCAAGACTCAGAAGAGTCTATGGAAACTTTCTTACCGTTCCTCTCCGATTATATTGGGTGGGGTTTTAAAGGATACTACCCTGTCACCATGAAAGAGCAGAAGATAAAAGCTCTAATGGACAAAGGGATCTTTGAAGATACCTGCTCGTGCGTATGCAATCCTATGTTCTTTTCGGGTCATCGTAAGAGATCAAAACCCAAGTATTCCAATATGTGCGGCGTGTGTTGGAAGTGCAAAGAAAACCTAGCTTTCATCAGTAAACTTAACCGAGATGATGAAGTCGTTGAAGATGAGATGCCAGAAGAGCCTCAAATGAAACCTTGGCAAAAAGGATATGAGTTAGATTATCTTAAAAGCGTAGAGGGTCAGTTCAACGCTTTTAATGACCTGTGTATTTCCCCATTCCTACAGATGAAAAAAAATAAAGTCGCAGACCACTTACACGATGGCACTTTAATCCTTAAAGACGGATTTAGGTGCATCCTTAAAAAGTCTAAAACTAGAACGAGTATAAAAGTGTACTCGAATAGGGATCACACCCTCGCTTATAAAGATGTAGGCGAGTTCGCTATGGGTAAGTTAGTCATTGATGATGTGAGTGAGTTTAAAGAATACTGCGATAAGATTGATCAGAACATTTGGGTCATCAGCTTTGACTCGATTGAGAAAGATCTTCTCTCATGCGGGTTTGTTAAGCTAGGATATAAATACACCTCCTTTGGTGATGATCTCACTGTGTTCCTTTTGCAAAAGCAAATCGACTTTTTCGGTACGAACACAAATAGACTAATCTTTAATGACCCTTTAGAAAGAGCTACCTGTGTGAAACTCGACTCCAACTTTGAGGTTGAGTCCATCGCAGATAAGTTAGCCGCTTACGAATTTAAGAAGCACTACTCCAACTACAATAGTGGTGGGTGGTCAGCTATCAGTCTAAGAGGGTTTAGCGATGACCCCTCCTTCATTATCAAACCAGAAGAGATGAATGATAAATGGACGGAGCAAAACTCAGAGACAGATTTCTATCTGAGAGACACCGAAGCGTATGAATATTTTAGCGAGGTAAGGGAGATCATAAACACAGTCGCCCCAAACCAAAAGATCGAGAGGGTGAGAATAATGAAGCTCTCTGAAGGATCTGAGATTAAAAAGCATACTGATCTAGTAGATCCAGATTGTGGTGTCGGGGTAGGAGAAACAGCAAGGTTTCATGTGCCGATTAAAACAAAAGATGCTGTCTTTGAGGTATGGGGACAAAATGGTAAAGAGTCATTCTCTTTAGAGAAGGGTTCTCTATGGTATCTCGACACAAGAAAACCACACCGAGTCATTAACCCAACCAGCGATAGATACCATCTTGTTTTTGATGTCTTTGTTGATCAAGAAATAAGAGAACTTATCAAGAGATGCTTAAATGTTCTTTGAATATAAGACTGAACTTAACTCACTAGACGACATTGAATATATTAAAGATGGCTATCTTCACATACGCCCTAACGAATGGAGTATGCTTCGTGAGAAATATACTAAGGAAGATATCAAAGACCATATCGCACCCATCGTTGAGTCTTTACCTTATCCTTACTCTGAGTACACAACGGAGTCTGCAAAGAAGGACTTCATAAGCCTCAAAGCGAAAAAAGAGCCATTCGTATTTGATGAATGGGTAGCACCACGCCAAGCTACTCCCCTAGAGACTACTTATCTAGGTAAGCACATTTACCTCAACAGCTATTACAAAGGTAAAGAGGTGTCTAACCTGTTCACTCAAGAACAGAGGATGAAATGTAGCTATCGCACACAAGGTAACTCACCTTATGACGAATGGGTCAACGCTAGTAAGAATAACTCGTTCCTACGATGCTTCTTCGGTATCTGTGAAAATGACATTTATGAGAGGGGTGGGGTCAATAAACAAACCCTTAGAAGAGCATTGAAGATGCACACATATATGGCTAGTCAGTTCAAAGCTGAGTCTGCTAAAGCTCTCTATGATCTGTTCCAATCTAAAAGCGTCTTAGATTTCTCAGCAGGTTGGGGTGATAGGTTAGTAGGCTTCCTAGCTTCAAATGCCGACTCCTATATTGGGATTGATCCTAATACTAAGCTCCATGAACCATATCAGCAAATCGTCAACCTCTGTGATACAGGTAAAGAGGTTAGGTTTATTTGCTCACCTGCTGAAAATGCTGACCTCTCTGATGTCAAAGTAGACTTTATCTTTACGAGCCCACCATACTTTGACATCGAAAGGTACAGTACAGAGTCCACACAATCATGGAAGCGATACCCAGACCTTAAGGATTGGGTCAATGATTTCTTACTCGCTACCCTCACCAAGTGCTGGTCTGCACTTAAAGATGGTGGCCGGATAGCCATCAACATTGCGGATAAAAAAGGAGAGGACATCTGCACTCCTATGCTTGAACACATGAAGAATTTAGGGGCTACATATGAAGGGGTGATAGGATATCGAATGTCTGAGCGTGGTGGTCAGAAAACAGATTGCCCTACTTGTGAGCCGATCTTTATTTGGAGTAAGGGTTTAACACCCGAACCTAAATGGAATTATAATGAGTATTTTTTTTGAAGAGGTGTTATGCAGTTATTTAACTACAAAAAAATAGGAGGTCAGACCCTTAAATCAAAAGTGGTCTTAGATCCTGTCGTTGAAAAAGTAGCAAGTGAGTCCGACTATAAGTTCAATGGTGAAACTTCATTTGTTGTACCTGAGTTTGATGTTCCTCCCGACTTCACATTAGGAGTGATATATGGGCCGAGTGGTTCGGGTAAGTCTACCCTCTTAAAAGAATTCGGAGAAGAAGCTGTTGGAGCATGGGATCAATCTTTAGCTATAGCTTCTCAAGTAGACCCAAACCTACTCTTGAGACTCGGATTATCGTCTATCCCCTCTCTTTGCAGACCATATCATGTCTTAAGCACAGGTGAGAAACATAGAGCTGATATAGCTAAAAACCTAACAAATGGATGTGTCATAGATGAGTTCACTTCTGTGTGTAATCGAGACTTCGCTCAATCAATCTCTGTGGGACTGAGGAAAGTCATAGATCATTACGGATATAAAAATGTGGTCATCGCTACCTGCCACGAAGATGTCATAAATTGGTTAGAACCAGATTGGGTTGCTAACACATTAACGAGGCGGCTCGTAGAAGGGAGGTCGGAAAGGCGATCTTCAACTTTTAGAGTTCTACCTTGCTCAGTCGAAGTCTGGTCAATCTTCAGCGACCATCATTATCTGAGTGGAGATCTCAACAAGGGTGCTCATTGTTGGCTACTCATCAACGAAAATAATACAATCTGTGGCTTCATGTCTGCGATTGCATTACCAGGAGGGAATGTACGCAATGCTTGGAGAACACATCGAACAGTAATCTTACCCGACTTTCAAGGTATGGGATTAGGGTCAAGACTGTCTAATGCTATAGCTAAGATGTACTACGATAAAGGATGTCGATTCTTCGGTAAAACTGCACACCCAAAGCTCGGTGAACATCGAAACAACTCTGAACTATGGAAACCCACAAGGAATAATAGAGTCAGCAACAAGAGTATGTCCTATGAAAAAATGAAGGACTCCAAATACTCTAAAAAGTTTCTGCAAAAGCACAACAATAGAGTATGTTATGCACATGAATATATTGGCGATGGAACTATGAACTTGAAAGGTCAAGAGCCAAAAAAAGAGCATACTCCATTCTTTTGATTTCTTATAACCATAGTGAGGAGTGAGACTATGAGTTTAGAAGAACTACTAAAAAGAAATCGGGTGCAACTGCAAAAGAAGCAGGGCGACTATCTGTACTTCATCCAGTCAAGCAAAACAGGGATGATAAAGATAGGTCGATCTAAACACCCTAAGAAGAGACTCAAACAACTTCAAACAGGGAACTCAAATACGCTCCGTATTATCGCCTCATTTGAAGGTTTAGGGTGGAGGGAACCCCACCTACACGAAGACCTCAAAAAGTGGCGTATACGCCAAAATGGAGAGTGGTTTCACCATGATTGTGTCGGGTCGATCCCTACTGATCTATATGAGATGATCGAATGGGGAGCGTTTGATGACTGGTGGAAACCTTAACGAGTAAAAAGAAACTATTAACAATGATCCTCTTCTATTAAAGGTTGCGAATCTATCTTTCTCAACATCTCCTTTGGGTCAAGCTCATCAACAGAAGAATTATTCTGCGAGATTGACCCACAAGAGAAAAGAAAAAAGAGGAATAAAGAAAAAAGAAGTCTCATGTGTTGTACCCTAACTTATTATCAATATCTCTAAAAAAGGGTATAAAGAAACTACAAATCCTCGTCATATTCCTGTTGAGCGAGGATTAAGCCTCTTTTACTTCAATCTCTTTATGGTCATAGATAACTTGGAAAGTCATCTTATGAACATAATTTTCAACCCCAAAAAGTTGAAGTTTTCTGGGTCTATCCATCGTACACTTAACCTCAACTATTAGATCCCCAGCAAGATTAATAGATCGATACCCAAGAACTTTAATGTCTAAGTCGTCTGGTGTGTCTTCGGGAATATCAAAATCAAAAAAACCCTCGATGCCCAAGAAAAAGTCATATAAAGCGTCTTCTACCCAGTTTGATCTAACTCTTGACCCCGATAGTTTGCTTAAATCTTTTGCTATCGTGGTGGATAGGCTCTTGAGGGTTTCTTCCCGACTTGATTGTTTTTCAAGTCTAGCGATTCTTGACTCAAGGTTACGGATAATTTCACTAGCTGATCTTCTCATGGTTTACTCCAGTGGTTTAAGGTTAATGAGATCACTTATGAGAAGATATAAAGAAACTACAAATCAATCCTCGTCATATTCCTGTTGAGCGAGGATTAACATACCCTTAGAGACAGCGTGAAGCGGGTCAGAAGCATGACGAACCTCTGAGATCTCGATAGGGGAACGCTTTTTCTTAGTCTCAAAGACCTCCCTAAAGTTATTATTTTTTAACCAACAATGACAGTGTTAGGTCGATCAACCATGTTTGTTTGATACCTGTCCATTAACTCCGCATCAGTATCGAGGATGGCTTTGTTAATTTCTACTTCAACGCAAAAATGCACTTTGCTTGACGAGATTGTCTTTACATTAGAGACAATACCCATTTGCCGAAGGTTTACCATATCAGACATGAAAGAGGAAACTGCTGATTTTAGAGTAGATGGATAAAGGTGCGTGAAGCAATACTCATTAGCATGGGAGTTAAAATTCATTAAAATAACACATTCATCTCCGTCAATTATTCTGGTATTGTATGCCGCAGTTTTACTTTTACCTTCAAGTCGTGCGATCCTAGACTCAAGATTTCTGATTACTTCACTAGCTGATCTTTTCATTATAGTTCTCCATTTTGTTAAGGTTAAAGAGATCACTTAAGACCAATTATAAATAAACTATTAACCTTGACAGCTCAATCCTCGTCATATTCCTGTTGAGCGAGGATTAACATACCCTTAGAGACAGCATGGAGAGGGTCTGACGCATGACGAACCTCTGAGATCTCGATAGGGAAACGCTTTTTCTTAGTCTCAAAGACCTCCCTAAAGAAGTCCATGAATCCACCTGCGAGACTTGTACCACCACCCACTACGATTGGAATGGGTTTGTTAAGGGTGAGGTGTCCACCTTTCATCACAAACTGCTGTGCGATGTTATCTAAAGCGTGTTCAATAAGAGCCTTATAATAGAACGAGATCGCTTCTTCTTCTCTATTCTTAGGTGCTTTAAGGTCAATGCCCTTCTCTTTTACCGCACACATTTTAGAAGCTGTTGCACCTACTGATCGAGCCGCTCCTTGATCAATCCAATCACCACCACGAGCAACGGAGAAGGATAACCCCTCAATGGTGCTGATAGCGAGAGCGATATTGGTCATACCAGAACCGAAACTAATCCCGACACCAGAAAAACCTTCCTTTGCAGTCTCTGCGAAGACGATAGCCATAGCTTCGTTGGCGGGGTGTGCAGTATATCCACATTCTTGAACGATGCGAGTGAATACACCCTTATGATAAACAACATCCATATTAGCGTCCACAGGAGCCGCAGGGATTGAGAAATAACAATGCTCTCCCTCATGGCTAGGGTCACCGAGAACATCTTTGACCATATGTCCGAGAACGGTAAGGGAGTCGATCTCATCAGCAGAGATAAGACCTGCTTTAAGGGGTCTACGACCTTCTCTACCGAACATATTAGCTACTTCCATAGCTTCATCCCCAAGTACAAGTAGATTGTCGTCAGCTTCGATGTATGACACCGAGCCGAGTTTGAGCATCTTTTTAGCCGAAGATGGGAGATCAATAAAGAGGTCACGCATCCTTCTTAGAGTTACTTCATTTTTCTTAGCACCACTCATGCGAGCAGACACCAAGTTCATAGTTCCAATGTCAAGTCCTACACCTTTACTCATTGTTTATTTGCCTTTCTTAATGCTTTCAAAGCAGAGAGAGCATCCGAGAGTTCTTCAGAACCTTCGGATTTTGTTTCATTCGCCAGAGACTCTGAGGAGGCTATGGTCTTATTAGAGATAATGTTAGATGGGATAAAGGTCAATCCTTCATCGGCTGTTGTGTTCATATTACCCATAGGTTGATTGCTTTGAGCGTTATTGTTCACGACAACCTGTTGAGTGGGCATCTGTTTAGCGACAGCTTCAGCGATAGCTTCGGGAGAGATCATTGTCCCTAACTGTTGGATAAGGATATTAGCAAGAGCGTTCATGTCTAATTGTGGTTGCTCTGTTTGTTTCTCTACAATCACTTCCTTTTCTACTATCACTTCCTTTTCGACTATCACTTCCTTTTCGACTATCTTCTCAACCACTACAGGTCTTACTTCTTTAACTACCTTTGACTCATGAATGATTTTAAATCTGTTATTGCTGTTTACCCCTAGTCGAGAGGGAGATGGATTGCCTTTAACCTTGAGAGCGATCAATCCTGTGTTGACTAAAGTCTTTAGTTCTTGGTTTGAGTCATATTGGGATTTAGTGCAATCAAAGGTCTGCCCTTGTTTGAACTTGAGTCGAAGACTCTTAATCTCTATATCTTTAAGGCACTGTGCTACATAAATCATTGTTCGCCCTTGCTCATACTTTTAGTAAGAAAGAAAGTAGCCTTTCGTATAGCTTTTATTCTACCCTTCTCAATCCCTTGCTCGATGAAGTTAAACTTATAAACTGATGGGTGTATCCATTTGTTTTCTGTTCTAAGAGGAAGATTTCTGAAAACTACTTCACCTGTTTTTGTCTTAATAGGTACGACCTTCCTTTCCATGTTAGAGTTACGAGTCAACCACCTCATTTCATAAGGATCTTTGCGTTCAAGATACTTTTTGACCCATTGCCACTCTGACTTGATCTTGATCGCCCCCCCTTTAGATATCTCATAATAAAAGGAGTCTAGGAAATCTTTGGTGCGAGGAATACCACTGCCGAGTCCTGATGCTCTTTTCGCTTCCTCTTTGATTGCCTTTATTATCTCATCCCCGAAGATCTCTATGACCTTTTTAGAGATGTCTTTGCCTCTTAGGTCAACATTCTGGAACTGATTTTTACGCACCTTATAAGTACGGAGATCCCAAGGTCTATTTGGATCTCTGTTCTTTGGTGGGTTTCTTCGTGCTCGTCTAGGGTCAAACTTCATATCTACACCTCCTCCTCCTGTAGTGTGGATATAAACAACTTACAATAGTCTATTTATATTTGGTTTTTTGATAAAAACCCCTCCCTTATTAAAAGTAAGGACGGACAGATGTTCACTTTAAGGATCAAAGCATGAGTGGAGATAGTAAACCCCCCGAAGAAATAGACCCTATAGAAACAGAGATTAATCTCATCAATGAACTTATAGGAGATAATATAATTATAGTACTCCATCAAAATGGTATGACTATTATGATGGATGAGGACATAGAATATAGGGCTGAAGAGCAACTGAAGATGTTTAGTCGTTTATATGTAGCCGCTAACCCCAGCTTTGTGTTGAGACTCTTTTTGATGCTTGAGGTGGGGATGCTTCTCGCATGGGACTACCTAGAAGATTCCTTCAATAAATATATTAAAAGATAATCTTATCCCCTCCTAAATTGTATAAGGTAAGTGTTCACATTAACCACAATGGAGGTCGCACATGAGCGATAAATGGAAAGCAGGACCTGAAGTCCAAGAGCAGATTAATCATCTCATCGGAAACGCACACCCACACTTGGCTGACATCATGAATGACATTGTAGTCATCTTTAAAGAGAAGTGTTCACGCAAGGGTGGTCGCCCTATTCTCGGTAAGACCTCAAAAGCACCAGGGATCTTGTCTGTCCTTGGGGATCACGCATACGAGTTTGTCATTGAGCTTGGGGCAGACTGTTGGAACAACCTTAAAGAGAATGAGCGTATGGCTCTACTTGACCATCTTCTCTGCTTCATCGGAGGTGAAGAAGACGAGAAATCGGGTGAGATGAAGTATTATCTCTCGACTCCCGATGTCTTTTATTTCTCTGAGGAAGTTGCTCGTAATGGGAGTTGGCGTGAGGAGATCCTACCCGATGGTGTACCCGAAGAGGGTTCAGACGCACCTTTGTTAGACCCTATCGGTTAAAGGTCTAACCACCTTTTGAGTTCATTGCGATAGTTCTCACCCTTGTTGATGTAGTGGCTAACGATTTCATTAGACATGAACCTCATGTGGCATCCGATTGTCCAACGAAGATCACCCTTTCGATCAATCGAAGCATTTTCAAGTGTCAACATGAAATGGGGATCTTCAGACCCATCAAGAAGTGTTCCTGACTGTAGCACTCGCCGATAATCCCCACCGCTCAGTTTAAATGCCTTTCGTCTAGGGTCAAACTTTACATACTTTGGGAAAGTCTTATCAAAGGATTCTGATACGGTACCATCAGTATCGAGCTTATGTAGTGATGAAAGAATCTTCATAATATCTACAACTTCGTCATACAACTCGATATACAACTCTTGGGTAGGGGTGGTTTCTTCTTCTTGTCCAAAGTAATCATCTTTAAAAATCTTTGAGTCATCTTCATAGTATGATCTCTCTGCGTCATACATATTAGAGTCAAAATAACCTTGTGGGTATCCTGCTGTCCTTTGGTTTTCAAGACGAGCGATTCTTGACTCAAGGTTTCTGATTACTTCTGATGCTGATCTTCTCATGGGCTGTTCCTTTCATATAAGAACAATGGTATAAAAACACACCTAATGTTAATTATAGGTAAACTATTAAAAAGGAGTATTGATATGAAGTACGCAAAATTTGAAAAGATTGATGGAAAAGATCAACTTGTCGTTGTGACCCGTGATGAACTCATTCATTTGGTTGGGTCAGAAGAAGTGGATCAATACATCTTTGATAATGGGTATACAGACCACTCTGACGAGACATTCAATAACTACCAAGAGATGACCGCACAGACTGCAAAGTACCCCCCATCTCAAGCTCTTGAGTACCTTTCACTCGGTATTGCATCTGAGGCGGGAGAGGTAGCAGGTAAGATGAAGAAATGGATTCGAGATGATTCCAAACTTTGGGAGATTGAAAAAGAGGAGGCTAAACAAAAGTGGGTTCAAGCGATGTCATCAGAGATTGGGGATGTTCTCTGGTATTGTGCCCGACTCGCAGATGAGCTTGGTCTAAGTCTCTCTCAGATTGCAGAAGAGAATATGGAGAAGCTCTTAGATCGAAAGGCTCGTGGTGTTATCGGTGGTAGTGGGGATAACCGATGAGGTTTATAAACTGTTTATAATCTCCTTTAGTTATAAAAACTGAGGTTAGTTTATATGAGACTAGTTTGCATTTCAGACACACACAACCAGCACGATAAACTTGAGTTGCCCGATGGGGATGTTCTAATCCACGCAGGAGATTGGACAGGTACAGGTACGCAAAAGCAAGTTATCTCATTTATAAGATGGTTTGCGAATCAGCCACATAAACATAAAGTCTTGATTGCAGGAAATCATGAGGTGACTCTTGACTCACCTTTTTATCGTACTAACTGGCCTAGATTCCACCCTCAACAACCCCACAGTTCACATGATATCTCTAACTATGTGTTGAGAGAAGAGGGCATCCACTACCTTGAGGATACAGAGGTGGTTATAGAGGGTGTTAAGTTTTACGGTAGTCCATGTCAGCCCTCTTTTGGTGGTTGGGCTTTTAATGTAGACAGGGGTTTACCGATACGATCTGTATGGGGGAATATACCCGATGACACTGATGTCTTGATAACTCATGGGCCTCCACATGGATATGGAGATAAGTTAGCTTGTGGAGAGCGTGTGGGCTGTAAAGATTTACTTGATGAGGTAACGACAAGAATCAAGCCCAAAGTCCATATTTACGGACATATACATGAAGGGTATGGCACATACGACTTAGAGGGTATAAAGCTAATTAACCCTTCTAGTTGTAATGAGCATTATAAGATTACAAATAAGCCTATCATATATGACTTAGAATAACTTGTTTTCAAGTCGTGCTATTCTTGATTCGAGTCTGAAGCTGATCTTTTCATAATGGTTTCTCCATTTGGTTAAGGTTAAAGAGATCACTTAAGATCAAGTATAAATAAACTATCAAACCTAGTATGGCTCTCTGAAATCTAGGTTTTCTCCCTCAAGGAGATGAGCAATAAAATTAAGCTCCTTCTTACTTAGACCTCTAAAAGTAAGAGTTGTTTCTAGGTGTCCAGACTCATTTAAGACAGCTTCTGTGAAATGATCCTCTACACCCCAAGCATATCCAGCATAAACGGAAGAACTATCTTGCTCAAGTACTATTGAAGAGGGTTTGACCTCGACAGACATTAAACCCTCTATTTCACCAAACTCACTCTTAACTGCTTCCTCAATGTCTTCCCCCCTCAACTGACCCTTATCTTCCCAAGTAGCGATTATATCCCTATCATCCATAAGTTTGTGGGTGAGTGTGTAGGTAGTATTTATTCGAGCTGTCTTGTTTTCAAGTCGAGCGACTCTTGATTCAAGACTGTTAATTATTTCACTAGCTGATCTTCTCATCCCTGCGATCTCCATATCTTTGAGTATTCTATTTAGAACTTTCTTGACTCTACGATCTCTAGTCAAAGAGAGGGCTTTTTCAAAGTCTCCGCTCCATAGTGCGTCATATTTTTCAGACATTTCATCTCTAAACTCTGGGTCATAGATATAAAGCATTGGTTCATGCTTTTCGATAGCCTCGATTAAGAGATGTTTTACGGACGAGTGTCTTTTCATGATGTATTCACTTTGTTTGCTTGTGGATGGAAAAGGGGTTGGGTTATATTTAGCCGCCATATCAACCATCTCACGATCTTCATGTGTGAGTCTTTGTCGATACCAGTCAGAACCCATAGTGATAAGTGCATAATTAGTACGGTCTAAAGATCTCTCCATTTTAGAGAGGTGCTTAGGGATGGCTTCAAAGTTATCCCCACAACGCTTGTATACTTCTTCTGCGAGTTGCGGGTGTTCTTTGATAGCTTCTACCATCTGGTTGACATGACTACGAACAATGTGAGCTTCTACACGAGAGGCTGAGACACCTTCAGATAAAATAGACCAAGATGCTTGGCTTGAAGATTTCTTTTTCATTATTATCCCCCTTGTCTTTTGTTCTAACGACAATAATAGAAGAACTATTACTCAAGCTCTTCTGGTATATCGAAGCGTATCGTTCTTCTATATTTATCTCGATACCCAATTTTAGCTTCTACTTGATGCTTACAAGGGATCATCTTTCCTGTCTTGATCTTGTGTAAGATTAACTCGTAATCCATGAGATCACCAGGCAATGCCATAATGATATATGGGTTAGCTATATCAGTTGGTAGGTCTTTAGGGTCAACTACAAGCACAATCGCAGTTGGAGTAGAAATCCAACCTTTAATGTGGATCGTCTGTTTGGTAGCAAGTATTGAGGTGTATGGCTTTAAGTCGATTACAGATCCGTTTGATCCGAATGACTTAAGGACAGCAACAGACCCTTTTTTAGTCCAATAAGATGGAATAGGGGGTGTGTTGAGTTCACTCCTCCACCAGAGTAAAAGTTCTTCGGGTTCTCTTATACAAGCAACGAGACTAGATATTTTTGTGATTAGATCCATGATTACTGCCCTTTGATTTTAAACTTAGTTTTCCAGTTAGGTGAGTAAGTGTCCAAGACACTTCTGTTCACCCTAGAGACTAAGTTAGGTTCAAGCACATTAGCGATCAAAGCATTGGTTTTAGGTGTTCGAGAGCTTTTGGGCATATAGATGTTTCCGTTAGTCTTATCTATAAATGCCACAGCGTGTTTAGACCCTAACTCCAAGTTATCGTAGACTAGTTTAATCATAGAATTGCCTACTCTAGCTTCTAAGTCTAAAGCATTCGCTATTCCCCTACTCGCTTCTGTGATCGCATCTAAATTACTTTCTGGAGTAGTTGGTCTTGTCGGTTCGGGTGTTTGATCCACGATTTCTGTTGGAGGAGGTGTTGTATTCCCCTCCGTTATCATGTTCATTGTTCTCCAACGAGGCTTTAAGCTACTCATTCTCTCATGTCCTACACAAACATCTAAGTTATTGTCTGTAATGTTTGCGAGGTTGACATTTAGGTTTGGTTTAGACTTATTCTTAGGTGCAAACAAGTTACCTGTCGCATAGTCAATGAACATATATGCGTGTGTAGATCCAATAGCTTGATTGGTGTAGATAAAGAGTCCATACTTACGCCCCTTCTTAAAGAACAGTCCAAGACGACTCGCCAAGGACTCAGAGGTCTGTATCATTTGTTGTTTACTTGGGAGTGTTTCTTCAACCTGCGTTGTGGGAACATTCTCTTCTGGTGTAAATTCTTCCGTAAAGTCAGTCATGTTTGGAGTGTACTCTTGACCGTCTATTACAATGCTATTAAACGCATCTAAAGACTTCGGATGTAGCTTCCCTACTGCTTTGTAAGCTAAGGCTTCGCAGAAATGCTCTTCTACATCAGAGGTAGCATAATTAGTAGGGAACAGACCAGACCGAGACTTGAGGTGGTCTTTAATGTACTTTGCTTTGTACGCACCGACTTCGCTTCCATCTGGCAATACAAGGTAAACACCACCTCTTGGGTGAGTCCGAGAAAGCGTAGTTGGAACACCATGACTCGGATTTGAACTTATAGTTGTCTTAGTACGATTCTTTTTGGCATATAAACCGATGTCTTTACCCACAAAGTCATTGAGATTTACTCTGTGTCCCATATGACATCGGGAGTCATATCTTCTCCATAAACTCTTTTTCTCCCTAGATAGATTCTTCCTGTAATATCTATGTCCAATTTCATGGATGAATGTCTTCATGAACTCTTCTTGATCTCGACCCATGTGCTTTAGGGTGACTTCATCTTTAGCAGAGTTGTACCACGCATACCAACTAGCCCTACCTAGCTTTTCGACTAACACCACATCACCATAAAGTGCTTGAGTAAAGTTGGGTGCAAGCGAGTTTGTGCAGTAAGTAAGTGCTTTAGTACAAGCCTCTACCATCTCTTCAACTTTATCGCCACTGAGGTTGATTGGGTTCTGCAAAGTAAAAGGACCAACATCAACTGTGTTTTCACCTTCTTCTCTTAATGGATGTTTCAGAAGATCAAAGATATCCTTAATATGTGATCTTCTATCAGAAAACCATTTAGCTGGACTGAATCTTGATCTAGGCATCTTAACCTTGTTTTTTATGGCTCGGACTCTCCTAGATTTATCTTCGGGAAACTTGATCTTATGGAACAAGAAATCGGCTAGATGCACTGTGTGTACTACTGCCGTAGTATCTAAACTCTGAAGATGCAGATGATCTTCAATGTAGTCGAGAGCATCGGTTACTTTTATATTGAACTGACTACCTCTTACGAGTCCTTGCCAGTCGCCTAGTTTACATCTACTTAAATGATTATAACTAGCGTACTTTTTCATTTTTACCACCTGATCTTGAACTTGACTTTAAGTTGTAAATCTTCGTTAATGACTTCTTCTGGAGGTCTTGTGTCATAAGAATAGTTAAACTCATTAATGATAGAGAAGAACTTATCTACCTTGAACTCTAATGAACCTGTCCCCAGAATACGATAATCAGAAGGAGTCATAAAGAGAGGCTGATAATAGGCTATTATTTTCCCCTCTACTGTGTCCTTCCACTTTTTACCTAGTCTGATATAGGAAGTACCTCTAGCGTCTAACCTACCCTCTTTTAAGCCTTCAATTTGTTCATAGTCTGACATACCCCCTAGACCTATGGCTAGATGGTCTTCAAAAGCAGTAAATCTAATTCCAAATCCAGTTAGTTGTCTGAGTTGAAGAAGTCTGAACTCATCTTTTTGGTTTTGGGTGAACATTTCTGTTCCTATGTGGTTGAACCACATAGCTGTCCACCTTAAATGAGAATACGCAGTGTTGTTAAAAGACTCTCCGTCTTCTTCTCCGTAGGAAACAGATCCTATAAGTAAGTTATGGTGTACGCCACTAATGTGATCTAACCTCAAACCTGCTTGGTATTGGAATACTTCCACATTTCCTCTTTGAAGAGAAACTCCTACTTCGGTAGAACCATGTAATCCTTGCTTATTTCCACTTCGGTCAGACTCGATGTTTACAACCTGTCCCCATGCCATAAGAGGGGGCATCAACAGAAAGATAAGCAAGGCTCTCATTACAGAATCTCTACAGGGTAGTTCTCCAATAGGAGTTTTGTAAGAGGACATCGCTTTTTCTTAGCGTGTGTTTGTAGGTACGGGATATGATCACTACTCTTATTGTGGAGAGTGTGAGCAATAGTTCCTGTATAAAGAATGAGATCAGAGATCGCCTTATGTGCAGACTTTGCACAAGAGGGTTTAAATCCTAAAGGGCCTGATAACACACGCTTTGGTTTCTGATTGAGCAAGCAAGCACCACTAAGAGCTTTACTAGCATGACAGTTTGATCCTTGGCATCGAGTGCTGAAATAAGTACCCGCTTCTGGGTGTTTTGTTTCAACAAACCGAGCGAGGGTATTTACCTTTTTCTCCAGTTTACGCAGAGCAACCTCTACATCACTCTGGACTCGCTTGGTGAAGCCATAGTTCCCACTAGCCGCAGTCTTGGTTGCCATTCGACTCATGCCTCGGTAGATTTCCATAGCCATCGCATTGTTGGTGGCCGCATACTCAAAAAGCCTTTCAGCATCTTGATCTACCAACTCTTCTTCGATCTCACGAACGGAAACCCCATAGTGATCTGCGATATGCTTCAGGATCTGAGCCTTCTTTGCAGGGGGGATGCTGTTCAGATACTTTGCGTTCTCAGCACCCGAACCAGCGATCTTGTTCATATATTGAGAAGCCACTCTACTAGACTGTACTGAGTTAGCAATCAAGTCAGCTATTTGCTGACCTAATTGTTTCGCAGATGACCCATTAAGGTTCTTGATCAAATCCCTACCTACCCAAAGAGAAGTCGCAATCTCATTTGATTTTCCAGATCCCTCAGTTGAGTTTTGAAAAAAGATAGTAGTATTTAAAGAAGATATCTCCATTTTGACTGAATAAAAAGGTTTACCTCTTAACCTTGCATGGGTACTGACCTTAATCTCAGTGATCTTAATGTCTCCTTTAATATTCTGGGCATCAAGCCAAGTTTCAAGTTTCATTACAAAAGCATAGAGTTTGCTTCGGACATCTTCTTCATCAATGAGTTTAGCGACCTCAGTCAAAGACTTTCCAGTATTTGAATTAAACAACTCTTTTGGTGAGTACATTGCTTGACGCAAAGTAGACCTAGACTTAGTAATCAAGTCATCAACTTCTTTTTTGAGTCGTTTGATGTTCTTGTCGGCTTTTTCCATAGCTCTGTTATAGTGTTCAAAGCTAGGTGTATAAGCATCACGACCATGTGTATTTACTAGATCTTGTTCATTTTGTTCAGCTCTCTCCCAGTTCTGATAGATCCTACGATCAATCATACCTAGATCAAGAAGCCCTTTGATGTCCATGCTATCAATACACTTTTCAGCTTGGTCAATTTTCTCTTGAAAGAGCAAAGATTTTTCAATCAGATTTTCGGATATTTCATGCCTACTCATATCACCACTCCAAGTCGTCAATGATGTCATAGTATCGAGCTTTTTTACCCATTTCATCTCTGTTTTTTTCAACAAGACTAGGGTCTGGAGCTTGCCCTGGAGAAGTTACTGATCCTTCATACTCTAAAAAATCTTCTGGTACATCTCCATCTCTTCTAGCATTTGCGTACTCCTCTTGACCTTTTTCTCCCTTAGAATATTTTGATTCTTTATCGAAATCAGCCATGAACCCCATATCATCAATAATGTCCTCTGAACCTTGTTGGTCATCATCTCTATATCCACGATAACGAGCAACATCATTCATAGCAGAGTAAGACTGAGAAATCTTGTCCTCGACCCAATCATCAAGATCTTCCAGACCAATGTCATCAACGATGAAATCAGCCATGTCGCTCATCTCTCGTAGATTCTGTCGGCTCATGTATGAACCAGAGTCTTCGTGGTCTTTAGCAGTTCGACCAAGACCAATGTCATCAATAATCTCATCGTCTGAAGCGAACATAGGTCTGTGTGTTACTTGAGAGCCACCTTTTTCAGCAAGCATTACCGTAACATCATATCCCTTTATTCTTTTACGAGTGCCTTTTTGGAAATGTGCCTGTGCCATCTCCTGTGCTTCAAACTTCGAGTCCGCGTAGACTTCAACTTTTTCACGATTCCACATGGCGATATACCCATTAGAACCAGATCCGATTTGTTGACCCCCAGCCATGCGACCAAGACCCATGTCATCAATAATCTCATCGTCTGCTGACTTCATCTTTTCATTCATCTCTTCCTCAGAGTGAACTACTTCATCTTCAAACTTTTCAGCAACTTCAGGGTTGTCTTTTTTCCATTGTGCGACCGCTGTATCAACAACTTTATCTGAGTTATGCTTACGACTAGGTAAACGAGACTCTTTCCAAAAGTCGGACATACGACCAAGACCAATGTCATCGACAATCTCGAATCCTTCAAGTTCATCAGCCTCAAAGTCATCAGCGACAACATCATCTATATAGTTGCCTGGTCCACTTTTAAGGTCGCCATATCCCGTGTTGAGTTGTACCGTCTTTTCCCCCAAGAAATCGGCGGCATTTCTTTCACCATAGTCGGGCTGTAGGCGAAGGGGTTGTTGTGGTTGGCGAAGCTCCATGTGCTTCTGAGCGATTTTCTTTGCGAGTCTTTTAAACATTTCTGTTCTCCTTAAGAGGGTTCATCTTTAATAGTGGTAATAGATAAACTATTAAATAGAGGGTAGTCCTACGAGGTACTTAACAACATCACCCTTACCCTCTAGGTTTCGGGTGTAGCATTTTCTATCATCATCCCACTCAAGAGGTTTATTGATGATTGTCCTTACTTGATCTTCATCTTGAACATGGTTGACACCGAGTCTCTTCTTTAAGAGTCGGGCGAACCTTGCGTCAACCTCTGCGTACCAACCTCTCTTTAAGAGAAGTTCAGCACCTTTCATCAACATAGCGTTCCTACCTTCACTTGTTCCGTCAGATCCGATGAGTCCAATCTTCTTTCCGAAAGGAGTAGATGAGTAGCTGACGAAAGCGTCTATCTCATCATCACCTTCTACATCTACAACCCAGAAGGTGTCGTAGTTGCTCATAAGATCCGACTTGGAGCTTATGTGTTTCCCTACTTTGGAGTATGACAGATCATAAATAGTCCAAAGTTGTTCTTGTTGATCTTGATCAAACTGTCGAGGGGGTGCTTCAACCCACTTTTTACGCTCAAGATGAACACGAGCGATACGACTAGCCATTCTTTGATGGGTGTTAAAGATCATCTTATATGCTTCGCCCACAGCTTTCTTATATTTGCCTTTGGCGTATCTTTTAAGAGTGTGAAAAAAGCTATTTGGGCTTGTGGATCTCGTCCATTTAGATTTTGACCCGACACCAGTTAAAGCTTTGAATACCTCTAATTTATCTTTTTCTGTGAAAGTCTCATATTCAGAAAATCGCTTTAGATCAGACATTATTGTTCTAATGTTATCTCTAAGATCAGTATAAAACTCACCATCGTCAAGATAGTGGAGTTCCTTTTTATCTCTTACGCTTAGACTTTTGGGGTCTCCATGTTGGTTATATTCAGGGGTTTGGATTTTCTTTGAGGGCATACCAGCTTCATTCTTATACGCCCTAAAATTGTCTGTTATTTTCTTACCCACGAAAGTTAATATAGATTGACCAACATGAGTCATTTCATGGATTACAGAAGTATGCACTGCTCTTATTACATTACGCACAGTAGGATGGTAATCAAAAGACTGAAGAATCTTTTTCCCATAGTCAGGGATAGCGATTGTGACTTCTTTTTTAGTAAAAGACCAACTACTGTTTGTTGCATCTACCTCGATCTTTACTTTGATCTTGTCAAAATACTCCCAAGTACGGCTCATGTCTGACATACTTTTTTTTAAGGACTCAACCATCATTTCATAGTTTTCAATGAGGTCCTCGAACTCAGGGTTGTTTTTCTTTTTCGCCTTCTCAATTATTTGAGAATACTCCACGATTTGACCCTTGGCTTTTTCCCGCATCATTTCTTGATGTTCTTCTAATGAGTTTTGGTCGAGATACCAGTCACCAAAATAAATAGGGAACTCTTTAATAATCACCTGCCCCATTTTCATGGGTTTTAATTTTACTCGGATGACTTTCTTAAATTCTTTTATCTCCCCTTTAAGTTTCTTTGTCTCTCTTTCGCCCCAAGATAAGTAACTCTCCAATTCGATCTCGGTTTTCGCTATGCTTTCTTCAACGACTACTCTTATCTGTTCTCTTTTGGCGGGGTCTTTTACTCCAGAGAAGTATCTCTGTTTTAAATGCATAGATGCATAACCATATCCAAAGTACCCTGTGGACAATGAAGAAAAATCTTTATAACTATTGAAAAGACCACGAGTCCCATCCTTCCTTAACGATTCTCTAAGGGAGACAATGGAGTCTGAGAGGGCGGATAGACGGGTTTCTTGCTCTCCTCGGTAGTTTTTATAACTTTTAATCTTCTCTTGTAGGGCTTTGACGATATTAGTAGCTACTTGAGAGAGTGCAAAACCATAAACATCTTGAGTCATCATTTCTGGTGGCTTCATTAGTCCTGCGTATTTCATTTTTACCCCCTGTTTAGATATGAAGAAGCAACACGACTAGCCCTGCGTTTATTGATGTCTCTTAATACGAGATCGACCACGCTTAGTTGAGCCGATGGTTTGACATTGGGCAACAGACCTGCAATCTCAATCGCTAACTCTTTTCTCGACAACCCGCTTTGAGCGAGGTTTAAGATTTGAGATACCTGTTCATCTGAAACATCTGTCTCTGACTGCAAGCAAGGCAGTAAGGAAGCCATTTTAGAGGTTGTTGAGGGTAAGTGTCTGATGATCTCTGGGAATGTGGAGATACCTTTACAAGTACGGATTAAGTCAGCCCCCTCAAACAAGAACGCAGTACATTCTCCTTGAGCGTTCTTTTCAAAATCAAGGGAATACTGTCCAACACCTGGAACTGAGACTTTGTAAACAAGATATATCCCGTCCACATCTGCTTTACATGACCACTTATCAAGCATGGTCATGTAGCCTAAGTGCTTCACACTTGATACGATCTCTTTTACAGAGCTTACAAAGTCATCTCTAGTAGCCATGATTTGTCTCCCATCTTCTGTTATTTCACGCTCAATCATAAGAGCAGGTCTGCGAACTAAGTAGTTAGGCCACTTCTCGTACCACTTAGCATAGAAGTCATCTTCGGAGACTTCACGAGTGGTCTTGTCGGGGTTGGGTAGATTCGGGTCAGCCACATGAACTACATAGCTTCCTTTTTCACCTGTAACATCAAAGATCAAACTAGCATGACTCCAATCCCTACCTTCGGGATTCCATGCAATAAGTACAGGCTTACCCTCATCTGTCCACGCTTTTACTTGGGTCAAAGTAGCTGGTGTAGTGAGGGTAGCTCGACACCCAAAATACTGAGCACAAGCTAAGACTTCTTCCCACCTAGCCCCTTGCATAGGTTTTGCACCAATCACTTGATTGACTTGATCCTCGTTGCACTTAACGCCAACAGCATTTAGAGCCATACAGGTGGAGGTCGCCACACAACTAAACTGTGAACGCTGTCGTATTGGGCTCACATCTGCTTTTGCTGATCTTCTCATGATAGGTATCCCTTTCTATTGTTAGAAAAGGCACACCTATAAAGAGACTACAAATCTACTGTCTTATCTTCTCTTAAACTTCGCTTTATTGAGGTGAATCTGAATGTGTCCTTTTTCTCCTATACCAATATCATAGTCCTTATCGTAGCCCGATTTGAGCTTTTGAAATATGGGGTACTTTCTTGTTAGGAGTTTATTAAGATCATTGGTTAGAGGTCCAGCCCACTCATCCCACCAACCTTCTTCATCCCAACCTTCTGGATCACAGTCATCATCCCAATCCTCATCACAGTCATAATTCTCTCCAACATAATGGTCGAGTCTATGTCTATTCATAGGTTCTATCCATAGGAACCAGGTATCTCCATCGTCACTTAGATCCATACCACTCATACGACTGCCATTCGGGGTCCTTGATCTAATCAAGAAATCGTATACCTCTTGAGCTGTCGGTAGTTGTTCTTCAACTGTAGGTCGAGATCGAGGTGTTGATCTAGTAGGTGTTGGTTGTCGAACAGCTCTTGCACTTGGAACAGAGGGTTGTCTACCTGTTGGGTTGGATCTAAATGAGTCAGCCAAGTCAGATGCGTTGTTTCTGTGCATCATCTTTCTGATGTTTTTTAGATCACGATCACTAAGATCTCCACCGTCTTTGAGGATCTGAAGGTATCCTCCAAGTTCAATGACCATTCTCGTGTCAGTTCGGTTTTGAGCTATGAAACCCCTAAGAACTTCATAAGCCTCTGTCTTAGTAGTCGCTTGTTTTTCAAGCCTTGCAATCCTCATCTCAAGACTTCTGATTATTTCTGAGGCTGATCTTCTCATAAGTGTTCTCCATTGATTTAGGTTAGTTAAGATCTAGTATAATGAAACTATTAAAAGCGATCTCTATCAAAAGAATCGCTATCAAAGTCTGCAATCACATCATATTCAATTTGAGCAACGACAATAACAGTTAAATATCTGTCATCATCTCGAAAGATGTCTCTAACTTCATAATCATACTCGATCACTTCGATTTGAGAGATGTTATGATAGCTAGGGAGTCTCTGTTTTATCTCATATTCAACTTCACCAAAAGCTAAGTCAATTTCTTCTGATCCCATATTTCTCAAGATGTTGTTCTCAATGTTCTTAGTGAGAGCATCACACAAGATTTTAGTAGATTTATCTTCTGGAGGATAGAAGTCATCTAAGTTCATCTTAGCTAGTTTCTCAAGGTCTTTTAAGTCAACTTTGAGCTTCATCTTGGTCTTTGATCCTACGACACCCGAAACTGTGTCCAATTCGGGATAAGCTGGATTGCTAGGGTGTAGCATAGAGTTTGATTCAACTTCGATCTCACCTTTCATAAGTTTTTCATTCTTATTGATGACTTCACCATCAAGAATAGAAGCAGACAAAGCATGGAGGAAATGATTTGCTTGTCGATCAGAAACACCTGGCATCATTGCTTGAACAGACTTTAATCCTGTACCTGCTTGTTTCAGACTCGCATTACGATAACTCGATGTTATCCGATCTGCATCACGATCTGACAGATACATATCTGTATCCCGATCATAATACTTGCCTGCTTTCGGGTCGTAGTAAAGAACTTCACCACCTTTAAACATGAAAGGCCCTTCAAGACCTTGATTGGAAAGATCTGTGTACCGATCACGATCAAGACGGGGCAGACGATGTTTAGCCATCATTTCTTCATGGTGTCTCTTTGCAGAGGATCTCTTCTCAAGGTTCGCAATACGCACCTCAAGATTTCTGATTGTATCTTTCATTAGTATCTCCATTTATTTGGTAGGGTTAATGATCTAAAATTTGACTATCTAAGAGAGACTGCTTCCATTTTATAAGTCAAATAAGTGATTGCAGGGTATCGACTCGCTGTCTTACCCTCTACCATCTCATCATATTCGTCAGTATTAACCACCCAGCGATACATCGCTTTCTCTAAGAGAGCTAAAAACCCTGTTATGATGAGTGGTGCAAAACTACCTATGTTTTGTTTTAGATAATCCTTAACCTGATCTGCATTTAAACTGATCGGTTGGTATTGAGATATTGGAGTCTCTATCGTTGTATGCTCAATTTGAAGGAAGTTATTATCTGAAGCAGGGATAGCGTCTAATGTAAGATCTCCTTTTGACATTGCTACTTCCATTTTTTTAGCAAGGTCTTGGGCTTCTTCTATCGTGGGGAGCTGTGTGGTCGGAGGAACTTCTTGAACAATACGAACCCTTGTATTTTGACTCAAAGCGGTATACTCAGTCATATCTGCTAAAGTGGTTCTTAACCCAGAGGCTTGGACAATCAAACGAGCTAACATCACAATGATCGTGGTCACTACTGTGCCTTTTAAAGCCATTATCCCCACTACCCCTATGAGAGATGTGAAAAAACGATAAAGTACCTTAGAATACCTTTTAAGAGCGTTCATGAATATCTTAAAGCTATCCCCTTCACTAATCTTCTTAGGGTTAAGGATATGCTTAAAGTCTGAATACCATGAAAGGTATGCACTTTTCATCCTCGTTTGGTTTTCGCCCACATACTTTTTAACAAGGTCTTTTAAAGGAATCTTTTTATCCTCTGCCTTACCCCCTGTGAAGATAGATTTCAAAGGGTCTGAAGGATTAAAGGAAACGATCTTAGGTAAGCCAGCTCTTGTGGTTGTCACACCTGCCATAGCTCTAAAAATCCTTGAACCCAACAACGCCCCTAAAGAGTCGTTAATCTTGGATTTATTTCCCTCAACTTCAAGATTGACCGTATTGTATATGTCAGCAAATCCATTGATGATCTTCTTAACAATGTTCTTAGGGATATTAACAAGACCTTTAAATGTACTTGAAATATCATCTATGAACCCTGCTTGACGCTCTAAGTTTGCGACTCTAATTTCAAGCTCTCTTATGGTTTCACTGGCAGATCTTCTCATAAGATTTCTCCATTTGATTTAAGGTTAATGAGATCACTTATGAGAACCTATAAAGAGATTACAAATCTATCACCACACAAAGACCAGAGCTAGGGTACTTCCTTTTAAGAGAATCCCACACCCTCATGGCTTGGTCGCTAGTAGAACCCGATATGCTACATTTTTCGGGTATGATGACAAAGGGTTTCCTCACCCTTTTCGACCAACCCTCTATGAGCCTTTGATAAATCTCTGACCCGATTCTCTTGCCATGATAGTCTTTACTAAGACTAACCACAGTTACTTCAAGAATTCGTATCTCCTCACCCTCCATGACTTGAGGGTATTCATAACTGATGTCAATGAGGTCATCAGAACAGTGGTAGGTATGTACTACTTCCATCATAGAGATAGAGTCTCCATAAGCCCTAGCAAGCCCGATGACATTACCTTGATCTTTAACCTCTACAAAAACAGAGGTTGGTGTGGTTTTGACAGAGAACTCTAACATCATCTTAGTATTTGAGATCTAGTCCGAGTTTGCCATCCGTACCTGGTACTTTACAGCAGATACCTACGACTGTTGGGTCAACACCTAAATTGGCGTTAAGATTAGCGTCTGGGTCATTACATAACAACCCATTTTCGCTTATTTTGAGAGGGTCATTAAGGTTATATGTAATAGGGCCAGCGTTGCGAACGCCATTAACTGCTAAGGCTGTTGTTTCAAACTCTTTGAACAGAACTCTAGCACCCCCATTAATGAGAGTCAGAACAGCCGCACCCGAAGCTGAAGCTAATGCACCCGTGTTCTGATAGGATGTGAAGTTTCTGTATGTGGATTGTCTAGCGTCAGCGTAGTTTTCTGATCCATAGAGAACGAAACCCGCTACATATTGACCATTGGATTTTTCAACGGTAAATTCAGCCACGCTATTTTCGTTTTCTACATAGTGAACCCAAGTGCCACCTTTCCAACCTGTTTGACGCATGATCTGTCCTGCGGTGCAAGGTGTTTTATCGCCATTTTTTAAGACATCAATGTCATCCATAGTTAAATTAAGATCTATTGACATTAGACTTCACCTTTGTCTTTTTTATCTTGTAAGACCTTCTTGACTGCTTTAGCCATTTCTTTCTTGTCTAAGTGTCTTTCAACAACCTTCTTTACAAGATCCTTTTTCACCTCAGATTTGGTCTGTACTTTGGGTGTAGGGGGTTTAGCTTTAGCTAACTCATCAAATGAATTAGGTACACCCTTAATCGGTTCTTCTGTTTTCACAATGAACTGATTGAGGGTACTGAACTCTTTACCTCCAGGTCTCTTGACGATCTCATCGGGAGGAGGGGGTGCAATCACAGATTCGCTTTGGATGAGATCGTCATCTTTTTTCATCTCACCCGACTGTATCGCTTTTTCGGCTGTGTCTACTTTGTTTGTGATAGCTTTCGACTCTGCTAAGTTCCTCACTGATCTTTTGGTTGGGTTGTCAAAGAAAACAGACTCGGCTGACTGTGCCTGTTCAAGCTCTGCTACTCTCCTCATCAATGAGGCTATTTTATATCTAAGATTGCTCATACTAAACTCCTTGAGGCTTTAGTGTACGCAATTTATAAATAAACTATTACTTTTTACCTATAGCGTGGGGAATCAAAACTTTTTAGATTCAACTCTATTTCCTGTTTAGGGGCTAAGTTAGGGTCTTGAGTAAACTCGTGCCACAGGTTGATCTTGACCCATGTCGGGTATATGATTAAGGGTCATACGGTATTCGACAGGCTAGAGGGTGCTACGAAGCCTAATGTTCGCTCGAATATCCCAGTAGGCTTTAGAGATCTCCATTTGAGCCTCATACTCCTCTTGGGTCATGGAGGTCTCTGTGCCACCACTCAAGTTGTTGTAGTTAGCGTGTAGAGCGTTAGGGGTGATGGGAGGTGCTTCCATATTGTCGTCCTCACTTGCGTTGATGCTCACAAGTTCCCAGTTATCGGGAGACAACTCCATGATATTATCTCCATCTTGGGCGAGAGCCACACTATTATAAAACACCAAGTCCACAACCTTTGCGACAGGCTTAAAAGAACGCACTACCTCCCGAAAGGGTCGGGGATCTTCCCCCTCGACTCGACTGCGAAACCCCTCGATCACTTGCTCTCCCTCTCTGATGAGAGTGATGGCACTGAAGAACTGATCCATTACTTGCTCCTCTGTAAGACGAGCGAGGATCACTCGTCCACCTTGATTATAAGAGGCAGGCTTGTAGCCTTCGGACAAGTTCTCCTCCTCGACCTTGTGGAGAAGGAGAGCGACCTCCTCAAAACTGAGGCTTGAGTGAGAGTAAGGACTCTCAGCTGTTTGGCGTTGGCAGAAAGGATTTACTGTAGCTGAGTTGATTGTGATGTTCATCTTGTTCTCCCTTTCGTGGAGTTTGGTTGATGATGATGTTTTGTAATAAATAAAGGGTTACGACTTAGGACAACAACTTAGTTTTAGCCTAGCTCGTTCTCTTCAATCTCATGCTGAATCTCACATTGTGTGAAGCCGATAATCTCATTACGAGCCTTCTCTCGCATCTCTGCTATAGTGAAAGATTCACGAGTATGGAAAAGGAAAAGTCTTACTAGTGCGTTTATCTGTGTGATTGTGTATGTCATAGGGTTCTCCATTGGGAGTAAGTTATTGAGGAGTGAATGTCAGCCCCTCTACACAACACTAATAAATAAGGGGTTACGGTTTGGTTTTTATTAAGTAAATCAAACACTTATGTCTGAAGATGGTTCTTACAGTTTGGGTTCAACAGATAAGCGTAACCCCTTATCTATGTACCTAACATAAGGGCAACCAAGCCCAACACTCCCAATGGAGAACCAACATGGACGCAACAACAATCCTTTATATAATCCTTAGTCTGCTTCGTGCAGACAACGCAACGAACTTGGACACCCCAGTGGTTCACAATCACTTGGTCGAGGTGAGCCAATCGATTGAAGCTCACGCTTCACGCACAGTACCTGCTGTGAGACTTATCTCGTTAGCATATAACGAGAGTCGCTTCGGCTATCGCCATGTTCAAAAGGGTAAGTACCCTAAGTCAAGTTGGGGTGCTTGCGGTATATACCAACAAGTAGTGAAATACAGCAAGATTAAAACTACCTGTAAGAAACTAGGGACTGATGTTGATCATGCGACACAGGCGGCTGTGGCTTACCTCTCCTACATGATTGATCGTTGGTCAATCCGAGGTAGTAGTCGTATGGACGAGCGTATGTGTCATTATTTCAGTGGTAATGACTGCGATGACAATAAAGATGGGAAGTTGAACCTTAAAGATGACGCTATGCAATACGCATCACGACATCGTAAGATACGCTTAAAGGCTCATAAACTACGCTCTAAGGCTAGTAGGTCTTTGAAACCACGCACTACTACTCGCAGAGCTAGAAAAGCTCGTAAGATCACATTAGAGAGCCTTTTCGCAGGTGTTCGCAAAAAGTCCCGTGAAGACTAGATATATGACGCAGGTATATTAACTGTTCTTTTGCTTTGGTTTGTAGACTGTTAAGAACCTTAATCTAAAAGGCATGAAGATGTATACGAAAAAAGTAGGATCACAGAGAGGGATGAAAAAGATTGAGGATTGGTATGGGGTCAATAAGAGCACCCCAGATCAGTGGTTTCATCGTTGGGAGCAGTTCTTAGTATCGTTAATGTCCGAGTTGGGCTATCAGTGCGTGGGGAATGAGTCTGTAAAAAAGCCGAAGGGGAAGCATTGGTCTAAGACGATGAAGTTCACCCACTCTAGCCTAGACGATATTATCCTTTACCTTAGTCGTAATCGTAGACAGGAAGGTGGTAGTCTCTGCCTTGTGTATGATACCTACGAAGCTACTATTGAAACATTAAGTGATGAGGTTATGTCGAGGCAAAAAGTCGGGGGCCAGATCTTAGGTCATATCCGAGAGGGATGGTCTAAGAGCAAAAATGTTAACCAAGAAGATTAAGGGCAAGAGAGTAATGAGAGTTCTCCCTGTGTGGAGATGCGTCAATAAAACCACCCCTTTTATCTGGTTTGAGAAATATGAAAGGTTCTTAACTGATCTAGGATATGAGCTTGGTTTTATCTCTATAGAGATCAGTGGAGTACAAACCATAAGCGATAGCTTCTACCTCACGATGACTTTTCGCCATATTGAGGGTAAAACTTTTATGTTTATGCTCATGAGGAGCAAACAGTTTTTTGGTGGTGGGATAACACTCAAACAAGACGGTGTGAAAACCGATTTCTTTATGACTGCTACTCCCTCACATGGGTCATTTCAAGAGTCTAGGACTGACATCGGGAACTGGTTTATTGAGCAGATCCGAGACTCTTGGAGTTTATTCTAGTCCAAACTTTTTACGAGATACTGGGAGAAATCCGAACCCAGGTGATATGGAGTCTCCTGTTGAGATTTGATTTCCCTTATCATCGACTTTCATATTAAAGGTCGCCTTCTCTACAGTTCCTGGAGAAAAGGTAGCGACTTCTTCAATATGGTCAGCCCATGCGAGGAGATACCGACTACCTTCAAATGGTTCACCCTTAAAGTCGGTTCGTAGTCCATAAGCAAACACAGGTATTTCGAGCAAGTCAACGACCTTTGTTAGACCGAGAACTTGCTCACGACTAAAGAACTGAGCTTCGTCAACAAAGACGACTTGGATACCCTCTGATCCGACATCTTTTCTGAAGATCACCTCTTGCATAATGAGGTTGTAGGGATCTTCACTTGTTCCGACTGTGGTAGCTTTCTGCTCAAAGCCGATCCTTGAGGCGACTTTTGATTTCCCATCCCGACCTTGTGCCACTTCTGGTACAAGGATACGAAACTCTATTTCTCGCTCTTTACAGGAATGTGCTCTCATGATGAGGTTAGCAGATTTACCTGCGTTGACAGTGGAGTAGATAAAGTTTAACAAGGTAATAAATCCTCTCGTTCAAGTAAGTAAGCGACCTTTTCACGCACCTGCTTTACATACTTATTAACGAGTCTAATTTCCCAACCATATTCACGACTGATATGGGCTTTCTTTAGTCCGTTTATAAGGGCATCATACACTTTGAGTAAAACTCCTGAAAAACTGGCTCTGATTTCTTCTGCGAAGATTGCGTCTGAGGGGTCTTCCTCATAAGACGCATTATATGAACAAGCCACATCCTCTTCCACACCAGGTACAAATCTATCACCCACACGATTAAATTTGTTCATGAAGTTCATGGTGATGCAATCAACCACCATAACAATATAAGTAGACAACGCAGATTTATCTGGGTCATAAGGACATGACCCTCTATTTCGGATGAGTAGCCCTTTGTATACCTCTTGTAGTACCTCTTCGGTATCGACTCCCGTTTTCATCAAATTCACCCCTTGTCTTTTGTAGAACAGCTTTTTGATGTCTTCTTTGTGTTTCCCTATATCAATACCCAGTGCTTTTACTTTGAAAGTATATGAAAAAATAGTAGGTAATCCCTCTTGCCACTTATATTTGGGCGAGAGGTCAGTATAATCATACATTAAGCCCCCTTTGCGTTTGGTCGGTAGATGTACTCTTCATGTAGAAAGGTTGTTGTCAATGAAAAAGACATTTCAAATCGAAATACTACATTGGGCTAAGACAAAGCACAATGTAGACACTAAATATATACATAAATCTTTATCTGACAAGGATTTTAATAGTCTTTGCTTACTTTTGCACAAAAATAGGGGTATTGGCTCGGTGGTAGACACCAAAGAGATGGTGAGCGAGTACCTCAAAGAACATGGCATACAGTATATACCTCAATCTTTTAACGGGGTCGATGTAGATCTAAACTTCTTCTTCAACACCCACCCTCTCCAAGAAGATGGCTCGATTGAAGTTGATCTGTACCATATACTCTTACATTCGTGGTGTAAACCGAGTAGGATAAACTACAGAATACTTAAAAAACATCTTAAAGAACTAGGGTATGGTTTAAAAACTTCATCTCCTACCTATTCTAATCACACAGAAAACTGCGTAGTTTCTCTTAAAACCAACTACCCTTTAAGTTTACCAAAGACTCTGACACGCAATACCAAATCTATTAAGTGGTATGCAGAAGTACACCGTTGGATTTATTTGGAGTCCCCTAAAATCGAACTGAATGGCGAAACCTATACTTTGAATAGTATAGGTGAGAGGTGGGAAGCGTACTTTACAAAGCGTTTAATCGATCTTTTTGTCATGTCTGAAACTCCTTATCTACATAAGCACCCTCAAGTGAGAGGTGCTTACGAAAACGCCCCCCCTGTTCTTGCCCTGTGTGAACTGACACTTCGAGATGTTTTTAAGCCGACTAAGTTAAAAGACTGGGTAAATACAGCTTTAAGGACTTCTGACCTTGAGACTTACGGTAAAGAGTCGGAGGTAGATGAGGTCTTTTTAGATACTGTTTATGATGAGGTTTGTGGCAAACTATCTAAAACTATGATAAAAGGCAACCCCATTAAAAGTTTTGATGTCGTTGGGGGTTGGATTTCTATAATAGTGATTGCTTACCTCAATGATATTTTGAGTGAATACCGATCACTATTATAAGGAACAAGATGAATCTACTGATATTTTTAGGACTCTCTTTTCAGTGTATGTTGAACCATATGTCTTATGCGTCCTCTATCCACATAAGACCTGGATGGGATGTGGTTCAATCAAGACCAGCTTCAGAGAGGCAACTTAAGAGGTTTCTAAGAGAACTGACAAAGAACGAAGAAGAATATATTGACCCTCGCATCCTAGCCTTATCTTGGGTTGAGTCTCGTATACGACCAAGAGTACGAAGAGGAGATCGTGGTAAAGCCTGTGGGATGTTTCAAATCCATGCTCGCTACTCTTATCCCATGTTCAGAAGACGAAGGGGATTCAACGGTTGGGTCGAGGAAGAACAAAAAGAGGTGATTGGTAAGGAATGTCGCAAACTCGAATCTATAAGGTACTCTGTAAAGACCGTAGAGAAACTTTTAGGTATGATGGATAAGAGAGACTTACACCCTTGTCATCATAACAGTGGCTTCTATGGTCGGTGTAATACATGGTATAAACAACGAGTAGATTACTGGACTGCGTACTTTAAATTCGCCAACTTTATATGCAATGAAAGGATAGTGAAGATTATGGCTATGATGAGAACAGGAAATCCCATACCCACAGCACCCGCTACAATGATACAAGGATACCTAGACGCTATGGGAGGTAAAGAACCCCATAGCGAAGATACGACTTATAAGTCGGGGTATGATCTAGCCAAACTCGTACAAGAGGGGAAGGCTCAAGCACCCTCTTGGGCGACTGAAGACTCAAACAGCACCTCGACAACAAGCGAGGGAACTGAGCGTGAGGGATGATTGGATAAGGCAAGGATTAATAGGGACACACCCTATACACCTACCTTATCTAGTATCAAGAGGGGTGAATGAAAGTTGTCTAGTAGATTTCTACTCATGGCAACCCCACACCAATGTTCAATGTCCAAAGTTTAAAGCTAACTTTGGACATTCAGGTGAGCGTATTAAAGACTCACTCATAATCCCTATTACTTCCCCACGAGGGGAGATCTTAGGGATGGAAACACGCAGGATCAACGAGGACGGGTCTAAAAGAGTACATCAGTACCGAACCCTCAATGCTCAATGGAATCCTTATGCTTTAGGTGCAGAGGAAGGTTTTAAGGCATTGTGGGAACTAGGAGATTTATGGGTTGTTGAGGGGATCTTTGATAAGATCTCTCTCGATAAGGTCATACCTAGTTGTGATGCCTGTATCTCAACCTTGAGGGCTGGTATGGATGCTATCACAATGGACATGATAGAGCGTTTCTACACACCTGCCTCAACCATATACATCTGTTATGATAATGATGAGACAGGTCAGAAGAAATCATATTGGCTTCAGCGTGAGATGAAGAAGCGAGGTATGAGGGCTGTTATCTGGAAGTATCGAGGGAAAGACCCTAACGATGTGTGGACACAAGGAGGAGATCAAGCTCTAAGGAGAATGTTCCTGTAATCTTCTTCAATATCTCTTACTTCTAAATCCATGATTGCGTAAGAAAGCCCATCAACACCTCTCTTACTTTCATTTAGATTTATAGTAAAGTGTTTAGTTCCTGTTGTGATGTCCTCATCTTCTTCATTCTCAAAATATTCAATAACACATTGAATGTCCAAACGAAAATCTTCTTCATCGAAGAAAATCTTATCCCTTTCGAGATAATAATCGGAAAGCTCATATACCTCTCTACCTAGTTCAGTGCTTATCCACCTATCCACAACCTTAATCAAATGTTTTAATGCTTTCCCACTTCTATCTATTAAGTTAAGATTAATCGCCTTACGAGCGTTACCGTAGGATTGTTTTTCGAGTCTTGCGATCCTCATCTCAAGAGGATTAATGATTTCTGATGCTGATCTTCGGTTAGAGGTACTTTTCAGATGTTTTACCACTTCTTTACGATCATGCTTTCCATCTACACTCCCTACTTCAACCCCGACAGGTTTTGCATCGGGAGAGCTAAAGTAAATGTAAGCCAAAAAGTGTTCATCAACCATACCCTTCTCTTCACAAAAGTCATCATAGCATATTTCTTTCTTTTGACCCTTATCAATCAAAAGCTCATAAAGACCCTGCTCGGATTTGATTTGCACAGCTTTGAGAATCTTTGGTCTGCTTTTGAAACCTTTGATAAATTTGGCTCTTTCAGCGGCTTTAATGACTTCTGTCTCCGTTAAACCAAAAGAGTCTTTTACCCATCTTTGAGAGAAGAAGTCTTTAACATCTTTAAAGTTAAATGCTTGTTTTTCAAGTCTAGCGATACGACCCTGTTTACGAAGCCTATCTCGCTCTTGGTTGACCATTTTTTGATGCTCCTCTACTTCTTTACGAGCACTCTCTTGACCTACACGATAAATAACTTGATCAACGACTCGTTTAATGAAGTTTCTTTCGCTCATCTTTGAGTCATTTGCACCACTCAGTTCAAAGTCTACTTGTCTAAAGTCTCTGTTTCCACCTGTGATCTTGTACTCAGCAGTATCTTTCCCTTCTCTTTTTAGAGAGACTTGGTACACCTCACCTTCAAATTTGAACTTCCCTGATAACCGATTGTCCTTATCCATTTTCACATCAGAATTGACTGCTCTGTTGTCTTTTAGTCCTTTTAAAAACCACCCATGTACCGTATCTAGGGGGTTTTTTTCAAAAAGTCCAAAGATTGCTTGTTTTTCAAGACGAGCAATCCTCATCTGAAGGTTATTAATAATTTCACTGGCAGATCTTCTCATAATGGTTCTCCATTTGATTAAGGTTAGACTGATCACTTATGAGAACCTATAAATAAACTATTAAAGTCACCACCATGAGAGGTAAACGATCTCATACCCATCGTCTATTGCCTGTATAGCCGATTCTATGAACCTCCCTGTTTGAGTCTCCTCATATTTGCCACTCACTCCCCAAAAAGACCCTTTCGCTGTTTGTAAATTTTGATATTCATCTTTGAGTCTTAACAAGTCATCTTTGTCTAGGGAAAGCTCAACGCAGTTGAAACTCTCAGCGTTACCTCCTTTGGCATAGTATAACTCAGACATCCAGCCTTCAAGGTTGGCGTGTTTACGCCACTGTATGATGTAGGTGTCTTCTTCGTCTTGTCGTCTTGTGAACGCATATTGATCTAATCCCATTTATTGCTCCTCTGTGTTATGGTTCATTTCTATCAAAGTATTTGGGTAAGTCTATGATCTCGATAACTAAGATACCCTCTTGATCCGTAGTTAAACCCAAGCGTTTTGAGGGGTCATAAGCCTCAACCAAATGGTACTCTTTTTCAGGTCTGCTCATGTCGTAGTAAAGGCTTATTCCGTATCCGTCATAGGTCTTTGCTAGCCAGCTATAGTTGTGTTGACCATTGGGTTTTGGGTCTTTGCCTATCAGATAGCTGATAGTTTCGATCTCTCTCATGATGACCTCCAAGTTTTCACTAAGGCGACAATAATAGCCACCTCAATGAGTCCACAGATTAAAGCGTATGCCATTTATTTGTCCTTTCGAGTCCAAGAGCCTGTCCAACTAGACTCTGTTGAGTTAAAGCCCCATTGGGGTGTTCCCAAAACAGGTGCAGGAGCTACGGTTTTACCGAGAGCTTTACGCTCCACCTCCCAAGACGATGCTCCTGTCTCATCACAGATGTACTTGAAGCTCACATAGCGATGCTTTTGACCCTTCTTGATGTTGAACTTAGGGTGGTCTTTACGAGCGACCACCACTTTGTTAACAAAGGTGGCGTACCAATAACCATCCTCGTACTCGTACCCACTACAAGTGAGATGACCACGATTCAAGCCGTCATAACCTTCTTCAGCCATGTAGTCGTTGTATCTGTCCATTGCTAAACTCATGTTGTTCTCCTTAGTGGAGTCTTGGTTGATGAGGTTCATTCCTCATGTAGTCTTATAGATAAGGGGTTACAGTTTCACCCCTTAGTCCTCATCTTCCTCCTCTCGCTCCTGCTCCTCACGATCAGCGGTACACCATTTACAAAGAGCTTCATCATGGTATTCGTACTCGCTGATCTCATTCCCACAGTCCTCACACTCGTACTCCTCTTCGGGATCAGTCTCGATCTCAAGAGCACCCTCTGAGGTGTAGAAGGTGAAAGTACCATCATAGTAGTCAGCTCTACTAACTTGATCTTTTGTCATGGACACTGCTTTGACCCCACTGTCTTTGAGTTTCTCTTGGACTACCTCGTCCTCGATAAGCTCGACAGGGATTGCCCCAATGAGTCCTGCGTCAACAGGATAAGAGCGTCCGTCAGACCCCACATAAAATCCATCGCCATGAGCTGTGGAATGCACAAAGATGGGATGACCCATGTAAGTGAGGTGTCCGTCAAAGTCCTCTTTGGACTCTGCCTTTTCAAGATCCTCGCAGAAGTTATTAACCCAAAGAGCATCGTTAGTCGCCCCTCCTGCCTCGATGGTGTGGAGGAAATAACAAGGATCTCCGATAAAGTGTGTTGGTGTTGGTGTCGCAGTCATTTTTATTCTCCGTTTGGGGGAGTGATGAGGTAGTGATTCTGCCTCCATACTAGGCAATAGATAAGGGGTTACAATCACACATTCGGGATTGGTTCTCCATATATAGACGAGCAGACTTAGAGATCTCAACGACATCAATCCTTGCTGTCTTTAAGTGGTTTGCTTGATCCACCTTCTCGGCTTCGATTTCTGCCACGATGCGTAGCGAATATACCTTCTCTACCTTGCCTTTGTGCGTGTAGTAGAGTGGCTGTCCTGTAGCTTTATTCTGAACATAATACATAACTGTAACCCCTAACCTATAAGAGATTGTGAGCGATCTCACTTGAAAGGATATTATACATGAAAATCTTAGAACAGAATAATATAACTACACTATCCATCAACCAAGACTCCATGAAAGGGGTAGCATGAATCAGAACACATTTGTTATAGGAGGTGAATCTAAGTTCGCCTCTAAGTTTGTTGAACGCCTTAACAAACGCTTTGGTGATGAGTTGAAACTCATCATATCTAATCACAAGACATGGGATCAATCAGGAGATCGCAGAGAGGACATCCCCTCTGGCACCGACTTGGTTCTTGTCCTCAAGTCCAACTGCAACCACTCTTTACGAAACTGGGCAAAACAAGAGACCCTAAAAGAGGACATCAAGTTCATCGAATGTTCACACAAGACTGCCATAGCTGAGATGGACATAAGACACTGTTATCAACTACCCATGAATACAAACCTTGATACGACTCAAGAAGAACTTGATCTGTATGAGACTTGGGGTAGTTTCTTGGGTGAGCGTATCTTTATCCTTCCCCTTCTCGGCATGGAAGACGAAGGAATCTTTAATGGAAGAGATGCTTATGAGCGTATGCCTTGGGTGAAGACAGGTAAGAAAAAGATGGTAGCCAAGTGGGATCGTCTTTGGGTGTCTTACTCGAAGGATAGCTCGGAGGGTCTTCGTGCGATTCTCAATCGTGTTGCGAAAACTGAGGGTAGAAAAGCAACTCTTGAACCTCTCCATTTAATGAATAAGGGTAAGTCTCCTTACTTCAAACTCATTGAGATCTTTAAGTCCTTTAAAGATGGTAGCTTAGGTCGAGGTCAAGTAAATATGGTCGCTGATCAATGGGTTCGTGATGCGTATCTTGGCACAAACCTAAGAGACTTTCAAAGCAAGTCCAATCTCAAATATGCCTTAAACTTAATCTTTGGTGCAGGTCTTGATGGGTTATCGCCCGAAACCTTAGAGGTCGTAGAAGAACACTTCCCTAAGCGTGGTAGACCAAAGGCTAAGAAGAGTTTGAAGACATCCACTCCAGTGGTTGAAACTACAGAGCAGGATCAAAACGAGACTCTAACCCCTATCCTTACTCAAGAGGATTGGGATGACTATGTGGCACAAAACCCAATCATCGAAGAGGAGATTGAGCAACCTGTTGAACAACCTGTATCGGTAGACTCTCATGTACTTCTTGGTACTCTTAAACTCACACCTAACGATAATGTGATCTGTATTGGTGAGGTACATCTTGAGGGGGATGTTCACATTTATGGTGACATCTCTCTTGAAGTTGATCGCATTGAAAATAACACCCTATATGGTGTTAAAATCAAGAAAGGCTAAATGAATGAAATTGTCGTCAATGGCGAAACTAATTTTACTGGACCCCATGAAGTTCCTTGATCTCGATCATGGACAAAAGAACCCAGTAGATGCAAAGCACATTTGGACTGTTAAACACGAACAGGACAGTGCTGTCAGCGAAGGACTCTTTGTTGACGCACTAAAGTCTATCCGTAAGTTTGCTTCACAAAGGGGAGGCAAAGGTGAAGAAAAAGCCCTTATCCATAGATCCATTATCGAATACTCTGACCTTGTGTGGTCTAGGTTCGGTTCAGTTAATCAACTGAACTATCACCTCAAGGGTCTTTACGGTTGTGAACTGCCGAAAGTGTTTAGAGACCATATGCGACATCTTTTCTCAAATGCTCCTCAAGACACCATCGAAGAAGACCCGATTGAGGAGGTCTTAGAAGATCAGCCAAACATCTCACAAATCAGCCTTTGTGGTGTGAGTTTCAATCTCACCACAGGGTCTAGTCTCATCATCGGTGAACTGGCTACGAAGTCGCTCAATTTGAAAGGGATGAGGTCGATTAATATCGACAAGGTGTCTGAGGGTCGTTTGTTTGGGGTTAGCCTTAAAGCCTAAGACTATCTTATGTGTCTCGGTTTCGTATACAGAGTAGTCGGGGTCTACCTCTTTAATAGCAAAAACCTGTCGAGTGGACGCTTAGTATTCCTTACCTTTGGGTTCTTTTGTGATGTCTCTACGCCTATCTTTTAAACCCGCTTCACTAGCTTGAAGAACTAAGAATTTTTGAATGTCTCTCTTAGGGATATTTTTGTCTACACCAGTAGCTGTGACAACCGCAAACAGATCTGCCATCGAATTTTTATGCTCTCCTTGCTGATACAAATTCATTGCCACTGATACTTTAATTTTATCACCATTATGTTCAATAATGGCTGTGTTCTTTGAACCCATGCCTAGCCTTTTTTGTATTTCTGCGTACCCTATCCCATACATAGGGTTACCATGAAACCAAAGTGATGCGGTATCAAACTTGGGCCTCTTTTTTTGTTCTCTTTCAGGTTCTTTAAATAAGTCCAAGATAGCACCTAAAAAACCTTCTTTTTGCATATATCTGTACGCAACTCTACTAGCCATCTTATTACGAGTTCTCATGGTTTATTTCCTTTGTCTGAGAGTCTCTATATGACTGCCTATAAAAGAACTATTACACTTAGTCCCAATCCTCCCAATCATCCTCTTCTTCCAAAGAAGGGTAAGACTCATTGTCCTTAATATCGTTCTCTACCTCAGTAACACCTTTAAAGGCACTCGAACCCCAAATACAACCACTACCTACATCCCAAGGGTAGTACCAATGGACTCTCAGTCTCTCACTCGATTGAAAGGGGCAGATTTCTATACCATCATAATCTTTTGAGACAGCAACCCAATCTATCGCATCTTCCCCACCTATTTCTATGCCATACTTCCCTGTAAACATCCATAATTCTTGTTTTATTCGTATTACACACATACGATTAAGATTTACTTCAAGTAAATATTTATGTTGGTATCCCGAAGCCCAACTAGGGTTCCGACTTTGCACCCACTCTTTCCAATCCTTATCGCAAGCATACCAAAGACCCTTTGGTTTTTGGAGGGCACTTATAGTCTTGTCCTGTCGAACATTCCGAAATGACCCCATTGGTCTTGGAGAATACACCATACGATCATAGCTTTTCGCTTGAATGTGTAGAGTTGCGATTTTTCTGATTACATCCATGATACTCTCCTATATAATATATGTAAGAGATTAGATAAAGGAACTACAAATATGAGTGAATGGGTCGTATATGTCATCCAGAGTCAGCAGATCAGACGCTCTGCTAAGACAGGTAAAGAACTACCTGGTTTCTTCTATGTAGGTTGCACCACAGATGTTAACCGTAGGCTGAGACAGCATCAGGGTTTCATCAAAGGAGGCGGGAAATACACTGCAAAGCACCGACCTTGGAAGCTCATGTGTACTTATGGCACATACGCTAATAGATCAGAAGCCATGAAAGCTGAGATGGCTCTAAAGAAAAAGCGTGGTAAGGCTAGGCTCTATTGGACAGAGCAAGAGTCTAAATGGTGTCGAGGTCGTAAAGAAATAGGACTTAAAAACGACTGTATTTAGCTATGTCTGAATCCATCTGTTCATTCATCATCCCATGAGGCGGGTTTCCAATATCTAAAGCGTCACCCGTAGATGTTGTCATAAGAATATGATGATACTTTGAGTAGTTTATTTCTACACCATTAGAAAGAGAGATAGAAACCATCTCTCGACCTGTAGGGTCCTTCCCTCTTTGCACATCAACAACATTTCTGTTTGATAGTTTTTGCTCGGCAAGATCGTGAACATAACGCAGATCTACGGCCTCACTAGCAAACCTTTCAAGTTTCGCAATCCTAGTCTCAAGGTTTCTAAGGATTTCTGATGCAGATCTTCTCATAAGGGTTTCTCCATTTGATTAAGGTTAAGATGATCACTTAAGAGAACCTATAAATAAACTATTAAAGTTATGGTGTCGAGGTAGAGAACCTAGATTTTAGAGCCTGCGAAGAACCCTCTTAGACTCCTTGAGGAAGTCTGCCTTAACAGAGTCAGAGTCTGGTCCAACCTCGACACGACCAATGGTCAGTCTACCCTGGTTTCCTTCAGACACATCAACTAAAATGAGATATCCATTCTTCAAGTCTTCTTCATACACGACATTAACATGATTCATATAGCCATTTGTCCACCTTAACGCTCCTGTAGGCGAAGACTCAAGAGTATAACCTAACAATTTAGTTCCCGCTAACCTTCTCACAGATTGCATGGGGGACGAGGCGAGGCTGTGTCGGATGCGATAGAGGGGATCAGGTGTAGATTGTCTTTCAAGACGAGCGACCCTAGTCTCAAGGTTACGGATGATTTCTGATGCTGATCTTCTCATAGGAGTTCTCCATTTTGTTAAGGTTAATGAGATCACTTAAGATCATTTATAAATAAACTATTAAAGTTTAAGGAAAGACTCTACAAGCACCTCTGCGAGATCTTCCCCCTCAACCCCATGTGAACTTACCCATACCTCCCCATCTCTCCTTACAGACCCATTATTGAGTGCGTATAGGTGGTGGAGGTACGCAAGGGTAACCGTGTCCTCAAAGTCGGGCAACCATGTTTCACTAGTAAGAGTGTATCTAACTTTTTGTTTAGGTTTGAAGTGAGGGAAAACTAGGATGCCAGTCACGCAGACCCACTTAGGGTGTTTAACTAAAAGCCTAAGACGATCAATATCCACCAGAGTTAAACCAACCCTCTCCCTTTAATACGAAGCTACTCTTTGAGATAAGTTTCTGGGGGTCTTCTGTCTTACATTTAGGACAAGGAGGTGATGGGTCATTCATTTTATGTGTGGCTTCAAAGTCATGTTTACATTCTTCTTGTTTACATCTGTAGTTGTAAGTCGGCATTATTTTTTATCACTTTCTTGTTTGAGTCTTTCTTCACGCTGTCTTCTTCGAGCTTGACTCTCTAAAGATTGCACATACTCTAGTAATCTACCAAGCTCTCGATCTACTTGCTTGAGGTTTTTAGCCAAATCTTTATCGGAACATACCTTATCGTCTTTTCTATAAGTACAATAAGAAATAACCGATCTGACAGCCTCCTTGCTTGTGAGGAGTTTTTGTTGGATAGCCCTAGCAGACCTTAATGGAGTTGACATGAATATATCCCCTTTTGACTTTCATAATGAAGCCTACAATATGATAAACACAACCGTGTCTGGTGCTAAAGAGAACGGTCTTGATATATCTACATTACCTCCTCATTTATCCATAATGACAAGTGAGGAGGTACTTCATGGAAAAAAAGTTATACTTGGATTCTCTTTACCAGAGATCCTTCAAGATGTAAGCCCTAGTTTATGGTCTTTCATTGCACATCAAAAAATGCAAGAGGAAACAAACAGTATAGGGTTCGTTTTTTGGTGCTTGGTTGAAGATTCTAAGTGTGGTGGACAATCTGTCTTTGGTATGTCCTACTTTAAAGAAGAAGGATTCAAAGGATTTATCTCGGACATCGAGTTTCAATATGAACCCGAACTTCTAACAGACCCTCATCAAATTGTTCCCTCTTTCTTAGACTACGACTTTGAAAATGAATATCTGGTTCATTAAATGAGTTATTTAATCCCAGTTATTCTCTTGTGCCTCGCTGAACTCATTTTTTGGTTTAAGGGTAACTCAAAGGCTCTCTATGGGATAGATTGGGGACCTTTAAAATGGTGGCTCTATACAAGTTTATTCACAAACTACCTATGCCTATATGCTTGGTGGAAGCTAATAGAAATCGGAGATGTTTGGAAGGCCGGCGTAACTTGGGGGTTGTGTAGTTTCACTATAGAACTTATTCTTAACTGCTACTTTTTCGGGTTCAACTGGAAAGGTGTTGTCGCATTATGCCTATGTGCATTAGCCACAGTCATCGTACACACTTAAAAGGAACGCAATATGAAAGCTCTTTATTTCGCTTATGGTCTTTGTCTTGAAGAACACACAATGGTTGACTACCACCCTAGTGCTAGGTTTCACCTGTTCGCAACCTTGAGGGGTTTTAAACTCATCTTCTCTGGTGATGGAGTATGTTCCATAGATAAAGGGTCATTTAATGACATTGTTGAGGGCGTTTTATACACCGTAGATCATCAAGAGTTATCCGAACCCAGAGAGGGTTCTTCACTGTCGATACTCGACATTATGGGTCATGACGGAAACTATGTCTCAGCTCATGTTTATTATACGAACCGAAAAGATCTGGTAGCCCCAACTCAAGATTATCTTATGAGAGTACATAAAAAGTATCAAGATTATGGCTTTAACATGACACCCTTAGAGAACGCACTTGATAAATCAAACTATCAAGATACAGAGCAAGAGGAGGACACAGTATGTGGGCCATTGCTGTCTTTATAACCTCCCTAATTCTCCTATATGTGATCGCAGAATATGTAGCCTAAACAAGCACTTCCAAATAAAAGCAAATACACATCATAAGCTCTTCTGAGTAGATACAATCCATCATATTAACTTGTCTTTTTGTATGTTATATCGCATATCAGCCACCTTATAAGTTTAGTTCCTATAAGGTGACTGATAATAAATAAGGTATTAAGATCTATCCGTTCGACACAAAGTCATTCAACTTCTTTGCAATAGTTAAAACTTCGTCAACACCCATAGGGGGCATCTTCAACCCCTCGATGTTTTCTTTCGCAGATGTAATCAACTCAGCGGCTGCAACACCAATCGTATCTTCATGTCGATCATAAAAGCTACCTGCAATGTCACCTTGTGTGTGCATATACTGAATTTGCTTTTCTACACTGTCTTCAACGATATGTTGAGCGAGATGTAAAATCTCTACACGAAGCTCATAGGGGGTCTTGTTTGGTTTAGGTGCAAGGTCACCTTTTAGACTTGACGACATAAGTCATCCTTTCTCTGTGTGTGTGTTACCCAAATGGGCGTTTATACTTTCGACTCTCTAATAATGAGAGTCAATAGAAATTAATCGCTATTTCTAGCTTCAAGAACCGCCTTACGAATCTCTTTAGACTGAGCGACTACATCTTGTAGTGATTTACGGACTCGTGTCCCTGCGGCTTTGTTTCCATCGTCAACTTTAGAAGCGTCTGATTCGAGGTCTGCGATTACTTGTTTAAGGGTAGCGATGCGATCTGAGATAGTACTCATATTGATTTCTCCGAAGAAGGAAAAGGTTGGTTAATTGTATAGGGGTATCCTAAACAATACTTATTATACTATGGGATTCTCTATTTCAGACCTTTTTTTAAGCTCTTCAAACATTTCTTTGCGTGTCCAACCCTCTCTAGTCACCCTTTGTAGAAGCTCAGTGCTAACTCTCAAAACCTGTTTTTTTAACCAATTTTTACGATGTATTTTATCAGTACCTATATACACACGATTGTCTTTACCTAGATAAACACTCTCATTACCGTAGGCTTCTCCAAGCGTAAATAATATGGTTAACCCATTCTTAGAGAGCCAAGCCTCAATCTCTTTAAGGATCTGAGCATCTTGTTCATAATAGCCTCTTATAAGGTCGGGAGGTAGGATTTTAGAAGGCTTAACAAGACGCTCATATTTCAAAGATAATCTCGCCATAATGAACGATCTTCGCTTGAAGCAGAGACCCAGCCGACAAACTTGATCTTATCATTAGGGTTTAACTCGGAAGGGCTAGATACAACACCTTTAGAATACTTAGGTAATATTTGTACATTCATGCTTTTAGGTAACACGACAATGTACCCATTACGAATATGATTACAAATGACTAGTTCTATCATTTTATTTTCCCATCTTAAACTTTCCACCCACAGGCAGAGTTTCGGTTACAGCCCAAGAATCTGATTGATACCTCTTAGGTCGAGATTGTGGTTGAGTAGGCTTGGGTGCTTCACCTATCGTGATTTCTTGAGGTGGCGTATTCAGTGGGTTCTGATACACCTGTGGATTAGGTAATCCGACTTTAGGTGCTGAGGTCTTCACTGAACTCTCTTCTTCTCCTTCAAACTCTGGTGTATCCACTGGAGGTGCAGGGAGCGTATCTTCTTCCCCCCTATCTATGACACCACCTATAATCAAAGGGGATTGTGGCAGTTCTTCTGGGACTCCCCAAACCTCTATCACTTGTGGTTCTTGAAAACCTTCAAAGTCTGAAACACCCTCCCATCTGCTACCATCTGCTTGAAGCACAATGTTAGGGTTTTCAAGGAGTCGGTCTACTTGACTGAGTATACGCCTATCCCAAGAGCTAAAAGCCATCCCTGCACGAACACACTCTCTATTTTTACATTGGTTACAAAAGGTACGCTCGAACTCTGGTGGACTCATCATCCCACCCTCATTACAATCTACAAAGAAATCTTTATTAGGCTTCATATAACTGCTCTCATTCTAACAAGGTACTAATACTTCGTCCTTCATAGACTACATCATACCCTCCTTCTTGCACCTTAATCCACTCGGCAAGATCTTTTGCAATCTCTTCAGTTAGTTCCTCTACACAAAAAGTAGGAAGAACGGGGGTTTTCTGAACGGGTTCTTCTACGACCTTCTTTTTAACTATGTTATCGGGGTTTACTCCATAGTCTACATAAAGTTGTTCTGTCTGCCTTTTGATCTTGGCGATGAATTCCTCTGTGTAATCACATTTAATATTGCTAGATCCACAGTGCATACAAACGGTTGGGCTAGGATCACGAGGTGTTTTCCCATCACAACCTACCTCTTTGCACTTGTAAGGTGCATTGATGATCTTATCTCCAGCCTCTCCTGCAATCACATCTTTCACATCAAAAGGCACTGTCCAATCTTTACCCAGCTCAACATCGACAAGTAAAGGCACACGCCACCCTAAACGCTTAATGACTTTGTTGCGAGTCATTAATTCAGAAATGATGTCAATCGCTTCTTTCAAGATTGATTTGTGAATCTCAAAAACGATTTCGTCATGTACTGTTAAGACCATCATCAGTTTGTCTTGCCAGCCACGCTTCTTAGTCTCTTGATAGATGAAGCTCATCGCCAACTTAGTCACATCAGCACTTGTACCTTGAACTGGTCCATTCACTGCCTTACGCTCATCTTTGGACTTGAACCTAAAGTCATCAGATTTGATGTCGGGTAAAGGCTGAACACGACCCATTCCTGTCTTTACATAACCATGTTTACGACCAAAATTGTGTTGCTTAGACCACCATTTAGTCAACTCACTATAAGTTGCTGTAAACTTCTTAAACTTCTCGTCTGCTTCTTCCGAAGTGCAACCAATAGTACGCTGAACAGCTTTACCTGTACCCCCATAGGATAGAGCAAAGTTGCACCCCTTACCATTGCCCCTCAACGCTTTCCAATCATCACGCTTCTTAGCTCCCTCACCATAAAATGCAACTGCTGTGATTGTATGTAAGTCTCCAATCTTGTCCGACCCACAACCAGTACAGTTTGAAGGTGGTGCTTTAGCGAATCCATCCTCTTGGAATTCTTGTGGGTAAGCTGTGCCACATTCAGAACATTCAAAGAAAGCCTTGATCCATTTAGGCTCAAGACTAAGATTGGTTACTAACCGAAGCTCTACACCTGCATAGTCAATGGCCGCTAACCACCAATCATCATCTCGTACAGACACACATGAACGCATCTTAGAAATCGCTTCGGGTTTGTTTGGATCATAGGTAGCAGGTATGCCTTGAAAGGGTACACGACACCCTCCATCTTTGACCTTCCAAGGCTTGCTATTCGTCTTACAGGAAAAACGACCTGTGTCAGCGGCGAACTGATCAAACTTAGGTTTAAGCGTACCATCTGGTCCAACATCTTCTACAAATGGAATGAGATACTGACCCATTGCCTTCCCAAGCTCTCGAAAGGTCTTAACCTTAGCCATAAAAGGAAAGTCTTCAGCCGCATTTTTAATCACATCTTCAAGAATGTCCTTAGAAGTCACGACCTGACCCGACTTTTCACTCGCCTTAAGCCCTGGTACACTCAACTCTCTAAATAACAGACCGAGCTTTTGAGGAGATAAAATGTCATAGGTTAATGGAAACTCAATCTCTTCTGTACCTACACTCTTACCGAGAACCGTTACAGCCTTAGTAACAAAACCCTTTTCATCGGGATAAAGTCGGAGTGCTTCTTTACGAGCTTCATCAACACGAGTTTTATAACTCATGCCTTCTACTTCCATGTGATTAAACTTATTCTCTCCTTTAAGAGCACCCTTAAGGACACGCACATAGTTAGGGGTGATGTCTCTCCCTAAAATATCTTTCGCACCGTTGTAAACTTCAATCAAAGAGTCAAACCATAGCTTCTGACCTTGCTGACTATATTTCAATGCAGTATCTCGATCTATGTAAACACGATTTCTGTGCATCCACCGAGTCGCAAGTAAACACATACGCTCTAAAACATACATCGAGTTAGTGTGTTCTTTAGCTTCACTGTACTTCTTATACAAAACTTCCCACAGCCCAAGCGTACACATTGCATCACTAGCGGCATACCAAACACAGGGTTCCCAGCTCACATCAAGTTTAGAGTAGTTTTTGTCGGGAGCATCGGGCATGAGGTCTGATAACTCAATCATCTCACGATCAAGGTGAACATTGGTTAAATGCTTTAGTCCTCGACCACCTTTTTCACGAGGGTTCAAGAGATACTGAATGATGTAAGTGTCATGCCACTTGAAGGAGTCCCATCGAGCTTCACCGAGTCCTTTTTTATACTCGTTAAACTCCAAGAACTCTTGATCAAAACCTGCGTTATGGAAGATAGGTTGTGCTTCTACTCTTGGGTCAAGTAATCGCTCTAGTGCAGGATACATTAAACGCCAAGGAATGTTATGCTCAACACCTTCTTGATGACCAACAGGGAAATAATAGCCTTTATCTTTGTGTGCTGAGAGGCATACACCCACAATCGTATCTCTCGTGCGACCATTAAACACACGATTATCAAGACCTGTTGTCTCAAGGTCAAGCCCATAGGCAACGCTGTTAATACACTCGTCAATGCACTCATCAAGGTTCTCTTTCGTACCTAAGATCAGTTCGGTGTCTTTCATCCACAACTTGGGTTTGATATTTGGTCGTCTTAATGATTCAAGCATATCTGCAAACATTGGTTGCACCTCCTTATAAGTATCGCTCTCTCCCTCCTATTATATGAGAGACACACAAAGCGTAACCCCTTATCTATAGAATAGTGTAAGAGGTTCAGAATCATCACGAACCCCACACTCCTCAAGGAGAACCAAATGACAGCCAAGAAGATCAAAACCAAGAAGGTCAACACCCTCCGCCATCAGCCCGATGAGCACACCGTCCTCGCTTACACTCCCTTTGAGGATGGGTGTGATGAAGGGTGGTACGAGCCTGTCGGTAATGTGCGAAAGTTTGACGCACACTACTCAGCGACCCCACTCTGCCTTGAGGAAGATCCTCGTAGGATGACTCAGAGGAAGCAGTTCAAGACACGCAAGCTCGCTTGTGAGTGGCTTCTCAAAGTCCGAAATCTCTCTTATTGGGATGAGCGTGATGCCGTCCTTGGAGAGTACGGAATGGATTCTGACGAGTTCCGTCAAATCGACAGCCCATGAAAAGATGGGGCGTAACCCCTTAAGTATACCCTTATGTCATCAACCAAAACTCTCTTGGAAGGAGAACCTAATATGACTATCGCATCAATCCTCAAAACACCAACTACTCGTGTAGTCCTCAGTTCGGCTTTCAGCAATCGTATGCTAGCCGAGAACGCTCTTGTCCACAAGATCGACCTTGATGTCGATCAAGCTAAGGCTATCATCTCTCTCGCAGAGATGGCAAGCAACATCACCTTCGAGAACGCTATCAATCCACGCCACGAGTCCACTGTGGCTCTCGCTCAAGGACTTACCAAGTCCGAGTGTGTCGGTGGCAATGTGAGTCTCAACGATGGTGATGTGGTGGTCATCATTCAGCCCTCAGCATCGAGTCGAAACGACACCGAGTTCGAGGTCGAACACTTTAACGAGTGTATCTTCCAAGTCCTTCAATGTCTACCCCTCTCAATGCTCCAGAGTTAAAGGGAGGGTGTATGTTGATCTACACAGATGTGGATCAGTGTGGCTTATTCGGAGCTAAATACTTTGGTCTTAACGAGATGCTTGTCTGCTCTGCTGATGCTCTCTTACGCTCCAAAGGTGGCGATGGATACGACAAAGAACACCGAGACTTTCTTGAGCCACTAGGTTCACAAACCTTAGTCCTCCAGCGTACTGAACAATGTAGTCCAGGTTGGTGGGAACTTATCAAAACACTTTAAAAAAGGAGAATGGATATGCCTTATAAACGAATGGAAAATGGAGAACGAGTATGGGTCGAAGTCGGTGGTCGTTATAACAACGAAGTCACCTATCACAGCCGACCCCCAGCACCCGCCCCTATGCCTGTCTTTCGGGTTCGTGAGAACATCGACTACAACACAGGTAAGACAACACGAGAGATCGTAATCGTAGAAGATAAAGAATAGCCTGTCAGCAACCACTCTGAAAGGATACCTCTATGTTAAATTCAAGAACCCTTAAAGTTAATACGATGCAAGATCGTAGTTTTAACGAGCTACTGGGTGAGTTTACTCTACACTGCCGAGATCTACTCGAAGAATATAACTTCAACAGAGTAGATGTATCAACTCTCATACCACCATACCAAGTACATGACGGTGGTTATGTTGAGTTTACTGTCGCAGATCATTTCGATCAAGTTAAGTTTGAGCGTATCCAAGATGAGATTGCTCGAAAACTACACCTAACAGCTCAAAAGATAAAACTAGGTGGGTGCTACTTTATAGGAAAGACTTACACACTACGAGTGTTTGCTCACTAACACTCCACATCTCTTGAAAGGAGAACAAAATGGACACAATCAAAGACTTAAAGGCACTAAGGTTGAGTGATAATGAGAACCATAATAGTGGCTTGTCTTTGCTTCGTGTGTTTAAACACACAAACCTAAAGTATATTTTAATCTTTGTGCATGGGCAAGGCAGAACAAATAAGAGTTAGAAGTCTCATTCGTTTGCTTCATGTAGTATGGTATAGTATCTCCATCTAAACAAAGGAGATTAACTATGTCTGAACTATACTTTAAATACGCCCTGTATGGACTTGCAAGCCTCTTTCTTGTATCGGTGGGGGGTAATGCTTGGACTGTCTATAAAATGCAACGAATGGACGCTACAATACAAGATCAGATTGCAGGTGTTCTTAGTGAGAACGCTACAAAGATAACCAATATGAATGAGACTTTAGGTACTGTGAAATCTCAGATGGTTGATCGTGCCACGCTTGAACAAAGAGCAAAAGAAATCATTAGTGGACTTGACCAAAAGACCCAAGACGCTATAGGGAAGTATACTTCTGAAACGGGAGCAAAAGTAGACTCAATCAGCAAACGCTTTGTTAGAATGGAAGCAAGACTCGATCAAGGGATCTCTCGCATAGGTAAAAAAGTAGATCGCCAAAGAAAAACCCCTCCACCACCTAAAAGCTGGAAAGGTGTGAGTGGACAAGATCAAACCCGATGTGCAGACCACCCAGAGAGATGTGAAACATTTGAGTTTAGCTGGCACTCACCTTTCTCTCTAAAAGGTAGACCCATATATACTTTCTCAAGTAGAAATATATGGGAAGGAAAAGGGAGTCTCGATCTCAACTTAGCATTTAAGGTGGTGGCGATCACTTATGGTGAGGACCAATCCAAACTCGGTTCGGGTGCAGTTCAAAATCAAGGTATGCACATTTATGGTGGGTACTTTGATGAACAAGGAGAGTTTGTGGAGATAGAGGGTCTTGAGAGTAAACTCATGAAAGGAGATAAAAACTTAGATCCTAGACTGATTTATGTCCCAAAGGTTGATGCACCTATTGGGCGTTTAGGGTTAAGTTTGTTTGAACCAAGTTTACTTGTAGGCTCAACATATCAAGCTGGAGATTTTGGTCTGTCTATTGGAGGTAGCTTTTTGAATCTCCGTAAAGGGGAGTATCGGTTAGGTGGGAACTTTGCCCTTACAGAATCTAATCAGTATCTAGGACTGATGGGAACATGGCATCCATATATAGCGGGTAAGAACCTCAACATCGCTCCTGGTCTTGGTTGGGTATTAGGTGCAGATGGTTCTAACACATGGTCGTTGGGAGTCCACTTTCAAGTTTGGTGAGTTAAAGTCGGTAAAACTTTTTAAACCCTCTCCAATCTTTGGGGTGCATCTCACTAAACATACTTGGGATCTTAGAAATCAAGATCCATTCCCATTCAGTATGCTCATGGTCTAAAACAGGTTCTATCTCTGTTTTACATACTCCGACATACATGGTGTAAATCCTGTCCTCAACATGATCGACTACCTTGTATTGGTCGGGAGTTATACCAGTCTCTTCTTCAGTCTCCCTAAGAGCTGTCTGATAAGTCGTTTCATTTGGTTCGCCCTGTCCTCCTGGGAAGTCCCAATAACTCGACCATTTATCATATTTATAATGTGTTCTTTTCATTATGAGGGTCTTATTACCGCATAATAGCATTATTCCAGCACCCATAGTGGTTCTCCTTTTGTAATTTGTTTATTAGTACCTCTACTGTACTTATTAAAGGAGTATAAAATGAAGCCGAACCAACAAGTAGCTTTGAGATTAGGGGCAACCCATGAGTGATGGAAACATATCAGGCACTACACCATTACCTGAACACTGTCACTTTGTTGGCAGTGATAAGATAATCTGCTCGGACAACGATGGCGTTGATCGAGAATGTGAATTTTTCGAGGGTGAATTAGGATGCAAGGTGACAGCACAACTTGTGGATGTAAACCCAACAGGTGCGGAGATGAAAGATGTCTTTATAGGTCATGCTTATCTTGTAGTGGTTGTCGCTATTTTGAGTTTAGCCTTAACTCAAATCATTAAACCTTTCATTTGGAAAACCTGCACCGAAAAGTCGGATGCTGTGATTAGACTATTTGCGATACTCACGGGTGCGGGTATTGCCTACCATTTATCAAACCCACTTAAGATGATTGATGTCTATATGGGAGCAAGTGCGGGAGCTATCAATGCTTTCGTGATAAAAATGTTTAAAGCTAAAGTCAAGAAATCACTAGGTGTTGAATCAACACCAGACCCACAAGATAAGGAAAAAGAAGATGAATAAATCAGTACAACGAGTTGCTTCAAAATATATGGAAGCAAGATTATTTGGAATACTTAGTACTCCTGTTAGCAATCAGGAAATAAGAAGAGCAGTTAAAAGATTACAATGGGCTTTCCCAAAAGGTGAATACAAAGTCATGTCCATTATGGGGCAAGACAGGAAGAAAGTGATTAGGACTACTACACCAGATGGTTTCTTGTCTGAGATTACTGGTCTTGAAATGGACAAAAAAGGGAATCTATCTTATCGGGTCTTAACTGTGTCTAACCCTCATGGCAGAGACATTAAAGTTGATAGTTTAGACGAAGCGACAGATACTGTATATAGATTATTAAAGAATCACTTGTAAGGATGCTTTGAAAACCATAGGAGGCTTATGAGTAACGAGACTAAAAAAACTGAAACGACCGAGACTCTGATGGGACCGCCTGCTCCTAAAATAGAAAAATATGATCATATTGGTCATGTGTATCTTATAGTCGTGGCGGCTATTGTTAGTTATGCAGTCACTGAAATTGTAAAACCTTTCATCTTCAAAACCTGTGCAGAAAAATCTGAGGCTGTTATTCGCCTCTTTGCTGTTATTACAGGAGCGATTGTAGGGTACTCTTTAAGTAATGATATTCTTGACCTATGGCTTGGAGCTTCGGCAGGGGCATTAAATGCTTATGTCATCAAAATCATCAAGTCAAAAATTAAATCCACAGTGGGTGTCGAACTCACACCCACTCCCTCCGAAGAGGGGGGTAAAGAAAAGTAATAGTTTATTTATCATTCACTCTTTTGAAAATGAAATGGAGAAATAAAATGAGAAGATCCGCATCAGAAATCATCCGTAACCTTGAGTCTAGGATTGCTCGTCTTGAACGACAATCGGGTCGAGGATCAAATCGTCTTGAAAGACAAGCAAGACCAAATGAGAAAATAGAAAATGAAACATCAAAAACAATTCTCACTAAGAAGCAATGGGCAGGGATTGCAAAGACACACGCCCCAAAACCTTTTGAGAATCCTCTTGGAGATCAAGAGGTGTATTATGACTATCGCAGAGGAGGTATAATCGTTGATGATCGTGATGAGCATGGTGATGATGGAGAAATATTTCTAATCAAAGAGATTAAGGGGGGCGGGGCTGAGGGTGCATTTCAAGTCTATCAAGAGGTTTATCCAGATGCTAGACTGGGCCAAAATGGCTGGAATTTTGATGATATGAAGTATTTAGGGAAGACACTAGATCAACGAGCGAGGAGGGGATAAAAGATATTTTATCCAAAGGCTAAAGGACTTGAAGACTATCGAAATGAAACTCAACAAAGCAGGTTTAAAGCACAAGTCTTAATAACTTATTTATATCTCACATTACATGAAACTAAATGTGAGGAATAAATATGAGATACCTATACCACTACAAAGCTGAAGTCCTCTCCGTCTATGATGGAGACACCGTTACCCTTATGATTGATCAAGGCATGAAACACTTTGCTAGGGTCAAGGTAAGAATGATTGGGATTGACACGCCCGAAATACGCACTAAAGACCTCGAAGAAAAGAAGCGAGGTTATGAAGCTAAGGACTACCTAAAGTCCCGAATCGAAGGTAAAACCATTATCGTACAAACCCTTAAAAAGGGTAAGTTCGGTAGGTGGCTTGGCGTTATGTGGGATTACACCGAAGATGCAGATGATCTAGGTGAATCACTTAACGATGAAATGATCCGCATGGGTCATGCTAAAGCCTATGACGGTGGTAAGAGATGAGTATCACTATAGAGAAAGGTAGTAAAAGCTATCCTCCATCTAATATACAAGTTCTTCTATGTAAGGATAGTGTAGTCTTAGGTGAAGTTAATGGGTATAGTGTGAACATGGAATACTCAGAGGTCGATGGCTCTGAATGCTATGAAGAAATATACGACCTTATTGAAAGATACCCTCAAGTCCTAGATGAAAACGGTAAACCTAGAATATCTGAAATTTACCAATCCGATATAGTTAAGTCTTTTAGAGGACAAGGCTTCGGTGTTGATATGTATATAGAGTTCATGCTTCGGTGTTGGGCTGAAAATAGTAAGGGCAAACCATTTATCCTAATCCCTAACGGTTGCAACTTAGATATGGAGGGGAACAACTCAGAGGACTCTATAAGAGTTTGGGAATCTCTAAGTCGTAAGTTTCCGAGTTCGGGAAAAAGCTACTCAACTTGCATTGCAGTGTTAAGGAAACCATCCTCAAGTAAAATGGCTCAAAGAGTTGCGAGTAGACATATCGCTCGTCTTGATATTAAGTTCGTAGAAACGGATGACTTCACTAATACAAATTCAACTCATTCGATAGAGATTGTAAATAATAAAGTGAAATTATATAGGGATGTTGTAGGTTTTATAGAGGGTAAGTTTGGAACCCATACTTTAGAAGAACTATATGAATATGCCTGTTCTGAAGATATTTTAGCCCTTTATGAACTATGGGCGATAGATGCTGAATGGCACGATGAGATCCCTGTATTTGAAGTCTTAGAGAGCAGTGTCGATGAGGAGTATCGCTCAAAAAAGTTAGGTCTTCAAATGTATAAAGAACTCGCCAACTTAGCTAGGGAAGAGTCTAGGACACCAATGTTCTTTATCCCTAACTACTGCAATACGAGGTCTACAACCCCTTCAGCACTAAGGGTTTGGAAATCCTTAACAAAATCAAATGCTCCGACCAGCTCTGGTGATGTTGTTTTGATGGTAGATCGAAAGTTGAGATAACGATGAACAGATATGCAAGTGTAAATAGAGTCGCCCGTATCCATACAGCTCGTATGCAAAAGAGAGCGATGTTCTTTGATAATGTCAAAGAAGATGTAGCTTCAGCCTTCATGCAAAATGAAGCGTCAAAAGAACGAAAGAAGATTTCTAGCGAAGGTAAGTCTGGATTAAAGTTCTTGCAGAAGCAGTTTGGACTAAACTCAATGGATTCCTTCATCAAAGCGATTGGGCAATCTAAATATGATCCCAATGACCCAATACAAAAAATGATTGCAGAAGCTGGGGCTAAAACTAACTCGCCAGGTGAAGCAGGTGATATGTTAGGTAGGTTCGCTAATGCTTATCAGAAGCAAGACATTGAGGGGATGGCTAAAGAGGTAGGAGTTGAAAAAGAGACTATGGCTCTCGTCCTGCTCTGGTATGTGAGAGACAATAAAAATGTGAAACTCAAAAATGCTTCCATGAACAAAAATGCTTTTTGGAATCCATTTGCCGTTGCTCCTGTCCCCCCACTCCCCCCTTTCCACGCACAATCTGTTGTAGTGGAAAATGTACTAAATATAGGTGGTGGTGTGGTTAGCCAAGTATCTCACTATACAGGTGAAGGGATTTCATGGCTTTGGTCTATAATCCCTTCAGGGTATGCTCCAACTTTACCCACAGGTAAAGTGTGGACTGCAATATACTTCATTCTGAAGAATGCATGGCTAGGGATTATGAAGGCAGGTGGCCTAGCTATAGGGGCGATTAAAGCGTCAATAGTTAAAAGCACAGCGACATTCGGAATCATCGCAGTGCTGAAAGTCATAGGGATTGCACTTATTGTATATTACGCCATAATAGGTTTGTCTTGGATGAGTTATCAGATCACAAGACTACCTGCTAGGGTACTAATAGAGTTCCCTGTACAGGTCATATGGAAGATCCTTAAGATGGTTGGAAATGGTGCTATTAAACTCACCACATGGGCTTATGATAAGATCAAGTCAGTAATCTATGAAAATGAAGACCAAATAGAGCCAAGTGACCCTATGCTCCCCGCAGTCCAAGCGATTTGAAATGATTAATGAGGTAGACCTTTTAATCCAAAGGACAGTTCCAGCAGAGAGGTCATCCAAAGCGTCATTGATCGAAGCTACAGTCAATGACCAAAGTCTGCTTGGTTCTCGATAAATACTTCTCTAATTTGAGTGATTTGAGAGGTCAAGACTTTGTAAGACACCGAACGAGCCGAAGCCCACTTCTTCTTACTCTCATACTCTGCATATCTAAGCTCAAGCCAAAGCGAGTAGTACATATCTACCTTCGCTTCACCGAAACGATCAAGTAAAAGAGATCTCATGTACGCATTAGTGGACTTTTCTTCAAGAGAATGATTTTCGTCCTCATGCACAAAGTAGTCTGGCTCTCCGACTGACACACCAGTATCTGCGTCAGTCTTGGAAACCACTTGAGCGATCTGCCAACCTTGCGACTCAAGATTCTGTATATGATGGACAGGAACATAATCTGTGTTCGACTCTTTAGAAGCGTATGCTTTGACTTTCGTAACCTCTGATTGAGTCCTCGCACCACGACTCCGTTGTAGAGCATCTGCACCCTCTTTGTACTTTTCACGCACTACATACTGCAAGAACCACTCATAGACCACAGAGGGCTTGATTCTCTTGCCTTTATCAATCTCAGTTTTGAGCTGATTTTTCTTGATAAAGTGTTCAGATAGGAAGCTATGGAAGTAGCTTACGATCTGATCTTCGGGTAGAGTGAAACGCTTGTTGTAAGGGGTTCTTCTCTGAACCATCCCCAACACTCGTTCGTAGTTCTCACACTTAGCATTATAAAGCCAATTTTCAGTCTCATTTCGCACCCTAACAGGTTTTTTTGGCTGTGAGTCTGATAAGATCATGTCAAAGTGATCATCTGCTGAAGTGTCGTAGATCATATCGAAGTGATCATCTGCTGATGTATCGTAGATCATATCGAAGTGATCATCTGCTGATGTATCGTAGATCATATCGAAGTGGGCATCTGCACCACTCCTTATAGGGTAAGCTAAACCCTTAGTTATTCTATTCATTTGTGTCTCCGACAGGTCGGGTTAAAGTTTGACTTATTGGACATCTATCCAAGTCAGCAGATACCTTACCACACACCAACCGACCTAGCAACGATTTTGCCCCCAAATATGAATTTGTAGATCGTTTATATATGGTATATCTTGTAAACCTTAGCCCACATCTGAAAGTGTGAGAGATATGAACATAAAACAAGCAAACGAGATGCTAAATCAGATCAAGAAATCTGGCCTTCATACCAAGACCAAAGTTGCTCAAGAACTTGTAAGAGAGCTTGAAATGTTCCTCAAATCAGCGGGCATGAAAAAGCAAGCCGATCTGAGGTTGCTGTCTAAAAGAGATGATGATCTTAAGAAGATCTTCTTCTATTGGGCAAGTGCCGCTCTCTCTGAAATGACTAGTGAGACAGAACTGCAAGGTATGACTATCCCCCCTGTTGGGTCTGATACTGGAGACATCTATGGTGCAAAGATCCTCAACCAACTTGGTGGTCGAATGAAAAGAAGGCGACAAGCGAGTGTTGCAATGTACGCAAACTTTTTGAACAATCTATATGAGGAACTTAAACCACTCCTTATCAGCGGTATCAACAAAGCCTATACTAAATTTGCTTATAATAATAAAGAATTTGAGAGACTAAACAGCGACATTCTTGAAGATCTTTGGCAGAGAGCTACGCTGTGGGCTGTGACTGGTACAAGAGATAGTGCAATAAGAGATACAGAGGTATCCCCTTGGAAAAGGATCGAGGGAAATGTCGAGGGGGGAGGATCTCTCGCTGAGAGAGTTATGAAAGCTATCCGTAAGGGTGTATTCAGTGCTATGACTTCTAAAGGACGCTACCTAAGCCTTGATGAAAGAAGACGACTAGGACTGGCTAAGGTAGATGGGGAAAAAATCAGACAAGAATCTATCGAGGGGCAATCTTCGTCTGGTGAAGAATACAGCAAACTCGATCAGTTTTCAGCTCAAGGGTTCATTGAGAATATGGATGGAGTGGGTGATACTGAGAAGTACATAAAAAAGCATAAACTAACGGAGGAAGAATTAGAGACTCTAACAGGTCTATTGACTGATGGGACTTACGAAGATAAACCTTATCAGAGGGCACTCGTACTTGAGATACTTGTAAGGTCAGGTCATATTCTCAAGGACGATGCCTTTATAAGAACCTTAAAACTCGACTTCATGGATGGTAAGTTTGAGGGTACAGAAGCAATGGAAAAAGCGGTAGAGGTACTTGAGTTGACAGGAAACCCCATCACTAAGGAACTTGTGGATCTTCTCCAAAGTTATGCTTCGGGTGAACTCGATGAAGATGCTTTTGAGGATCTTGAGGGTAACTTGATAGCTGACGGTTGGTTGGTTGATAACATAGAAATAGAGATAGAATCCGAAGAAGCTGTTAAGATGATCAATGAGAAAGCTGAACAAATGGCAGAAATAGCTGTTCAAGCTATTAACTTACCAGAAGGTGAGCTTGGAGAAGCCATCGGTGACCTAGCTAAAAAAGAACTAGAAGTGAAAGAGTTAAAGAAGCTCTTAAAGCTGTTCACCGAAGATGGTTTCCATTGGATGCTTGACGCTAATCTGTATCTTGATGACGCAGAATGGGCTAAAGCTCTGAGGGAGTCGAACCCTAAAGCTTTGAAAGCAATCCAAGAAGCCATCGAAGAACACCAAGAGCCTCTTCTACCTCTAGGGTTGAAGAATGTTCTCAATTCATCTGTCTTTGAGGACAAGCAAAAAGTGATAGCAATCAAAGAGTTTGTTGATCAGTGTATGAATAGTGGTGCTATTAAAAAAATGTTCGGTCAGTCTAGGGGGCCTCTTGGTTGGTTCATTGAGTTAGCTATCGTTTTAAACGGAAAGTCTATCACAGGGAGAAAAAATGGATCTCCTTTTACACTAAATATTGAGAAGGTAAGATTCTTTGACCTCACCCAAGACTTTTATGCTCAACTTGCTGAATTTGTTAGAGTGGCGACTGATGGAGAGATAGACGCTCTTGTGGGTAAGCTTGATGAACTCGTTGAACCATATAGGCCAAAAGGGTTGACTTATTCAGTATCAGATTGGTTAGAAAAGATAGTGGTGACCTGTAAAGAAAGAAAGAAATCTGGAAATCAAGCATGGAAAGAAGCTCGGACAAGTGGGATTGGGACAATGAAAGGTTTCTATAGCGTTGTCGCTAGTGATCTTGTTCGGTATCGCTTCTATCTCGACATTGGTCTTACTGAGGGGGATAACTTACCAGAGGGTCTAGGTAATCCAGATTGTGATAATCGTGTTCTAGGTCTAATGAGACCGATCCCCACCAACGCTGTTAATGAAGTTAAGAGCGAGGGTTATGATCTTATGTTAAGGTCTTGGCAAGCTGAAGTAACACAGGCCACTCAAAGGCGAGTTGATTTGAGGATTACTGAAAAAGCTAAACTTAACCAACAAGTAAAAAAGGTATTCAAAGAGTTCGGTATCGAAGAGGGTACAGAGCTATATGAGGCATTTGTTAATCTCGGTTAATCTGTAGTTTATTTATCATCGGTAGTTTAGTATCAAACCCCACTAGACTACTGGTGATAACATGAGCGAAGACCTACAGATTTCTTATGCCTGTCCTCATTATCTTCGATATGAGAGGGTAGGACTACAAAACAGTATCTACATTATACCCGCATCACCAATCAATGGTGAGGGTCTTGTAGTGATTAGACGAGATGGTGTCGTCCTTGAACCTCAAGGTAATTACCGAGAAGCGACTATCACCACTCCTAATGTGTCTCCTTTTAGGGTGAGAAGTACCTCCAATGTGCTTACAATAACCACTACAGAGGGGTACTCAAACACAATCACCTTACCCTCGAAGATATACAAATCAAAGACCTTGATCTCCGAAATACAAAGCCAAATCGGAGCGATCATTGTTGAAGAGACTACATCAAAAGCGTTGAGGTTTTCTGATCGAAAATTAGGTATTGGGTTTACCCTCACAGGAAGCCTATTAAAAGCACTTGGTTTCAAGAAGCAAAAGCAAGTTATTAAAACGAAAAAGTCTACTCCTGCTTGGGGGTTAGTTTCACGACTCAACGGACATGATATACAGTTCAAGAGCAGATTAGAACCTGAAGGTTTACTAGAAATATCTTACACTACCGAAAAGCGATACTGTAGAAGATGTGGTGGCACAGGGGTTGAAAACGACTTTAGATTCGGTACTGATGGAGACATTCAAAAGATACAAGACACTGATCTACTCTATCAGAACATAGCCAAGACTCTTTTGACTGAGATCGGGTCGAACCCTTACCACGCTTGGTATGGATCAAACGCTAACCGACTCATAGGTAAAAAGAATAATGCTTCGGTTGGGGTCGCTTTAAGGATGAGTGTACAACAGGCACTAGATAAGTTGCAGAAAATCCAACAAGATCTCAAGAGGGTACAATACCTTAGCCAAGAAGAAAGATTAATGAGCGTTCAGTCTGTGGAAGTTTCTACACTCAATAACAATGCGACTGCATTATTGTGTAATGTGGTTGTTCGTAGTGGAGCAAATCGTCAAGTGAGCGTAAATATAGTCTTTGAAGTACCTGGTAGCATTTCATTAGATGGGAGTTTGACATGAGCTATAGCTTAAAAATTGTAAAGCCAGATGGAGTTAGTTCCACTGTTTCAACAAGTTATTCTACAGATAAAGAAGAAGTATTCATTCATGGTCTTGTTGAGGGGTACGATCAAATCACAGTGTCATTCTTAGATGAAGTATTCACCTCCGTAGGACAAGAAGCAGACATCACAATTAGTAATGGGACTTGGGTATTCCCGAATCCAGACACGACACAAGAGGGGATAGACTTAAATCAAGGGGCTAACAGCTTCTTTATCACAGCAACAGATGGGTCAAACACTACCTCTTTAACACTCATCGTCATCTCTAGTCTTGACTCAAATACTGCTAAACCTCAGCCCCCTCTCAATATAAAATCCGAGAGAGCGGATGATAATGTAGTTCTTAGTTGGTTACATTCAGACTCTGAGATTATCTCTTATAATGTGTACGCTTCTACTGTAAGTGGAGGGGGTGATGGTTATCGACAGATCAACAAGATACCTATTGACCCGATTTCTTATGGGTTTAAGTCTGAGAAGGTTACCTCTGTAGTAGATTTCTCTAGTGATCTTAAAACAATCGAAGAAGACCCAAATGTCCTTACGATAAAAGCCTTACAGAACACCACATCAAGTGATATAGGTACACAAGAAATTGCTGAGAGCATCAGTCGATTAAGAGTGTCAACAAATGTGTCTGCAATCGAGTTAGAAACAAAGGTGTCTTTCAAACATAATCGTAGTATACCAGACCAAGCGAATACAATAGATATAGGCGATTTTTCTTCTCTCAATGCAAACACACCTCTTTACTATGTCATTACAGCAGTCAAGGTCGTGGATAACCAATCGGTTGAGTCCACTTTTAGTGTTGAAGTTGGATCCGCACCGATTGACTTACAGATTGTCAATACAATCCTACCCAATGTGACTGATGCACAGATTACAGAGAGTATGATCTCAGCTATTTATGATGCAGACTCCACAGCGAGTGTCCATGCTGGGTCTGCGATAAGAGACTTGTTTATAGACCCAGTAGTGTCAGAGATCTCTCGCATGAGAGTCCTCTTAGATTTCTGCTACAAAGCTACCAACTTTGTGTCTCTTAACGACATTGATGACCCAACAGGATTGGGTGAGTCCATCTTCGTATCTAACTCAAGTTATAAACAGCTCTTAAAAGAGGCTTACTTCCTTGATACCGACACACAGGTACAAAACCTTATCGACATCTGTTTTGATCGCCTAGCGTCTAATCTAGGCATTGTTAGGTTATCAGGTCAGGTGGCTAGAGGTGAAGCAACTTTCTTCTCAAGAAGTCTGCCTACTTTTGATCTGATCGTACCTATAGGACAGATCCTCTCTAGTGGTGGTGTGAGATTTAGAACTCTTCAAGGGGGGACAATCACAGTTTCTGAAGCACCTAGCTTTTACAACCCAATCACACGCGGATATGAGATCACCTTACCAATCCAAGCTGACACAGCAGGTCTTAGTGGGAATGTTACATCGGGTCAAATCACAACTGGTGCTCCTTTAGGGTTAAGTGTAATCAATAACTCATCTACATTTGGAGGTTCTACTAGAGAGACAAACCAAGAAATGATGACACGAGCAATGACTTACATATCTTCTGTAGATGTAGGCACAAGAGCTGGTTATGAGCGAGTGGCTAGAGAGTCAGCAGGTGTTTTAGGCTATGAGGTTATAGATGCTGACAACCCATATATGCTTCGAGATAACGATCAAGGGGGGAAGGTAGACATTTGGATTAGAGGTGAACTGTTGAGCCGAGTAACTGATGTATATGCTCCGTCCTATAGGTCAAGAAAAGACTCAAGGTTCATCCCTATACAATCGGAGGGTGCATATAGGTTTCAAGCCTCAGATGCCACCTCAGAGAACCCTCTCTTTCAAATGATTGATCGAACTAATACCTTTGGACTTAAAAACCAAACCAATGGTGAGTTCTTCGACCTTACAGGAGCAACTATTTCTGAAGGTAAGATCCTTCGACTCAATACAGACATATCCCAACCCACATATCGCATGACCGACATTATCTTGGGAGACTATAGAACTGATGTTACTAATAAAGTCGTGCTTGATCGACAACCTGTTCGACAAGTCATTTCTGTCCGTAAAGCAGATGGTACTGATCTGACTTTCACCTTCTATAAAACCGAAGATCCTCTTGTGCAAGGACAGTCCTCAAAATCTCAAGACTATATCATCCTTGATAACGATGGATTAGAGAAGATCATCTCAATCACAGCCGAGCAACAAACCCTTAATGAACTCTACACTGAAACGCTATCAAATCGTGGGGTAGACATCACTACCATTGTAGTCAAAGACTCAAATGGTAATACTTTTGCAAGCCCATTGACCTCTGCAACGCCAGATTATGTTATCGAAGTTAATGGTGATCTGACAACGATTAAGAGGACTACTTCAAGTACAATCACATCGAGTCAAACAGTCCTTGTCGATTATGAATACCTAGAAAACATTACAGTAACCTATCAGACAAACCTAGTTGTATCTAACCTACAACTAGAAGTTGATGAACAAAAACACATGGGTGCAGATGTTCTTATAAAAGAAGTTTCTCCTGTTCGAGTTAATGTAAAAGGTCTTGTCTACTTAGAACAAGGGACATCAGCTACTAGTGTTGACTCAATAATCAAAGCCTCTTTATTCAATCGCATAACGGAAACAACTCTTGGTGGGAGTCTTTACCCATCCGATTTCATTCGGGAGATTGACTCTGTACGAGGTGTTTCTTATGTCTCTGTTCCTTTGACAGAGCTTTCACTGACTGAAGGAGATCAGATCCTTCGTGAAAAAGTGAACCCAACAGTGCCTGTGGAAGTCACAGAGTTTACAAGCTCTAGTCATAAAGTATGGCTCATGGATGTTCAACTAGATCATGTACCTCAACAAAGTGGGGGGTCAAATGCTAGGGTGTTTTTAAATCGAAAAGAAATCGAAACGCTCAAGGTCGGACAAAGAGAAACAGCCTCAAACTGGATCGGTGAGAAAGGGAGCATCGTAGGTTTAGAGAAAGCCTCTGTTAACTCTAACGGAGTTCTCACAGAGATACCAAACTCCACTCGAAAACTTATGATCTCATTACCTTTGGGGGAAACTCCTTTAGGGTATGAGATTGAGGTCAACTACACTTGTGGTAATGGGACTGGAGTAGTAGGTGAGATCAGATTAAATAACTTTAGCTACTTTCAAGTGGGAGATCTCAGCTTCACTTATGAAGAGGAGAGAAGATAATGGTATATGATTTCGACCCACGCACAAATAGAGAAAACTTAAACTCAAAGTCCTACCCTAGACGACTCCTAGAGGACATAATTACCAACAAAATCGTAGACTCCATGTCCTTCGGGACTGCCTCAAACTACCTCACTCGTAGCTATGGCCCGAACCATAGGGTTATCTACGAGGGTGTAGGCCGACTCCTTGCAGGATTATTAGTAGACACCTTAGATAACCTAGAAGATGTTGAATACTCCCAACTAAGAGCTGAGTTTATTGCTACTCGCCTCATGTACCTTGTGTTCCCCGATGAGGACTCTGTACCTGTCGGGGATACACATGAAGAGACTATCTCTTTTCTCCTACAAACCTATGAAGCTCTATTAAAAGGGGCGACTAAAAAATCTGTCGATGAAGTGTTGAATGACATCGCTGAAGGAAATGCCGTTGTACTTAGCAACATCGAGGGATATATCGCTAACATCAAGTCCTCTATCCTCGCTACAACAGAATACAACACAGATGGGGTGTTTTCCAAACACAGACACTTTGCCTTCACTGATGAATCTGGACTAGGTTCTACCAACAAGCCGATTGAATATAAATGGGGAGATGAACTTCATACACACGACATTATTGACGGAGTTATTCAGCCACACATAGATGCTGACGGAAACTCTCACTCCCATGAGGTTTATCTTGGGATACCAGAAAACATCATAAGATTACAAACGAACTTACGCAAGGTTTTAAGGGTAACCAAACCCGCACATATTAAAACAGGTGAGGTTTCCTCAGTCATTGATGAGGACATACCTATTCTCTCTAAAGGGAAAGGAGATGTGTTTAGCCCTATTCTCGGAATCGACCCTGCTCAAACAGATGCTCTGATAATCGAGGGCAACAAGATTGACGCAACACTACCATATTACAACCAAAACGCACAGTATGGGCTTGTTGGAGTCTCGCTAGGGTCTTTCTTCCAAGAAGAGATGAGGAAGGCTAGGGAGGGTGTTTACGAAGAATATTTCTACGGGTATGCGTCTGGTAATACCATTCGTGTATGGAGGACTAATGTCCAAGTAGCAGACAACCTCGTCCTCAGTGATGATGACTCCAACACAGCAGATCAAAAGTTTAGGGTCATAGAGGTCGAAAGTGGTATTAAACCAGTAGATGGCATCTATCAGAAAATGACTGGTAGTGATGGAGTAGAATACACAACTAAAACAATACGGGATTTGAATCGTGGTGCGAGTTCTTCACTGAAACCCATAAATGTCGCTGATGTAGAGATCATTAATGGGAGTATGTACCCAATAGAGGAAAACGGTATAAGAGAGGGTCGGGCAGGTGATACACAATCCTTAAATGATGGTGAGCCTATCTTCCTAAAAGATAAAGTGTACTTCTGTGAGTTAAAATCTGACTTGGGTCAATACCTTTTGAGTTTTGATTCTGTTCGTGAACCTATGATGTCTGGTCATAGGGTAGGTCTTGTAGCGACTGTCATCACTGTAGATTCTAGGATACAACAAGAAGGGTTGATCAAGTTCAAAAACAACTCATCTCCTTGGAATGTTAGAGATGAATTAAAGTACGAGACAGTTACCTTCACTAACACTTTTGATGTGGCTAGATGGGGTGTAAACTACAACTACGCTATAAACCTACCCAACTTTATCGTGAAAGATATGCTCAAATCTATAGGCACACTGCCTGTGTCTATGAATGACATCACCATAAAAATAGACAAAGGAGCAGGGTTCGTAGATCCCGATTACTCTTATTCTAACCTATTCTTAGAATCTATCAACTGGTATACATACTCAGATAAAGATGGGATCATGCGTATAAGTGATCGGACTTATACCACTGTGGGGGCTAATAACTATAATAACCCACTTATAAGTTCGGGACATAAAGTTTCAATCACATATCCCAAATCCAAATCGGAAATCAGACGCTTCAGAGAACTTAATAGTCTTGAGATGACCCTCAATGCCACAAGACCAGCTCGTAAAGTCTCCGACTCTGGTAGAGGGTTATTAGGTCAAAACAGAGTCATTGGGACAACATCACCAATCTCTTATGTACTTAATGAACCACAACCTGTCACCCCTTTCACACAAGAACAAAAGACTGCTACCTACTCTGCGGGTAGTTCCGACCTGCTCAATACAAAAAATCAAAATCTATATGCAAACACAATCACAGACCCTTTAGTCTTTAATAGCACATACACCCTCAATAACTTCTCACTCAATCAAACAGCAACTCAAGATCAAGTCTTTAAGCCGTCTACGAAAACCATCACTACATCAAACCCTAAGATTTCTTTTTATCTCCTGGGATTTAGACCCTCGTACATCACCTCCGTGGTCGATAGTAGTGCTGTGTCTTATGCCTATACACTCAATCAAGATCATGTCTTAGTCAGTGGATTAACAAGTGAAAAAACACTGACCATTACTGGTATCTCTTCTAACCCATTCTCCTCTGATCTTGATTGGTACAAAGGAGAAAAGTTAGCAGAAGGTCAAGCGTTCTACAAACACACCTCCACTAATGAATTAGATGTCTTCTCGGAGTCTACTCCTGAAGAATACATGACGAACCCTCTAGGTCTTGCATACGACAAAAACGGTGTTGTATCCGATCAAATACGCTCTGTATACTCTATGGAAGACACTAAAACATCGGGTATAGAGGGTGAACTAGACTTTTATGAGGACAAGGTTACAGGGTATGAGTTTAAGCAAGATGAAGACGGAAGGGATGGGTTTGCTAGTGAATATAATACGCAATGCACACAAGATGAAGTTCTTTACCCAGATCCGACTCTATATGTGTTAGGCCCAATATCCACATTAACAGGGGGTGTGCCTGTAAACACGATCCCCACATATCTCTTCTTTGGGTACTTTATGCTTATTGACCAAGATAGCAACAATGATATTGTATACTACCTCTCCATATATCGAATAGATGCTAATGGGGATAAGCAATATCAAACACTAACACCAATACAAGATTCAAATGGAGATGACGCTTTACAGGTGTCGGGAACACTACCAGAATCTAATGGCTCTCCACTTGCATATAGATTCTTAGGGAATAATGGGTTTGGAAGTCTTGAATACAACCAAATGAGTTCTACTGCTTACGCTAATATCTCATTTAATCACATACCTAATGAGACCTATTATATGGAAGTCTTCTTTGAACGATCACCAGCAGGAGGGGCTTCTTTTCTTGGTTTTACAGCCAGAGGTTCAAACTCAGATGTAAACCTCTCTGATACTTGGTTTAACTTAAATCAAGACGCAAATCAGAATGAAGTTGAGTTCTTAGGTCAAGGTGGCACAGATGTTTCGGAAACATACGAAGTCACATTCACTAATAATCCTGGTGGGGGTGAGATAGATACGATCAGTAATATCGCTGACCCAGACGCAGGGGCAACAAAAGACACCGAAAATGTAGGGGTGACTCACACCACCACTACTACTACTTATTCCGCTACGGACTACTATCCTATCAGACCCTTAGAATATGACTACGGGTATAAAAGACTATTCACTGAGAGTTAATAACTCTTTTATACATTGGTAATATGTAAACAAGACCCCCCACAATTTTTAGATTGGAGGACAATATGATACACACGAAAATCCCACCACCAAAAACGACTGCTATTAACTTTGGATTAGGTTTCTCAGAAGGAATCGGAGTTAAAATCAAAGGGGATGTTTTTGGGGTTCTCCAACATAAAGACGGTCAAGAAGAAATCGTCTTAGATAAATCAAATATATACACACTAGATGGTGGGATTTTAGCCGCTATCTTGTTTTCCAAAAACTTAGGTGTGGGTAATTTTCGTGGCATTGATATGTTAGCTGTTGGAACAGGAGCATCGGGATCAACTGCGAGTCCCGACATCGCTGATTATAGGCAAAGAATTATCAACACACCCCTTTATCGTAAAGAATTTTCAAGTGTTGTTTATCGAAACTCTAACGGTACTCTAGCTTCAGTTCCCACAAACATCGTAGACTTCACAACTACATTTGATGCTTCGGATGCTGTTGGTGCATTAACTGAGATGGGGTTGGTGTGTACTACTGACGGTATAGGAAATGCCCCACAAGACTTCGATCAGTTAGCGGATGCTTTTCCTGTTCGCACATTGACTACAGACATCACCACAAAAGACATCTTAGTAAATTACCTCACTTTTCCAGTAATCAATAAACCCGCAGGGTCTATATTAGCGATTACTTGGCGTTTAACATTCTAAGAGAGGGTTTAAGTAATGTCACAAAAGTATTTACCCTCTACAAGTAGAGATTTAGACCCCACAAATTATGCGTGGGACTCCATTGTATATCAAGCTGGGAGACCCATGCTTGATAGTGAACTTAACCTCACCCAAGATATCCTCAATAAGAAAAACACCCTCCCAAGTGGAATGATTTCTTATCAAGGTGAAGATGACTCTGTGGGTTCATTCGCATATGAAAAACCGTATGTTGAGGGTGTTCTAAACGGCAACTTCACTGCTAACACCTTCATCATTAATCCGTTCAAAGCAATGGTAAATGGAATAGTGATTGATGTACGAAACACAAATGCTACCGATGGTACGAATAAAATCACCCTACCAGCACCAGATGCAGGGTCTGGGCCAGGTGATCGTGGGGATTTTGTTTTCCTTGAAGTATGGCGAAAAGATGTGACTCCTGCCATGCAGTCAAAGTCTAGGATTAAGTTACTTTCCCCCCAAGCTAATGACACATTCACCTTTAAAAAGGGTGGTGGAGCAAATGATGTAGTCCTCACTGTGGACACTACTTTTGCAATAGGGGCTTCTCTAGCTCACACAGCTCGCAATATGGCTTCATACATAAATGATCATGGTGGGGCAGGGTTAGGACTCACTGTTGATGGTGTTACCACATTTGCCGAAACTAGAGGTACAGAGTTTGTATTCCTAAACCATAATGGTGGAGCTAGTGGGAACTATACTGGTGGAGCTAGCTTTACCTTAGCCTCTTCAGATGTTACAGGGATTGAAATCCAAATACAACCTTCTGGTGGTTCTGATGGTGACGGAAAGCCTTCTGCTACTACAGTTTATTATGCAGGGAATGTACTATCTGATATTTCAACGCACCTACCTGATGATATACAAGACCCAAATGTAAATGTATCTTCTACTCGAAGGATACAAGTTCAGTATCGTATCAGGACTCAACAAAATCTTAATCTTTCACATCAGATTTTCGGGTTTGAAAATGGAATCCTCTACGCACAAGGGTCACAAGGTGCTCCTGTAAACACAAAATCTTTTAGTAAACATTCTACTGACACAGGTTTATGGTATGCTGGAGATGGTTCAGAAGCCGATGCCACTGCATTAGGTACTGTTGATGGGTATGTTTACGCTATCCCTCTCTGTTATGTCTTTAGGAGACAATCTCCAGGTGGTGGAAACGCAGGATTCAATGCGAGTGGTTCATTCAACACAGGTGCATTACATGATCATGACGGAAACACCTTAGCGAGTAATGACTATGTGGATAATGTAGCAATTAAAGAATCTGATCGACCCGATGGGTTATTTGCAGATGAAGTCGCTCAAAGTGATGTACTTGATCTTAGACGCAGAGTTTACCCTAGAGGAATAGACTTCTCGGCAGAGCTTGAGTATCAATATCATACTCTACTCGATAATGAGAATCGGACATGGTTTGCTAAAGCACACTCTCTACAAAAAACAGGGAATACTTCGGGAGGTGCAAGTTCTACCCCTCTAGTTTGTGATGTCTATGGTGGAGTTGCAAATTTAGAAGGTGAACATAGAAGAACCTTTGACCATATTGCTCGTAGGTGGTCAGACACACCTACAACTGAACGCATATATATCGTAGCCAAGCCCTTTACCACATTAACTCAACCCTCAACAGGTGTCACTGTAACAAGAGGAAACAATACGACTACGGGGGACTATTGGTACGCAGGAGATAAAATCACAATAGACTTAACAAATCTTAAAGTCTCAAGTCACCTTCTTTGGGCGACCAATGGAAATCAGACCTTTGATCAAGAGGCTGACGATTTTGCACCAAAACTCTTAGATATAGGGTTCTGTTGGCATAACGATGGTCATTACACTAACGCTATCGAACAACAAGTCAAGATATCAAGTGTTGATGGGTTAGGTTCTAATACAATCAACATCACCCTAGAGGAAAACCCTAACATCACAGCTAATGGGGGTATGTCGGCAGGGGCTGATTACGACCTTGTTGGGGATGATACCAATGGTGAGTCCACAGGGAGTAATAAAGAAATCTTCATCGAGTTAATCTTTGACTATGCGTCTTTTGATCGAGGGTTGAGCGGGGTTGCTATTGATGTCCCTACACCAGATCCTTCGGGTTACCCAACAGGATCGGCTGTCCTCATTGAATCCGATCCTGCATTTGCGTATGACCTTTACCCAGGTCAAGGGAATGGTAATGCACCCCCTATAAGTAATGTCATACCAAAGACAAAACAAGTGTCTCTTGAATATGTGTACGAACAACAATCTATAGATATCGTGTCTAATACCAAGCTCAGTGCTTATCTACCTTGGAGACTTTATTATAGATCAGGATTAGCTCCTGGGATAACAGACAGTAGTGGTGTAGGTGCGACTATCTGTACTCTTGATAATGCAACCACAAAGTATCAACACGCTGAATCAAAGATAGGCTGGACTAACTCAGTGAATGGTTGGGCTACAGGACAAAGGAAACTAACGATCTCAGCTTTCCCAATAGAACCTTACCCTGCGGATACAGTCACAGATAGTACTCTGTTAGTTTACTATAACCGATCTGCACCTATGACTGCGGGTTCAGATTTCGCTATTCCAAATACCGTAGCAGTATCAAATATTGGTGTTGTACCCGATGAGTTGAACCTTCAACCTTTAGCCATAGGTAAAGAAGTTAGTGTCTTTCTCAAAACAAACGACCACTACCCATTCTTTAACCCCACAGATCAGTTAGGTACTCATCCTAACGCTTCTAATTATGCTGAGTATGAAACTCTCAGTAATCCTGATGTTTTCCTTGATGACTTAAAGATCAACACAGGGTCAGTTGTCCTACCCTCATTCGTACCTTTTGTATCCTCTGTGAACATCACTCTTGGAGATACAGGTCCAGGCCAACCTCCAGTTAAAGATGATTATAGTCGAGTGGTATACCCCACTATGGAGGACTCAAGTTATTTCCCATCAGCTTTCGCTAAGAATATGAGTGGATACCATAGTGCTTATAAAACAGCTATCCCATGTCTTATGAAGATTGTTGATGATACCCATACGCTCTATCGTAAGGGTGAAGTCGTGTTAGTTGTCTTTGTTAAAACGAATACTTGGGGTCAAGGGGTTTCTGTAGACATGAGATCTACCCTCGCTGATAACTATGTAGTCGCTTGTGTTTATCGCACAAAAAACCAGCTTTTGCTCGGAGAATAAAATGCCAAAGAAATCCATAGAGAAAAATAGAGTCGTTATCTCATCAGGTCAAGGTACTGATGGGTCTAGTAATGACATCACCATCATTAGTGGCTTAGATGTAAGCGTTACTGCTTCAGATGTGATCTCATCAAATGATTTAGGTGGGTATCTTGGCAATAATGTACAAATAAATCTTGATGACTTGACCTCTGATGCACGAGAGGGGCAACCCCCAAAGATTGGATATGAAGCGATCACATTTAGTAATGGTGAGACAACCACCACACATGAGGGTCGCCCCGATTGGGGACAAGCAAAAATTGTAGACACTCCACCTTGGACTGCGAAGCAACCAAGAAAAAAATGGACTGCTCAATATGAGATGCCACATTATGGTGTAGGCAAGAAAACAGACGAAGCAAACACCCCTAGTGACAACCTGTTCCCTAAGTATGTTAATGATAGCGGAGCATATGACACAATCAATCTAAACTACAGAGATAATAGTGATAATAGTTACTATGGACTAGCTCTTTATAATGATTTCCCCTTTCTTGTGGATGCTCCTCAGTTCACACAAAGCAACTACCCACACATTGCACAATCAGTTCCAAGATCTGCCTTCCAAACTAATCTCCAAGACAATTTAAGATTCCCATTTTTATATCAAAAACCGTTCATCGCAGAAGAGAACAACAGAGATTTTTTCAATACCTCTGACTATAAGTTAGGGTTTAATGCTGGTGAAGGAACTTCATCTTTAGGTGTTAAAAACGGTCAAGCCTCAATAAGTCTCTCTTCGCCTTTTAGCACTGAACTATTTGACCCTAGAAAATCTCATGAAGCATTAGATGCCACAGATGCAAATAGCCCACCCTTTGATGTAGGGTTAATTGTTTCTGGTCTTTTATTCCCTGCCGATAGAGGTGTTCTTGCACTCATCAGATTTCCTTCTGATGATAACAATGTGGCACAGGGGTTCAACAATCCTGCTACCACTGTGGACATCATTGAAAATAGAGTTTTAGCGGCCATAAATCTCGGTGTTGGTGCAGGAGTCAACGATGGTGCTTCGGGTGGAGTCATCTTCAATAACTCTGATAACAATACCTTCCCTTCAAGAGTTACAGGACAATACGATCTGTATGAGCTACACACAGGGAACTATGTACCGAACTCTACTAGAATTGGGGCTAATGGGGATTTAACTGCTGACCCAAGCATAGGGAAAGTAAGACTGCTTACTAATATAGATGCGTTTTACCCTTCAAGTGGGTCTTCTGTTAGACCTGGTGGTATTCCCGTTCTGTTTTCTCCTTATGAGAAACATAACACAAGTATATCTGCGGATACCATTTCATTTAACTCATTCTACTCCGAAAGTGACCCCATAAGTGATCTAAAAGCTTATGCTATAGATGACGCGGGTGTTTATTATGACTGCACAATCAACACCCAAGGGAGTCAAATAGAGGTTAATAACCCAGCAGGAATCACAGACCCTACAACATTTTATGCTCATGTCTTAAAGCAAAATCGTAGCTTCTTATCTTACAGACTCCCCGCCTTAAAAGATTACTCGTCAGAAGGAATCACTACTCCATTTGCTGAACGAGATCGCTTCTTCGTTAAAAACACACCTAATGAAGATGAGTTTAAAGCAGATTACAAATCTATCTTTGACACAGCAGGTGGATACATCACATTCGGTGAAGAAGATAACTATTCATATCAAGTTGCACGATACAGGCAAGTGGTAAGGTTAGTGCAAGATTATATTAAAACTCTTTCTCAAGGGGAATCCACCACAGACGATGAACCCGAATATAACTTTGGATCATTTGCTCTGATACACTTTAAAACTGAAAAAGCATTTGAATCTCTTGTTCGTGATGGTATCGCACCTAGTGATGATGAAGTGTACAGTAGAAACCTACTCGATTATTCCAACCTCAATAATAACTTAGGGTCTTCCTTAAGCACTGTTGGTGGTGATGGGTTAGAAGATGGAGTGGACTCTTTCACACCAAGTCCTTCAATGTCTATCTTTAGACCTAATGTTAACTTTGAAAAAAGACTTGATGGATACCCTCAAGACTTAGTGATCAAAACAAAAGCACAGGCATGGGGTTTATACCCCAGCGTTCAAGCAAATGAGTTGAGGGCAAACGATACTTACTTCATGTGGACATCGGGTGTTATTTATGTCAATCCAACCACTTGGAGAGCCTATAAAGGACACCCTAGTGATAAAGGTGGTGCGTCTGCTACTCATTCTACTGACACACAACACTCAAGACTACAGACTATCATTGAAATCACGCAGAAGTCTGTACAAGGAGATGACCACATTTCGGAGTTTGATCAAGTTAAACCAACAATCTCTAAACCATTCCACACAGTTAGACCCACAGCTCAAATACTAACAAGTGAGCTATCCGCTTCGGATAACCTTTTTGCGGGTAAATATGAAAGGTTATCTAATAACGCTCTAACTGAATATGAGACAATACCAAAACATCAACAAGTTTGGGTTACAACTAGTGGTCTCGGTGGAAACCTTGCAGGTAACATCACAGTCATACCTAAAGGTGATGCAGGTGAGGCTCTCGATGATCTTTCTTTATACAACCCTAAAGATGGTCTTTGTTCTTTCACAACCGTTGGATTAAGACCTTCGGTGATGATTAATAAACCTCACAGGCAGTTTAATAACTTAGGTGTTGAGTACATTAAAGATAACATCAACGATAACAGCAGTTCCACCATCAAGAAACTTCTCTATCACTCTGCAAGAAAGATCTCATTACTAGAACTATATGGTGAGAAGTTAAGCCCTAATGGAAAACTCATAAAAGATGAGTCCTCCATCTCAAGCATTAACAATATTTATACAGGGATTGACCTTACTAAAAATCGTGTCGGTGAAGACTATCGCTCAAATAATAACTTTGCCTATGGTTATATTTGGGCTGATTGGGAAAATACTAATGTAGGGACTCAAACTTATACCCCAAGGTCATCTGGACAAGCGTTCTCTATTTATAGGTATGATGTAGAAGGGTATAAAGTTTATCAAGAACTTGAGCTACTACCCATAGGTGGTGATGTTGTAAATGGTTACGCTTTAGAGTTATGCACAGGTTGGGATTGGGTAAAGAACAGTGATGATTCTGACGCAGGTGTTGGGTTATCTTTTAAGTATTCTCGATATGTACCTGTTTATCGCCCTGTAGAACCAAACCACACAAGAACAACACTTGAGACTCATGCCGATGCAAAGTTCCTCGTAATCAAAGGTGTTGACTACTATGTGGAAATGCACCCTTCAATCCCTTATAATTGGAATACAAACACGAACCCCGCAGTAGGCGGACACGACCCGACAAACTTCATAAACTACACAGAGCCTAAAAATTCTATTGGAGATTTAGGTGGGGACGCTACTTCTGATTTGAGTCTGATCTTTAGCCCAAGTCTGACAGATAAAACCACAGCCGCTACTGCATTAACTTCTTTGTACGACTTTATGGGTACTACAACAAATAATCATGGTGAATATGTAGGGCATGGGGTGTCTCCCATTGACGCGGCCTCAGCTAACGCTATTGTAAACCCTACAGTTGGGAACACATATCACTTAGCTAAACTATCTCTTAGTTCACTCGCAGTATTCTCCATTACAACAAACCCTCAACACCCTCACCCTACGACAAGCGTAAGGGTGGACACTGGTGGGTTTGTCGCAGGTACTAGAGAGTTTGGTGATGTTATTGTTGAAGCGATACCTACAGGGCGTAGACAACTTCCAGAGTATGGAAACTATACGATGGATATTAGAGGGTATATCACCGTTAGTGGTATGGGGAATACTAGTGTTTTCATTTCGGATCAACTACAAGCAGTATCTACTATCTCAAGACTCCCTCTTGTTTCTCTTTTCACACCTAGAAAAGACACCCAAGAACGCTTCTTAGACGAATCTTATCGCATAGAACATAGCCTCGCTCACCTTTTCTTCATACAGGGCAATGACCCTGATTTTAACTATCAATTTGGCAACCATCAAGACACTAGTGGTGTCACTCCAATCACAGGGAATACCGAGTTAAGAGATAACTTAATCGGCCCAGGCATCCCTAACTTCGGATCGGGTTATAATGGAGGCTATATTTCATTCCCTGTGAGAGATGAGTCAAATGTTTCTCCAGAAGGTTGGTTAGCTAACACAACTAACTTAAGATTGTATAGCTTTCATGGGTTCGCAGGATACTTACGAAACAGTTTACACATGAGAAGGATACAAATCACAAGCCCTCTTATTTTCTCTGACTGGTTAGAAGCACAAGTGAGTGGATTCCCTAACATGACGAGAAATCACTTGTCGGGAGCTAAATATGGAACGCCTCCAAGAGGTGTCTTAATTTACCCTTATCAAGACTTTGATGGTAACACGATAAGTGCTTTTGGATATAACCTCAGTAATAGTGGTCAAGCCACAGTCAATCCTCTTGTTGATTCGGAGTCGGGATTCTATCTACCTAACTCTAATGCAGGTCTTTCGGCTTATGACGATGTAGCTAACAACATCGCAGGGAACTATGGCAATAATGGAACATGGCTTGATGACGATGCAGGAGGTGTGGGAGTTTCTACTGACCCTATCCTAAGACACGCACAACCCACCTATTCTGGAGGTGGTTTTGTGGCATCTAATGATTCTCCCGATGTGGGCTACTTGAGAGCCTTCGATCTAAACTTTGGAAAGAGCGTAGAACGATCTCCCCACCTCCCTTATTGGGATACAGATTGGACAGAAACAACTGCAAGTGGAGAAGAAAAAGATCGACTCTCCACAAGTGCTACACCTAAAGGTTTGATAGAATCAAAGGAATGGGAGAGAGTTAAGGGTGATGAATTTGCACCCATTAAGTTAAGGCTAGTAGGTGTTGATTGGGATATGATCTCTTATGTCGATCCTCAGTTCCCAAATGCTAGAAGAGATGGCACAGTTTATACGATTGACAATAAACAACACCTCATGCGTAAGAGGGTCATGAGAGTCTTTGTAAAAGTACCAGGTCTAACCACATGGCTTGATGTTGGTGTAATGAACGGAGAAGTCGGTGAGTCTTATGTGCAGTATGCAGGAGACCCCACAGGCACATTCGGTGTGATGAGTGAAGGGGGTGCAACCTCTGACAAAACACACCCAAGTCTTGATGGTGCAGGGTGTTGTGTTTCATACAAAGAAACATTCCTTGTTGAAGAAGGATTAGTCGCTCTTGACCTTGAACTTGATGTTGGTTTTGTACCTGCTTTTATGAGCGTAGGTGATGATACAGTATCTACTGACACCATAGCTTCTTCGGATAACTTCTTAGGGCAAGAAAAAGTTATTTATGTGAATAACTCTGACAAATTCTTTAGTGCGAGTAAATCTGATGACCTCGCTTATGGTAAAGGTGGCACAGAAGCACCTATCCTTGTCAAAGTTATCTTAGGTAATCCCGATTTCCCTAAGTATGAAGTCCACCCTGAAAATGCATTTGCTCTTGTAAATCGAGATGACTTAGCAGACCAAACAACTTTAATCGCTAATGTGTACGGAGGTGTGGGTACTAACGCTATATACGATATATGGCCTTCACCTAATAAGTCTTATCGAGGTCATTCATTCCCACCCGATGATCGTGCTCCAACATGGTCGAGAAGAGGGCTGATGGGTATTGAAGTTCTTAGACCAGATGGATCAAACTTTGATCATGACCTTGTAGTTGACAGACCTGACTTTGCAGATTTGTCCTTGTTTGGATCGCTAAAAGCAACCAAATCAGGAACTAGTGAAGATGATAGATCACATTATATGGTTTATCGACAAGTTAGTCATTCGGCATCAGGGTATTTAAGAGGGGATACTGCATTAGAAGGTACGATAAAAACAAACAAACAAACATATACCTTTGATGATGACCTATTAGATGAGGGAGTCGATTATGAGGAGAAGTACTCTTTATCTAAAAAAGGGGAAGGGTGATTTAGATGCCAGCTATATTTGAAAGAATAAATGATAACCTCGTTGAAGTTATCCCGAAGTATTCGGACTCTATGCCTATGTCTGGGAAATATGTAATAGACTTCCCAGACCACTTTGACTTGAAACTCACTACAGCCAAACCTAGTCGGGCAGATGTGATCACTAAAGTAGACGAGCTAATGAAAGAGAAGTTCGTTTCATTCGATTATTTCAGCACAAACAACTTTATAGTGGATACAGAGTTCACGAACGCTTTTGAGGTTACCCCTAATTTGTCTGTCTCTTTTGTTGACAAGCAGTTTTTACCTGTACACCCTTCAAGCAACCCAGAATATACCTTCAAAAACTCCTTTAAAAGCGGAACACAACCTAACACGATTCAAGTAATGGGTAGATTCCCTCAACAAAACCATATCGAAGGTGCTTCTATCACATCAAACAAGGCACTTTCTGGAAACAGATGTATCATCACAAAAGATATTGATATCTCTGGGAATACAAATGACCAACTGGGCAGAAACGATTTCTTCGTGTACTTTCGCAGTGTCTTAAAATCTTACACTAAAGACTCATCTCTTTCTGATGTGGATCGTGGGGTTGTTTCTCCACAGACTTCTAATCAAGAAGGATTCATGAGTTACACTGAGACTCAATACGATTCCACAAATCGTCTTAGATGTTTTATATCTAGTGATGGGAGTACCTACTCGGAAATTGAAAACCTTAAAGTTTTCTCATTCCCACAAAAGGTAGACACTATCAAACTCGCCTTTGTGAACTACACAGACGCAGACCTCACATTACTCTCATACACTTTGATGTACTGAAACCATAAAGGATTATAGTCATGGCTGATGATTTTAAGACCACAGTTAGTAGAACGCTAGATACGACCAATCGCCAATACACAAATGTAGTATGGCAAGCAGGTAAACCTCCTCTCGATAGTGAGCTTAACCTAGTAGGTCAACTCGCCACAGATAATCTCTCAAAGACTATTTCGGCAACTGCTCATAGTGGTATCCTAATGAACCCTAGAACTGCCGACAGAGACTTTGAGTTTAATCCCCTATGGTCAAACATCTTAAAATCCAAGCCCCTAAAGGCTTTAGTCAATGGGTTGGTTTTAAACATTGAAGAGACTACCATTAACCTCTCTCCACCACCCACACAAGACAATCGAGTAGACTTTGTTTTCCTAGAGGTGTGGAAGACCATTATCTCTGCTAGCAATGCAATAGCTGATGCAGACCTTCTTAAGATCAAACCTACTACAACAACCGTTTATTCCAATGGCAATCTTGCGGGTAGTGGGCTAGAAGATGAGATGGTAGACACCAATGTTGGATTTGAAACCACAAAGCGTGTACAGGTTCAGTATCGCTTTAGAGTAGTTGATAACATTGACATTTACTCTCACATCGAAGGTATGTCCAGCAACCTCGTTAAAGCTAAAGGCCCTTTAGATGCTGTTAGCACTGTGAGCTTCAATAACCAACACGCAAATGGAGATGCTGGTCTTTGGGTCGCTCACATGACAAGTGATGGATGTCCTCTTGGTCAACCTTGTGACCCTAATGTGCCAAACACAGCACTGAGCGATTTCTTAGCAGAGAACATCGTTTATGGTATCCCTATCTGTGCAATCACTCGAAGAAATGACCACGCTTATGTTGCGTCTGTAAACGCAGGCAATGCTAATCAGAATGGAGCGATGGATCGTAAGCCTTCATCTACCATGAGTACAGACGCAATTACTCTCCTACAAGCAACATTGACTAATGCTTTAGATGCTTCAATCACAGGTAATGTAACGATCACTAATGGTGTTGGTTCGGGTCTTGATGATGCTGATCTTTATGGTTCTGAAAGATACTTGGTGCTTGGTGAAGGTCTTAACAGAGAAATCATTAGAGTAAGTGGATTTGCAAACCCAAATCTTACGATTGTGGCTAGAGGTGAAGGTGGAACACAAGCTAAGTACCACTCAGCAGGAACAAATGTTGTTCTCTTTAACAACCGACCTGATGGTAAATATGCTGATCAGATCCATGCCGAAGATCTATTCGATATGCGTCATGCTACCACTATCGGTGAGTGGGATTATCAGTCTCTACTTGAAAGCTCTCTCTCTGATCTCCTCTTCGGAAATCTAAAGACTGCCTACAAGCAGAACCAACAAAACAACACCACATCGGGAACGACCATAGAAGAAGTTTCTATGATCGACAACCAAACCCCACCACAAACATACAATATGGATTGGCCTAATGGGTTTAGAGACACATGGTCTGATGCTTCTGTACCCCAAATGGGATTGACTATGTATCTTAGTTTGCCGAGTGCAAGAGACTCTTTTGGGGTAACACAAACAAACCTCAATGTAGCCAACTCAACCTTTTGGTCTATCGGACCAAACTTATCTCCTAGTGCTTTCATTTATGATGGTCTTGTCATGAAGTCTGGCTCATGGATCAAAATAACACTTAATAGTGATCAGACAAACTTAGCTTATGGGGTCAATCAGATTGTTGGTGCAAATACCTCCGAAGAGAGAGGTGTTCGCTTTATCGCACCTAAAGAAGTCAGAGATGCTTCAATAAAACGATCACCATTCACCATCGAAGAGGTAGGTGATAATCATGGTCAGTTATACTACCCGACCCTTGCATCTAGCTTTGAAAGACCATTTATCGTACTAGGTAAATCTCAGTACGATGCTACATTCACCACATCTACTGCTGACAATGTGACAGATCAAAACTATCGTTATTTGTATCGACCAAATGCGATCAATCAGTCAAATGTTGTTGTTGATCAGCAGACTGGAGCTGGTAAAGCTACAGAACAAGTCGTTGCTGTCAGATTGGGTGCGAGTGGTGTTGATTTACCTCTCGCTGTGAGAAATATCGAATCCCTCGTGACAAACAATGGGTATGACACGAGTGGAGATCACTCTAGTTTATATGCTGTCATCTATGGTGACCCAGCCGCTCAACAGAACAATGGTGTATTCAAAGTAATAGACATATTAAACGATGACTTAGACACACCTAATGCTATTTACTATAAATCAACCGACACTACTGTTGGTTGGGCTCCAACATCCAAAGTAGGTTGGCTTATACTCAAGCCTATCGACAACATTAACAGAACCCCTGATCTAATTACCGAAAAAATATTGAAGATTGAGTTCAGAACGCAAGACCTCGCTAACAAAGACGATGAGGTGATGATCGCCATTACAGAATCTGTAGACCACGCCATTGCCAACTCTACTCTAGGTAAACTCTCTATCACAAGCGAGTTCCAACTTGGTGTCTCTGTCCTCTACCCCTCTGCAACAGGTGGCATTGCTAATGTAGCTGAGGACATTCATAAGATCGGTTTAGTACCAGATGTCTCCACAGGCGAGTTCCTTAACAACTCGAAGTCTGTTTTACATGGTGCAGATTTCTCTAACTTGCCCCTTATAGGGAATGAGATAGACCTACCAACGAAGAACCATGTCTCTCTTTGGAATAGGCTACCCTCATCAAACCTGCCAATCGGTATAGCACAGTCTACTCAGATGGGTGGTCGTATCATCAATGAAGAAGCTGATCGTGAGGCTGAAGCGTTTACAGATGAAAACAGTAAGACTGTCGTTCTTAGACCTTTCCAAAACAAGACTGTCATCATCAATAAAGCGATTACGAAGAACCTCGAAGCAAACAATGTTACTCTACCTCTAGTTCCAGAACATTGGAACAGCACAACTATTGATGTAGATCTTGAAACATCAGAAATGTTCCTTGCAACTAAGAATGCCGCTTTCGTATTGCCCGAAGCAATCATGCCTCGATTCGGTAGGCAAGACATCCCTCTACACAACTATACTGGGACAGAAGATCAGTTTAGAAACGGTCTGAACCATATCTTTATTGATAAGTCCTCTGCAAACTCTGATGGTGTATTTAACATCATTGGGGGGCTTGATAACGGAGGTAATCCAGGTGTTAGTAATGTCCTATTCGTCACAGACGACCCAAATACCTCGTGGGGTGAGCGAAAGACAATCACCACAATAGACAGCAAGATTGGTATTGGAGCTAGAAAAACCTCATTAACTGTTCCTACAAGCGACTTTGGATCTACCCTCAATGGTATCGAACTTCCTCCTTATTACGGCATTGTTCGTGTCTATGGTGTCTATGAGAGATCTCTATTCCACGATCATTTAAACCAACTAGGAGGTCACGCAATTGATCGTGTGACCGTTGCAGGTAATGTGTCAAGTGATGCCTGCCCTAATCTACTAAGAACCGACTCATCAGCGTTCACTATGTATATCAGACAAAACGGTGGTAAAGATCATGTCAATGGTGTGGATGGCTTGTCTAACACAGACTATTTACACGCACACACTTATATGCTCACCGAACACGCAATCGACATCACCCGACTAAATGGTGTGGGTGCTGGTTGGTCTGACGCATCTGTTTTCACAGACTTTAACTATGTTGTTGAAGCTGTGGTATTTATGTTTGCTGATGGGTTTATCTCACATAACCGTTATGTACTACCTAGAAAACATAACGGTTCTGGATCTGCTCTTGTGGCGACCACTACACAAAAGGCTGTTGTATCCACAGTCATTCCTTTTGCTCCTCCTCTTGGTTCACATATCACAGTCGCTTATAAGCGTACTCCATACCAAGGCGACCCTTTAGGTACTCTCGGACAAGCAGACCAAACAGTACCTCAAGGTCGAAAGAGTCTATCAGAACTCAGACTTGGGACTAAGGTACAGCCAGTAGACCTCTCAAACACCAATAAGCGTAATGTTGAAGTTCTCGCAAGTATGGATTTCTACACGACACTCGGAACAGGTAAGATTGGTGGGGTGGTTTACCCGACAACAATCACTGATGTCGGTCATACTCCATTCCCAATCAATCGAGATCCCACTGCGTTATTGGCTGACGGTCTTACCCACATCCCTTTAAAGACAGCTACCTTTAAAGGTGAGTCTGAACTAAAAGGAGGTTGGGCGAGCCTATTCCTATTTGAGAAGGCAAAAGATGTCGTTAATGGGGAAGTCACCTTAGCTCTCTATAAGAATGACACATCGGTTAGTACCTTTGCGATTGTTACTGCCACGATCCAAGAACAAGTTACATTGGCGATGTTATGGCTACAGGGATTAGGTTATAACTGCTTCCAAACTCGTGGAGAAATCAAACAAAGTGGTACGGATAACTCAAACTATTTTGGTCTACTCATCCAAGCACCTAACCCTACGGACACCTTTGAGTTAGAGGTTCAATGGAAAGATCTTAGAAACGGACAAGACATTCAAGTCTTTGGAAACCTAAGAGAATCGCCTTTGAGTTTTCAAATGTGGACATTAACAGGACCTCCTCTTGTAAACTATGAATCAACACTCAATTCTCGAAGCATGAGTCGTGTTCATTTCTCTAAGGTTAACACACCAAGAATAAACGCAGGTGATGGTAATACCCCTATCTCTCTAACAGGGATCACCTCAAGATTACCTATCGGATCTCTCGTTCGAGACTCGGACTTTGTATGCGAAGATATCCTAAGCAATAAGTCGAGCTATTTATTCTCCTCTGCGGGTTCGTTCTCCACTATTTCTAATCCTGTACCTGTAAGCCCCGATGGTATCCCTTACACAGCTACATTAGGAGTGAGTGGAGATACCTTACAGATGAATGATGGGAAGATATACAATGGAATAACACCTGCAACACAAACTAAATATACTATCGCAAGAGGGGGAGGATCTGTCTTTAGTGCAGGGGGAAATGTAGAGGGTGGACCTCTAAGTTTCCTAGCGACATCATTCAATGAATTTTTACAACCTGTTTTGAAAGGAAGTGCTTTGGTCGGTAGGGCGATGCTTGTGTCTAACAGTTATGAGGAAGATGATACATCAAGCCCTACAAGTTATGGAAGCGAACTGCAACTTGTAGTAGTAACCCATGCTGTGGATGGTGGTTCTCCCTCTATTACTCTAGGAGGAGACATTTCACCTTCGGGGTATGGAGAAGGTCTAGCGGCGGCTGATCGGTTTAGAGTCAAAGGTAAACCTTTAGTTAAGGTCTACAGTCAAGCCTCTAACCTAAGTGTTGTACCTGCTTCGTATAACTCTAGCAACTAAAGCCTGATGGCTAAGGACAAGCGTATACCAGGACATTGCACTTGTTGTGGATATAAACTCCCCGAAAGCAATAGAGGGTGGGGTTTGAACTGGCATGACGGTGCTGGTATGTGTGCTAAATGTCTTTATACTATTCGGAAGTCGATTGGATACTTTGATCGTCTTGAGAAGAAGAAGACTCGTCAAGATCAGTAGGAGTACCCTCTTCAGTCGCTTCTGAGTCTGCGAGTTTTTGTAAAGTCTGAGCGTTCTCTGCGATAACCTTAAGGTATGACTTAATCATCTTCTCCCTACGCTTTAAATCTTCAATACGCTGATTTGCCTTACGAGTCTTACGCCTCGATTTGATTTCTGCCTTCTTGTTCTTCTTTGGTTTCCCCATGATCTTTCATCTCCTTTAAGGTAGTGCGTAGATCATCTATACCATTTGTAAAAGTTAAATGTACCTATACATATATAAGATTAACCTTCGCACTTAGGAGTTAAATATGTTCAAGAACGCAAAACCATTTTTCTTTGAGAACTCAAAAGTACCAGTTTGGCTCTCAAAGTTAGCACCTATCGAGATCTCTGCTATAACACTTGGACCTCTAGTTTTCTCAAGGGGTGTTATCTCAGAGAAAACAAAACGACACGAAACAATCCACTATCAGCAGTATATTGAACTGTTGTTCGTGGGTTTCCTTGCCATCTATGTGTTTGATTTCTTATATGCCGCCATCATCAAGCGTAAAGGATTTACAAGAGACTCATATCTCGCTATACGATTTGAACAAGAAGCATGGCAATGCGATGACTACGAGAACTACTTAGAGACTCGCCAAAGATTCGCTTGGAGAGGATACCCTTTAGGGGGAGAGAGTGTTTAAATACTACATAGGGTGGAAATACCTAGAGCAAAGCTCAAATGGAGGGGTCGGAGCCTTTATTGTAGGATTCTTACTCATCTGTACCATCTTATACTTTGCATATAAGTCTACTCGCTAGTCTATCTAGTCCCATTAAACATACTGTTCTCCTTTACTTATATATCATATAAGGGGTTACACACTCATGGAGGAAAGTATGAGCTATAGAACTAAAAATAAACGGGGTAAAACTTGCTTTACAGACAGTGCTAAAAATGACTTTAAAATTGCCCCCCTTGATTGCAAGGATGGTGTTCTCATGGATATGCTAGGGGAGATGACTTTCGGGTGTGGCAAGACTAGATGGGACAGTCCTATCTTATTCACCCACCTCGATTCTCGTAAGATCGTGGTCGCTATTCAATGCCCAACAGATGCTTGCGGTTGGAATAGGTGTCCTTACATAACCCCAAACCCTGGAGAGACCTTTGCTTTTGTCCACGAACAAGGGTATGATATCCGTATCATGGGCGAAGTAACTGGGTTTAAAACTATTATATACGAAACATCTATCAAGAGACAACCCGATGGGAAGCATTGGTTCGACCTACCTCACAATATCAGAAGAACTTGGGCTTGTAGTTTGTAGTTTCTTTATATCTTCTGATGCTAAGATCGTCATTTAAACCTTTAGTCGGTAGGGTACTATAAAATGAAAGGGGTCATTAAAATGAGCGAAGAAGTTAAAGTACAGGATCTAGTTGACGCTATTCTTAATCCTGTACGGGAACAAAAACCTTTAGTAGAACAAGAGAACCTTGTTTGGGAAGAATTTAATTTTAAAGGTGAAGTTAAAGATTTCTCTCTTAAGCAAGAGGTTCTGCCCGAAGGATCAGCGATTGTAGAAGAGAGAATTACAGAGGTGTCTGTAGTTGACCTCAAGGGTAAAACCTTCAAGTTTCCTGGACACTTTAGGATGGAACGGTTCGGGGATAAGGTTAAGTTTGTCGCTGTGATGTAATAGTCTGTTTATGAACTAACCTCTATTAACAACAATAGAGAGGCTAGGCATCATGTATAGATCATCAGCGTATTTAAATGAGATAACAAGCAAACTGGACTCAAAAATTAAGTCGAACGCTTCTTCAATCAAAGCTGTTGTTAATGGCTTTGAAGAGAAGGTGCTTAAAGAGCCTATCGAGTTTAAGGTAGGGGATTACATTATTACTGTTAAAGCAACAGGAGAGAGATCGAATCCAGACCTTCACCTCACTTGCTCCTGTAACTATTGGCAGTATCAAGGGCCTGAGTATCATGCAGTCCAAAACGATTACTTGTTTGGTAAAGTGAGAGGTACAGCAGAACAACCAACCAAAAAAGACCCTAAAGGTACTCACAAAGTGTGTAAACACGCCTATGCGGTCTTGAGGGATTTCTTTGGAGCTTGACCTTATGCAATACCCATATAAATGTTCAAAATGCGAGCATGAATATATCTGTTCTATACCTATGGACGATTACAAAATACCCCAACCCTGCCCTGAGTGTGGGGTTAAGAATGAAAAGTTGTTCAGACCCACTCGAAACTTCATTCTTAAAGGTGATGGTTGGGCGGGTAAAAATAGTCGCATAAACCAACAGATGAGAGCTAAAAATAAGAAGCTAGACGCTAGAACAAATGAAATGAAGCGTGATGCTCCTAATGTCACTCTCGCCCCTAATGTTGATGGGGAGCGTGTAGACTCTTGGTCAGACGCTCAAAAACTCGCCAAATCAAAAGGCAAGAGTACAGAATCTTATGAACCAATGATAGCAAAAGAGAAAGAGAGTAAGAAATGAGTAGAGGTCGCTTAATACCAAGCCTTATCTACAGATCAAAAGGTCTAGTAGATATGGTAGTACACAACGCAAACCTAAGAGGTATGGATCAAATCACTATTTATGGTGCATCTAACCTCAATGATGCACATAACAACCCTGTGGAGATGTTTTCTGTGCCTTATGATAGAACTTTTAGAAGTCAGTTTATCACTCAGGCAAAGTTAGGTGTTGAAGAATCACAAAGAGATCAAACTCGATTTGTATTTAACCCTAGTGAATATGCTACTACATTCAAGGCAAATACCCCTCGTATTCCAAATGATGACCAAATGCTCTATCTTAGAGTCAGAGGTCGGCTCCGAGCCACCCAAGAGAACTCAGACTTTGGACCAGTTGTGGGGGTTGTACCTTACGATTTCTTCTCACTAACTGCTCCTATCTTCACGACTATTGGTAATGCACCAAACCTAGATGCAGGCAATGGTATTCCCGATACTCTTAGTACAGGGGCAATGAACTTCCACCTCCCTAGTTTCAGTCAGACTTTGAACATTCAAAATCTTGATTCTCCTCAAGGAGGGTCTAATATGTTCATCTCTTTTAATCCAGGAATGTCTCCCTCTATCCTAAGACCAGGAGAAGCATTGACTTTAACATCGGGTGCTGTCGGGGAGTTCTTTTTAGCAGGGCAAACAGGAGATCCTTTGTTCACTATCCGATGTTCTGTAGTTAATAGAGGTTAAATGACATCTTCCTTAATAGTCTATTTATAATTTATATGTATATAGGTGAACCCCTAACTATTAAGGAGAAAGACAATGCCTTTCATTCTCGCAAGACGATCCGAGATCCAAAATGGGTCTATTCAGATCACAGACCTCTTCCCTAATGTTTCGCAAAGAAACCTCGTAAATGACCCCGCAGGTCAAGGCCCCTTCTATGTTCGTATCTCAAATATGGGTGCAACAGGTAGGACTCGACCTTTCATCAAGACTAATGTTGATGGTTCTCTTGAGTTCCTACAACAATGTAATGGTCTTGTTGCTTACCTCATCGCTAATGTTGAAGCAGATGTCGGTGGTGATGATGACGCACTCACTGTACCCGAAGCAGAAGAGATTGCAAATGGACTCCTCGCTAGAGTTCGTGCAGGTCAAACCCTAACACTCGCAAACATCAATGCAGTCTGTAATGGTGTTAGTAATGCTTCGGGCTTAGACCAAGGTGACTCTACAGGGTCTGTTTCATCAATCCTTTCTATCCTTGCGGGAGAAGAGTACACAGTAAATGCAGGTGTTCCTATCCAAGACGCAGGTGGAGACTTTACAAACGGTATCGACCCTGGAACTCTTGGTTCGACCATGAGAAATCTCGTACCTAACGACAGCTCTTGGAAGATTTCTTTCGCTGAAGGAACTCTTGGTGGGCTTGTAGGTGCTCAAGATCCAAAGAAAACCTTTGGTGGAGTTAACTCTGCTACCCCACTTCTTACTGTCTACAATGATGACGGTACAATCTACGCAGGATAATAGGAGATAAACTATGCCATTTCTAACTACTATTAGATACTCTGAGTTTGGCCTCGATTCAAAAGGCAACTCAAGATTACAGATTACTGACCTCTTCCCTAACAAGAGTCAGTCAAACGCTGTCATCACCCCTCGTTTTCAAGGTCCTTACAACTTCAGACCTGTTGACGCACAGTCAGCAGGTGCTTTAGTTGATCTGCCTGTTCTCGATGTTGCTCTCGACATCACAACCGAAGTTAGTGGGCTTGCCGCTTACTTCCTCGCTGTTGTTGAGGATGATGCAGGCACGACTCACATCTCGCCTGCTCAAGCAAGAGACATTGGTTCAGATATGATTGCTAATATGCAATTTGGTAGTCCTCTTACCCTCTCTGACATTAACACTAGTATTGTAGGTATTGTCGGTCCTGGCAGTGAGTTGACTAACGCAGGTGGTTCAGAGTCAACAGGTTCTGTTTTAGAAGTTCTTGAGATCCTTTGTGGAGCTAAGACTTTTACTCTTCCTGTAGGACACTCTGTTGGTGATAATGGAAACCAAAACGCTTTCACACCATTTGTAAACGCAGACACTCAAGCGGCTGCTTTCACTGCGGTAACAGGATACACAAGTATCCCTTCTACACATGACAGTTTTTATATGTCTGCTCGCAGTGGTCAGATCAAAACTGCACAACTAAACTTAAACTCAAACAACCACCCTGTCCTCGTTGCTTATGACGATGATGGTTCTGTCGTTAAATAAGGAGAATAAACATGGCTAGTCCAGTAATTTGTATTCGTGACGCATCTATTACAAATGGATCTCTTATGGTCAAAGATATGTGGCCGAATCGCTCACAGGCGAACCCTGTTGTAGACCCTGCACCACAAGGTCCTCGCTATCTTCGTGTTGTTCAGAATGTGCTTCCAGCAGTAGCCGCTAATACCGTATCTGTTGAAGTAAGTGGTTTAGCCGCTTACCTTTTAGTCACTGTTGATACAGGAGCCAATGGTATTAACCCTACACCTGCACAAGCTAAATCAATGGCTGACGCTCTTATCGTTATTATGAGGGCGGGTGGTGAACTTAGTCTTCTCAACATAAATGGAGCTTTAGCTGGTGTTGTTGCAGGTACAGGTACTTTTGGTACAGGGTTATCTACTGCAACTGTAAATAACATCCTTCAGATTCTTGGAGGTGCTCCATTTACTGTTCCTGCGGCAACTCTTGTACTTAATACCTATCAGACGGAAGCGGCTCAAGCGAACCTCTTTACCTCTCACCATAATCCTATTGTTGAAGAAGATTCTAGTTTTTGGATTTCTTTAGCACAGGGAGACCTTCTTGGACTTAAAAGTTCTCGTACCGTTAATGGTGTGGTTCTAGACCCTTATGTGGTAGTATATGATGGAACTGGCGTTGCTCAGTAATCATATTTATACACATAAGGAGTAAGACAAGGTGAAGATTGCCCTATCAGATAAGAAAGTCTTAGGTGCTTTTTTAAAGCGAAACTCATTTGAAGGTCGTGTTTTAAAAACAGATGGTAATGAGTTAAGAGGAACATGGGGCAACTTACCCCTTATTGCTAAATGGGATAAGAAAGATAAACTCATTCAAATCCAATCTAGTGATAAGGGTGTACGCAAGGCACTGTCGGCTTTAGAGACTCTTTTAGAGTAGTCTTTGGTATTATAGGATTGCATTAACACCCTTGAAACCAAAGGCGTATACTATGGATACCGAGATTAAACCAGAGCCTCTTTACAAGACCTCTGATCTATACTTTGCGGCTTATTTAAAGACCACAGGTATGGAACTATTAAAGACAGAACTAGATGGTCGTAAAGTAATCTTCGTATTTGAAAAGCACCATAGTTTCAAAGACCTTAAAAGAGAATACTTTAACCGTACCTCAAGAGTACCTGCTCTTACCTTTGTTGATGAGATCAGATCCATGAAGTCTTTAACCTACATGGCTAAAGAAGATTTATAGTTTCTTTATAATTGCTCCTTTGTGTCCACAACACAAAGGAGATTGCTTTGAAAAGATTAGCCTCAGAAATCATAAGTGAGTTAGAAACTCGTATTGCTCGCCTTGAAAAACAAGCTACTTCAAGTCGCAGAGCCTCAAGTCGCAGAGCCTCAAGTCGATACGCAGACCCATTTTTGGCTGAACTACAATCTGACATTGATGACGGTATGCACATGGCAAATGAGTTTCAAGCAGGGAGAAATCCTGATGGTCAAGGGTGGTCGAATGAAACTCAAAAAGATTACAACAGCCCACCTGCTCCTAAGAACCAAGCAGATTGCTACACCGAAGACAACCTTGAAGGTCTCGGTAAGCCTGGTGATGGGGTGACTTGTTACCGACTCCACCATGAATATGGAAAAGCAAACTCTGGAAAACCAGGATCATCAGCAAGACAAAAGTACAATAAAAAGTATCGTGAGAACTTCATGGACTCACCAAGTATCCAAAGAAAAACCTGTCCAAAACCTGGTGGTGGGAGTGGTCCTTGCAACAGAGGATAATCAGCGATTGGTGTGAGTGAAGATTTCTACATCTACCTCACCATTCCCATGAGATGCCTTACGGATAGAGTATTGAGCAAGTCGGATACTGTTCCACTTATACAATACCTCTTCTGTGGGCATCTTCATTTGATAACCACGCTCAAAGTTAAAGGTACTGACCTTCACTAAGCGATGTCTCTTGTCATAAGTACATTTATAGACTTGAGCGATGGGTACAATATGCTTAATCTCAGTCTTGATATATTTGATTTCCTTTACTGGCCAACCACAACCTTTGGACTCTGGAACATTCAAAAAAACGAACCGAGATGAGGGTGTTGTTTTAGAGGTAAATAAAAACAACATCGTCATAAGGGAAATCATCATTATAGCAAAGACTGCGTTTTGGTTTTTCATGGACTCACCTTGTAAGTATAAAAAGAAGGTGTCCGACAACCCTCTTCATAAGAAACCTGTCCTTGACCCTCATAATCATAAGAAACAGTAGGCGTAAGCCAGACAAAGTGAGTCAGAGCAACATCTATAAAACCACTCGTTTGTTTGACGAGTTTAAAGAAAACTATCTTCATTGAGGAGTGAGTCTCCCAAGCCTCTATGTCGATTGCTGATGACTCAGGTATCTGAACAAGGTCATAACTTGCCCTCTTTGGTATGTTAGTCAATCGATAAAGCCTGCCTTTGGGGATGAGCGTGTGGGGTAGAAAAGTAAACCCCTCAAAGTCAACAGAATAAAGCCAGTAAGTGTCCATGACCGAACAGAACTCTGCATTTGATGCACCTCTTAAATCAGAGAGCATGGATCGGTAGAGACTCTTGTACTCATCTGTCCTCGAAAACACTTTCCTCTTCAATGGGGTATTGTAAACCCTCCTAATGTCGGGTCGGTAGTCAAAAAGATTCTTCCCCACAAGACCTTGAAGGACAAGTGAAAGACAAAGGCTGTCACCGAACTCACAGCTCGGTGCATATTTGAAATAAGAAGATTGACAGGTGGATGTGGTCTTCAACACTTCTGCATCACCCACACACTCCAATGCGTGAGCTGAAACAGTCGTTAAAAGCAAGAGAATAGAAAATAAGTAGTGAACCATAAGTAGCTCCATAAAAGGTTAAACTATATACATTATATGACTTCTACACCAAACACTCTACCCTCAGATGGGATCTTTAATAGTTTATTTATAAAAGATTAACTGTAACCCTTTAAATATATCCTTGTAGATAACTCTTGAAAGGAGAAACAAGATGGCACGACAAGACTATGTAAACATCACTCGCCACGAACTAGAAGAGTGGCTTGACTCAAACTTTGGCTCATGGAGTCGAGTTGTAGGCAAAGCTGGTGTATACCTTATCGAACTTTCGGATCGTGTGGCTGTGAAGCTCTCATCGACCCAAAAAGATAGTGGAGGAGCAGTCTCTAAAGGTAATGCTTCTATGAATCTTAGCCTTGTGAGTCGAGTTGATGGTAAACTTCTTAATCGTAAGGCGAGAGATCGAAGATACTTCCAACGCACAACCAACTGGAAAAAGACTTGGAAGAAAGGTGTTGATCACTGGATCAGCATCTATGAGGACAAGGACGAGTTTTATGAGAAGATCGCTGACAGACAAGGATACAAGACCAAATGGCTCGGTATGATCGACTCCCTACCTAACGGAGGGTCTGATAGAGAGATCATCAAGAGCCGAGACACCCTTGAGGGTGGGGGCGTTCTATGGGCTAACCAAGAGCGTTATATCCTAGACTCTGTGAGATCTAGTCGCACCCAATCCACCACTCCATCAAACACTCTCGATGTATCTAAGTTGCGTGATCTTTATCGCAAAGCTCGATCCGAAGGCTATCGTGACGACATGGACATCATCAAAGACTTAGGTCTAAAAGCTCGTGATGGTATCGCACCCTCTCGACAAGAACAATCAACCTACAAAGCACTGCGTTTGCAATACCGAATCTAAAATATCTCAATAGGTCGTTTATAATCAACAATTGAGGTGGCAATCTAACTGAGGAGATCCCTATGAACATTAATCGTAAAATCATCAAACAAATCACCAGTGCTGTAGAAACCTTCTACGACCATTCTTACAAGCGAAGTTCTTTCAAGCAACTTGAAGTTCTTGGACGAGAACGCTTCGAGGATATGGATGTGGAGGGTGAAGCCTTCGCACCAAAGCCATTTGAGGACTTAATTGACCCTCAAATTGTCGCTGTCTCCAAAAGACAAGAATATGTCGTGGTCTTTGGTGTAGGTGCTACATACCAAGTCGAAGCTCCCGATATGTACGAGAGTCAAGGAGGTAGTTACACCAATAATGCTTTTGCACTTGTTGATATGTCAGGTAAAAGACCTCAAGTTGAAAAGTTCATCGTAGGTCGTGAAAACGACTCAAAGAAGGATCTCTTGAAGAAGCACCTTGAGGCTGGTGGATTTGAACACCTCAATGATCGTGCTCTAAAGAAAGACCTCAGAGATGAAGATCTTCAGATGTCTTACCTTGAGAGCAGAGACTATGGCAAAACCGAGTGGGAAGATCCAGAAGAGTATCGAAAGATGCGTGAGATGGACGATGAGCTAGTCTAAATCTTCATCCACTGTAGCAAAGCTATCCCAAAAAAGATCTTTGTCCACAGTACCTAAGATTTCTTGACCGTCAAGAGTCCTCAAGACCCATTGGTCAACTAACACTGACCACTCACCTTGTGGATCAAGTACAGTAATGCAGGTGTCGTTGACCTTAGCTTCAATGCCGATGAATCCGATTACTTCATCTGCGTTATCGCCTATGTATTGAACAGCTTCAAACTCTTCAACCTGCTTCGTTATCTTCATCTTCTTCCTCCCTTGTCTTATGCGAAAACCCTAGCTTAATACCAGCCGACCTCTTTGATTGCATATAAGGGGCAAACTGATCGGATAATAAGTTATATAGCGATTCGGCAAGCCAGTTGGGGTTTTCTTTATCTTCATAGACATATGTCTCAACCGCACCCTCAATGACTTCACTACCCGTACAAACAAGCCAGCCATTCCTCACTCGTCTAATTAGTATATCACCGTATTCATATTCGGGTTTCATTTATAGACCTTTTATATGCAAGGGTAGTTAAAGTATAAGGAGACAAAAATGAAAATATCACTAACTGCCATCTCACTAATTTTAATCTCATGTGGGTCAACCTCACTACCTAAAAACAAAGAAGAACCACATCAAGAAATCCAAATCGACCCTAATCCACTTTGCCACCTTGAACAAGGAAAATATCAAGATGAACTTTTAGAATCCATTTTGAGTCGTGATGTGCTTGATCTATTTGAAGAGCCTATCAAGACACCATGCAGATACTTAGAACCAGGAGACCCAAGAGAGATACCTCCAGAAAGTAGGACTGCTGTTTGCTCTGTTAGTCAAGAGCAGTTTAAGTGTCAATGCTTTTTACAAGACACACAACCTTAATCACTACATGAGGTGTTCAAAAGAGTACTTTGTCTCCAATCATCTCGGTGAATGACCCTCGTCAAAATCAATCTCATGTTCATGCTCTAAGGTGTGAGAGGGTTCGGGGATTGTAAAGTCGTGTAACTTATCCCCCCATGAAGACAGCCCAATGAGATGAAGGATCTCCATGATTGGATGTGCGACAAGATTATGGATTGACCACTTAAAGTAGCCTAATCGGTCAAAGATATTTCTCTTCATTTTTTTTCGCCCTTTGGTTTGTAAAGGTAGATTGTGAGGATTATCAAAACAGAAAGGTAGACTGCAAACTCTACATCATCTATCGGGAGGGGGAACAAAGTCATTTTGATTAATGTGTATTACAAGTCATTGCTTGTACAAACTCAGTCTTAGACTCATAAGGAGCAATAGAGATATGACGAACATTCACCCCGCCAAGTGGTCTCCAGTTATTAATCATCACCATGTGATTATTCACTAACTCTTCGAGTTCTTCAACGCTATCCGCTGTTAAGATTTTATACTTCATTTGTTTAACTCCTTTTTAAGGTGTGTTTTGTGTAAGTGGACTCGGAGGGACTTGAACCCTCGACCGACCTTACCCACTAAATATGTCAGTTTTTAATATTTTGGCTGGTATGTGGGTCGCCCCCATCTCTAGTGCCTTCGCTACTCTATGGTATCCATCAAGCAAGACAAGAGATTTATGGAGCAAGATAAACTTTGTAGTGTCTGCTTGGTCTTTTCTATTGGTTTCAATCAAGACCTTGTTACTACGGCAAATAGTGCTAATTTCAACACTAATGATAGGCTCATCTTTTAGTCGCCATAAAACATCTTGGATGGTGACTTTCGAGCCGCCAGTGTCGATCCAATGTGTGTTTTCCCAGCATTTTGCCAACTCCTTTTTAAGACGAGAGATTTTACGATCTAATGTTGGTTCTCTCCTCCACCAATAACTAGCGTCAAAACCGTCTTCTCGATTCTCTCTCATCCAATGTGCTCTACAATTCTCAAGATTGTCGTAGGGGTTTTCCCCCGCAACACAGTGACAGTCATACCAATAGTCACTCTCTGAAGGGTCTACTGTGGCTAAGTATTTGTCGCAACTCCTACAGGTCTTCACGAGGGCTTCCGTCATCGGCCTCAGAGTTTCAGGAAACTTCTTACGAATCTTCCCCCTTACAAAGTCGTAGGAGTCAATTTGCAAGTTGACACAATCTCGATCAGATTGATCATATTCGGTGGTCTTCTGTCTCATCTTATAGGTATCTGAGGTGTCCTCCACAAGACCTGTCTCTTTCTGTATAGACAGGATCTTAGAATCCAAATTGGAGATCATCGTCTGAATGAACGAGTCATTTTTATTGGGTAATAAAGTATTTCTTACCTTGCAGAGCATTTTAAGTTCTTTTTCCATTATGTTCCTCGATCAAAGAATCTAAAGTTATGGGCCGTCTGGGACTCGAACCCAGAACCTGCGGATTAAAAGTCCGATGCTCTACCAATTGAGCTAACAGCCCTCATGTAATACCTTATATGATTGGAGTCATCTTCTATCCCTCTTTAGAGCTTCTTTTCAAGTCTTTTGACTTTATAAAGAAGCTTATCAACGCAGACTTCATTTTTTCTACTAGAAGAACACCTTGCTCCTACCCAACGATCTTTTTTACATCTCACACAATAAATACTCTTGTTATCATACATAATCTGATCCCCTTAAAGGTAATGTGATGAGATTATTATATGATATAGTCGATAAACTTAACTTGTATGATCCATACGGGATTTGAACCCGTGTTACCAGAGTGAAAGTCTGGCGTCCTAACCGACTAGACGAATGGACCTCATTTGGGTGGTGGGGGTAAACCTTTTATATGAGCTAGAGGCTACCTTGCAAGCTCTTTTTTTAGTCTGGGAGGGTGAAGTATCGAGGATCAGGTTCACCGACAAGGAACGCTACGATATCCTTGTCTGCACCCTTACTAAGTAGCTTGCTAGGGTTGTCCTCATCGAGAATACAGTCGAACTCGAAGAAGCCTCTCAGCGTGTCCAAGAGATTGTACTCTTGGAGGAGGTGATGAGCCATCTCGTTGAACTGCTGATCAAGACTCTCATGGGGCCAAACCATCGTTCCATCAAGATAGTTTCTCCCACAACCCATCATCGCAAACTGACGAGCAAGGTAGGGGAGGTTCGGGTTCTCAAGGTGAGACTTGATCTCACGCTCAAAGCTCCGAACCCACTCAAAGTGGTTATATGTTAAGTCGTATGCCATCTTGTTTCTCCTTTCTAAGGGGTTACACTCGGAAGTCGTCCATCTCAACAATGAGGCGAGCTTCAAACATATCGTGGCATTTGAGGATGTTGAGGATAGTTTCGATCTTAGGGATTGGACGAACCCCGTTTGCAAGGATTGTGGTATGCTCATCTCGGTATGACTTGATGCGAGCGATACGAGATGCGTTAGTCTCAGCG